GCGCTCACGATAACAAATTGTCCTACGACAATTCCAAGATCCTTTTTCTGTGCGCCTTGACACGCTCCAAAGCGTCGTACGACAGTTAGGGAAAGCGTCGTACGATGCTTTTCCCGGACTTCCCCGGGGATTCCGCCCAACGTGACCAAATGTCCGTTCTGGAGGTTGCCTTGACCACCACGCAAAGCGGTCGGTCACACACCCGCACCTGGATGAAGTCCGCCGAAGCCGCCGCAGCGTGCAACGTCACAGCCGAGACGGTCATCGAGTGGGCGAAAGCCGGCCAGTTGAACGCGACCCGGACGCCAGGTGGCCACTACCGGTTCGACTCCGCCGAGGTCCACGCGCTCCTACAGGCGCGGCAGGCAGAGCAGGAAGACGCGACGCCCGCGAACACGAAGAAGGCGGCCCCCATCGTCCAAGACCGAGGCCGCCTCTCTTGCCCCACTGATCGAGTCAAGGGAGCAACCCCATGATGACACACGCCGCCGCCGTGTTCTCGGAGGACGAGCGGCGCCAGATCGCCGCGATGGTCGCCGAATGGGACCGCCGAGCACAGTCGCTGATCGCGAACGCGGCCGAGGTGCGCGCCATCGCCGGCCTCTCCGCTACGCCCGCCGGTGTCGCGGACCTGTCCCTGTATCGGGCGCGGAGGTCGCGATGACCCCCGCCGAGATGCAGGCCCGTACCGCCGACCTGTACGCGCGGATGAGGACCCCGGCCAAGCCCCTTGCTCACCCGATCGACCGGGGCGGCTGCACCAACCCCCGCTGCACGTCCTGCCCGAAGGAGTCGCAGCGATGACGATCGACCCGTTCACCACCCCGGCCGAGGCCCAGTGTGAGGGTTTGGCCCGGCAGGCGCGCGACTTCTTCGCGCTCGCCATGACGCCCACGGACCTCGTCGGCCACGAGTACGGACAGAACTACCGGCTCACCTACGAAAACGGCGTACAGGCGGTGCGGGACGCGCTGGTCGGCCAGGGCCACGCGACGCTCGCGGTCAACGCCAACCTGGACCGGATCGCCACCGCGCTGGAGACTCTCGCAGCCGCTCCGTCTGCGATCGCGGAGATCAGCCGCCGGATCGACCACTTGACGGCCACGCTCGACCAGGGTGTCGAGTTCGCCGACTCGGCCGCGGCTGCAGCCGACGCTACGGCCTCGGCCGTGCAGGACCTCGCCGAGTTCGCGAACCGTCCGCGCTGGTGGCAGTGGCGACGGCGGCGCAGCGTGTCCGCCATCGACGAGGCGAACGCCTGATGACCAGGGCCCGGCCGTCCAGCACCCTCCCCGCCACGGCGGCCGGGCCCTCCCCTCTACTCCCCAGCCAACCGAACCGTTGATCGGACTCGATATGGAACCGCCCTTCACCAGCCCGCCCCCGACCGTCCCCGAGGACGTCCGCGGCCGGCTGCTCGCCCTCGCCTCCCAGGGCGTCACCACCGAGGACGCCGCCGCCCAACTCGGGATCACCGTCCGCGAGGTCTGGCGGTACCTGGGGCCGATGCGCGACGCCGGAGACATCCACCTGGCACGAGCCACGGACGGGCCCGGCGTCGAGTGGCGGACGAACGAGAACCACAGGAGCGCGTGATGGACCTCTCCCTGTACTGGCCTCCGCCCGCCTGGGCCGTGTGGACGATCGCCGGAGTCGTCTCCGTCGTCGTCACCTGGTTCACGGTCCGGGCAGCCCTCGAAGGCGTCCGCTACGCCGCCCGCTCGCTGCAGGCTTGGCGCCGCAACCGCGCCGCCACCGAGAAGCGGCCCGCCGAGCTCGAAGACGTCCTCACCTGGGTCATGGCAGGCATCGCGACGTCGGTGTCCGCGTCCGGTATGTGGAAGTTCGCCGGCGACGTCCTGCAGCTCGACGGGTTCTGGCGCGTCTTGTTCTTCGCCTTCATCGAAGGCGCGATCGTCATCTCCGCGCTGCGGGCTCGCCGCAGCATGCGCGAGAACTACACCGCCGGCCTCGACGGGATCGCCGTGTGGGCGCTGGCCGCCCTCACCGCCGTGCTGGCGAGCATCGACGCCAAGAGCGGCGGAGAGATGGTGTTCCGTCTCGCCGCGCCGATGGTCGCAGCGTGGCTGTGGGAGCGGGGCATGCGGCTGGAGCGGCGCAAGCTGCGTGGCCTGTCCGGCATCAACTGGCGGCTCACCCCGGAGCGGATCCTGGTCCGGCTTGGGCTGGCCGAGGCGACCGACCGGACCGCGTCCGAGGTCGACGCCCACCGCCGCATCACGCGTGTCGCTCTCGCCGCGAAGAAGGTCCACCTGTTGCGCTCCGCGAACGCCTCCGCCCGCAGGATCCGCAGAGCGGCGGCGGCGCTCGACAAGCGTCTGGACCAGGCCGTCGAACACACCGGCCTCGCCCGCGACGACCGCATGAAGTGGGCGCTACTCGACCAGGTCGGCACCCTCGGCGGCGCCGAGCAGTTGTGCAACCTGCTGGAGAACGCGCAGGGCCCGTGGGCGCAGACGGACCACCCGCTCGTCACGGGCGCCGCCAAGCACCACGAGGCCGTGCAACTCGCCGAGGCGATGAACGAGTGGAGCGACGCTCTCCGTCAGCAGCGCGACCCCGAGACGACCGCCGCGATCCACTCCATGGCCGCCTACATCGCCCGCCTCGAAGGGCGCCCCGTCCCCGAATTTCCGACCGCTGGACCGACGACTTCGGTCGCGCCGGCGGTCGCTTCCCCGGCCTCCGGCGCGACTGAGACGCGACCGGAACTGCGACCGGCGATGCAAGGTTTCGGTGCCCCCCTGACGGTCGTCAATTCGGTCGCGCCTCCGGTCGTCGACGACGACGAAATCGGCGACCGAACCGGCGACCGTGATGGCGACCAGGACGGCGACCGTGAAAGGCCCGATGAGCAGGACAATCGCGAGGCTCGGGAGTGGATTCGCGCAAAGTGCCGTGGCAGAAGCGGCTTCGGGCGCAAGCCATCCAAAGCCGAGGTGGCGAAGAAGTTCGGATTCAGCGAAACCTGGGCCTTCGACCGCGTCCGAGAAGTGCAGGACCGGATGACGGCCCAGGGCTACACGTTCGAGCCCGACGGGACGGTGATCGCTCCGACAAGATCGGTCGCCGACTCGGACGCTTCCGACCGGTCGGAGGTGTCGGTCTGATGGCCCGCCATACGACCTTCGTTCATCGTCCGATCACCTTGTGGTCGCTGGCCGGGAGCGCACCGCCGATCCCGTCTGCCGCCTCTGCGGTCTACACGCCAGAGGATCCGTTCGCTGTCGAGTTCGCCGTCCCCAGCCGGGACGGCGGCGAGCCGCACAGTGTGCTGTTCGCCCGCGGGCTCCTCATCGACGGAAGTGGCCGAACCCGTCGGCGACGGAGACGTCCGCGTCGCACCCCACCCCGACAGCGACGACTGGGTCCGGCTGGAGTTGCCGATCGACGGGCGGCCGGCCGAGTTCTACGCCGCGAGGTCCGCGATCGACGAGTTCGTGGACGCAACGTGTCTGCTGGTTCCGTCGGGCCGGGAAGCGGCCGAATTGAATCTCGACGGGATGATCGCCCGGCTGCTGGGGGCGGGCCGATGAAGACGTTTGAGGTGACTGTCCGTGAGCGGCGTATGGGCCGTCAGAGGCTGTCTAGACGGCCGATGCCCTTTCGCGGAAGCGCCCTACGCGCAGGGGCGCGGCGCGCGGCGCGGGCGGCGCGCGAGGAGACCGTATCACAAATCACGCAACGTAACCAAGGAGAGTTGTTGTCTGCCGCCGATTCGATCGACAAGCGCCGCGCTCATGCGGAGTCCCGGATCGCGTCCGCGCGCGACCCCTGGACCAAGTTCCTGAAGACGGCCGAGTGGCTGGCATCGGAGCTGAAGCATCAGGCACTCCGCGATCCCGAAGCGGCCCGCAAGAGCGCCGAGAGCCTGGCTCAGCAGACCCGCAGCTTCGCCGGGAAGCTCAACGAGCAGGCTCGGGAGGCACTGTGATGTTCGAGTTCGTGCCGCCTGCCCCGCTCGCGAAAGACTCCGCGGCGCCCGACATCCAGAAGCCAGCAGCGCCAGCGGCAACACCGCCCGCGGGGCTGCGCGCTGAGCACCGCGCCGAGGACCGCCGACGAGCACCCCGCCGAAGCTGGGTGGAGTGGCTGGAGGACCGGGCAGGCATGAGCGGCCTCGGATCCGCCCAACTCCCCTCCCCTGCGACCGTTCACGCCTACCACAAGGCAGGCAACTACGTGCCCGGCGAGGTCGGCGTCCTGGAGTGGACTGCGCGCGTGCACGGCGTGGTCGCGGTCGCCTGGTGCCTCGTGTTCACCTGCGTGGCCTGGCTCGGGTCGGGTGCCTACCGGCAGCGGTTCCGCACCCTGTGGAGCAGCGGCGTGCCGGGCGTGTGGCGCACCCAGCTTCCGCCGCTGGACATCGTGTCGCCGCCGGCCCGGCCGTGGGTGGCGTGGTGGTCCGCGGTCGCCTGGCTCGGGCTCAAGTTCTGGCGCTTCCCCATCTTTCTCGTCTACCTGGCAGCCGCCGTGCTGCCGATCGTCTTCTGAAAGGACCCTGCCGTGATCTGGCTGTTCGTCATCGGGCCGTTCTGTCTGGCCGCCGGCCTCGTCCTCGCGCGGTTCCGCCGCAAGGACAAAGGGAAGGGCGAGCCGCGCAAGAAGGTCGCCGTCGTCGCCACGATGCTGATCCTGGTGTTCTCGCTGTGCATGTTCTGGACCCCGCTCGCCGGGGCGTGCGTCAACCTGGGCGCGTGGATGGTCGACACCGCCAAGAGCGGCGGCGTCTCCACGGTGTTCGGGTACGCCGTCATCGCCCTGACCAGCTTCGCGCTCGGGCTCCTGGTCGTTGGAGTCGTCCGGGACATCGCCAAGGACGGCGTGGCCGACCGGCCGACGTTCATCGCCGCCGCGGTGGTGTGGGCCGTCGCTGCGATCGCGTTCGGGGTGGTGTTCGGCCCGACCGAGTACGACCGCGTCACCGTCGAGGTCATGAAGGCGACGGTGAACACCTGGTGAGCGACATGTTCCTGGCGGTGCTCGCCGTCCTCATGGCTCTGGCCGTTTTCGTGCCGTGCGCGTTGTTCGCGTCGGGCAAGTGGCGTCCGGGCCGCGTGGAGGAGCCGCCGCCCCCCTTGCAGGACGTCCAGGCGATGGACCCGCCGGAGCGCGCGGCGCCGGAACCTCCCTCGTACACCGTCGAGCAGACGTGGACGCGGAAGACCACGAACGTAGCGATCACCTGGATCCGCAACGGCATCACCAGGGGCAGGCAGGGCGGCGCCGCGAAGGCGCTGCCCGCGAAAATCGAGGAGGGCAACGACCTCGACGACGAACCCGACAGCCCGCCTTCCGCAGTGGAGCCGGCAGCGTGGACTGCGGACGTCGATGTGGTCCACACGCCGGCGTCACCGACGTCGCTGATCCCCCGACTGGTGCGACGGGCGCTGCCGTGGCAGGCCGAGGGAGGCCACGACGACCTTCCACGGCCCGCCGAGAGAGTCGCGGACCATGACGTTCCCCAGCCCGCCCCGCCGACCTTCGAGTCCGTGCGGGTGGACGACTCTCCCGTCCCGCCACCGGCTGGCATGTCGGCAACGGACCGGCCCGTGATCATCGACCCTCACCCTGTCGCCCTCGAAGGAGTGGACATGTCCGACGCCCCTCTCGTCCCGTCCGGAGACGGCTCAGCGGTCCGCCTGGCGCCCGTCAGCCAGTTGCGGACCGCTCTGGCTACGGGCGGGTTCTCGCGGCTGATGGCGTGGCTGCGCGCCTTCCGTAAGGCCAGCAACAACACCTTGGCGCAGGCTAACGAGATGCACGCGCAGGCGCTCCTGGTCGCCCGACGCACCCGCAACGCGCACATGCAGGCTCTGCAGGCGTTCCAGGCTGTGCAGTCCGACAAGCTGGACCGCCAGATGATCAACCAGACGTGGCAGATGCTGCAGACCACCCAGACGCAGGCGGCAGCCGCGGCCCAGTTGACCCGCGCGACCGCCGCGTTCGTCGTCGCCTCTGGCGGCCAGCAGCCCGCCGTCGCCGCGGCGGTCAACGCGCTGCAGCGTCACGCCCCCATCGCCGCTGCGATCAAGTCGGCGCATGTCGAGCCGGTCAAGAACCTCGACTTCTACCGCCAGTAGCCCCTCTCATCCGCGTTTGGAGTAGCGCCGTGACCACCGATGTGCAGCAGCTCGCCGACGAGCAGGAAGATGGCAAGGCCGGCCTGGCTGCCGCGGTGGCCGCGGCCCGCGAGCTGAAGAAGAAGGGCTACCGCTACCGGCACGCGCTCGTACCTCACGCGGTTGTGGCGGGCACCTGGTGCACGGGTGTCACCTTGCACGCGTTCGCGGTGCCCGCTTGGCAGGTGCTGGCCGGTGAGGTGGTGGTGGCTGCGGTGGCCGCGGCAGGGTTCCCGAAGGCACGCACGCGTCTGCGTCGCCGTATCTGGTGGACCGCCGCCGGCATGTGGCTGCCGATCGCGGCCGAGTTGGGTGCAGGCGACTGGCGGTTGTCGCTGCTCGCCGGCGTAGGTGGTCTGCTGGCGATCCCGCGGGTGTGGCGGTACCGCATCTCCATCGTCCGCCCGACCAAGAGCCGCCGGGAACTGGCCAGGAGCAAGCAGCGGGCGGCTTTGGAGGCGAAAGCTCCGGACCCGAACGTGACCGTATGGGCGGCGAAGACCGCCTCGCGCAAGGGCTCCCTGCCTGGGTCGAAGTTGACGAATCGGACCCCGTTCGAGTACGGGGTCCGCTACCGGATCGAACTGGACGGGCAGACCACCGAAGACGCGACGGGTGCCCGCAAGCAGATCTGCGCCGACTTCGGCAAAGCCCTCGATTACCTGCTGGTCGACGAGACCGACGACGGGCTGCTCAACGCGGCAGAGCTGACCATTCTGGACCGACTCGCCGTCGAGGACGTGCAGCCATGGACCGAGCCGGGGCTCGACCTCGAAACCGGCGTGTGGCGGATCGCCCCGTTCGCTGACGGCCGCGGCGACGCAGCGCTGCAGGTGTGGGAGCCCGGCTCGGGGCCGCTGCCGGTCGGCGTGTTCGGCGCGATGCGCGTCGGGAAGTCCAGCATCATCAAGCAGGCTGCCGTCGAGTTCCGCAAGGCCACAGAACGCGGCTACCCGATCCACCTCATCTACATGGACCCGCAGCGCGGCCAGTCCGCCCCCTCGGTTCTCCCCTACGTGTCCGAACCTGCGCTCGGCATCGACGAGATCCGGACCCGGCTGCTGCAGTTGCGGCAGGAGATGAACGACCGTAACGCCTACCTGGCGAAGGTCGAACACGTCGACAGCAACGGCTTCAAGCAGCGGGGCGTCCAGTCCTACGACCGGCCCGGCGCCCACGGCCTGCCGATGCTCATCGCCCCCATCGACGAGTTCCACAAGGTGGCGCAGTACGACGACCTCGCCGAGATCGTGCACGAGCTGATGGCCGAAGGGTCGAAGTGCGGCATCATGCCGTGGATCCTCAACCAGGACGCGATCGTCGACTCTCTGGGCGGCGGCGAGATCCTGCGTCTGCTCAACTCCGGCAACCTCGTCGTGCTGCGGACCGGCGACACTTACACGGCGCAGGCCACGTTCGGGGCGCGGCTGGAGGCGTACCCGGACCGGATCAGGAAGACGTTCCCCAATAGCAACAAGCACACCAAGGGCTGCGGCTACGTGCTCGGCGCCACCAGCCGATCAGTGATGATGCGCATCCGCGACGTCGCCAACCTGGGTGCGGTGCTCGGCGACGAACCCCCGCAGCCTATCCAGTGGATGTGCGGCACCTCCGCGCCCGCCGGCTCACCAGCGGAACCCGCCGCGGGCGACGACCAGGGCGAGCCCGGCGTCGAAGAGTTGCCGGACCTCGACCTGGACGGCAACGTCGTCGACTTCGTGGCGCTCGACCAGGAGCAGCAGACCAACGCGGAGCAGACCATCCTGCGCCTGCTGGACGGGGCGGAGAACGGCCTGGACGCGGCCGACCTCACGCTCGGCGCGGGCCTGCCGCTGGTGACGGTGTTCCGAGTCGCGACGGACCTGTGCCACGCCGGCGTGGTGAGGCAGGACGGCGACCGGTACGTGAAGGTCGCCTCGTGAGTCAGCGGCGGATCCACTCCGGTTCCGGGATGTCGCTGGTGACCTTCCACAGCGGGTCTGGGAACCGTGACGGCCAGTCCTGGTACATGGCGTGCACGTACACGTTGCCGCCGACATCGCCGTGCTTGCGTCGGGCCTCGGCGAGTGTGTCCAAGAGCCGCTTGAGCGATTCGGCGGCGTACCTTCCGGGGCAGGTAAGCGCGCACATCGGCGCTTCTCCCAGCACTCCTGCCATGAGCCGCACCCAGTTTGCCCGGTCCAACCATTTGGTCGGGTGGTATTTCGTCCGGTCGTCCCTTTCGTTCTCGACGTCGAGGGTCACCGACGTGATGGCGTCGGCTCGAACCATCCGGAACCCGTTCTCGGCCACCAGCCACGCTGTCATGCCTGCCAGCGTGAGCGACACCGCGTCAATGAGCAACCCCAGTTCACGGCAACCAAACCTCACCGAAGAAAAGGAGCAGCGCATGGCGCTGTCCGACTACACCCCCGAGGCGATCGAGAAGATCCTCGACAGCGCCGTCGACATGGCGATCGCGTGTGACGACGGCGACCACGACGGTGCCCAGGCAGCCACCAACAAGGCGATCATCCTCGCCCGTAACCTCCGCAACCGGAGCCGCTGAGGTTGCGGATCCCCGCCCGGCGACGTCGGGCGGGGTGTCCGGAGCAGAGCGCTCCGGGAGCAGAAAGAGGATCACCATGGCCAGAAACATCGCCTCCAGAGAGAGCCGCCAAGAGAGAGTGCTGGTCGGCGTTCGCGAAGTCCTCAAGCGGAACCGTCACTGGCTCAACCAGGACCTCGACTGGGCCTCGCGTCAAATCGCCGCCGACCTGACGCGGGCGGGGGACCCCTGCACGGAGCAGGAGGTTCGGGCCGCTCTCGACGAGATCAAAACCCGGGCGTGAAGACCATCTGGGACAACCTCACGGACGGCAGAAGGGAAAGCCCGTGAGAGGGTTCACGCACCCCGACGTGCTCACCCGAGGTGTCCGGGAGGGGTGGGCCGACCCGGAGACGGACCCGACCCGCATCTCCTGGGCGCCGCGCCAAGCCGCCGCGCCTGGCTGTATGTGAGAGCCCTGGCCTGCTTCCCCGCGGGCCGGGGCTCTCCGTGTGTTTCTTCATGATTTTCAAGAAACTCTACTGACGGTGCCCCACTCGCGGCGTAGCGTCAAAGCCGCGTCCTCCGAACCGAGGTGAGCATGACAAGCCACGACACGATCATGCAGGCACGGCAGGCACTCGCCGCCCGCCTCAAAGAACTCCGCCTCCATGCCGACGGCCAGCGCATGACCGGCGAACGCCTCGCCGCAGCAATGGGCTGGGAAGGCAGGAAGGCCCGCATCTCGAAAATCGAGAACGGCACGCAACTCCCCTCCGTGGACGACATCCGCGCGTGGGCCACCGCGTGCGGCGCCGAAGACCAGATCCCCGACTTGATTGAGCAGGTGCGCACCATCGACAGCATGTACACCGAGTGGCGCCGGCTGGAGAAGACCGGCCTAGGCCAGATCCAGGAAGCGTTCGTCGGCCTCTACGAGCGGACCGTCCAGCTCCGGGTGTGGCAGCACTCCGCAGTGCCCGGCCTGCTACAGACGGAGGCGTACGCGCGAGCACACCTCTCGACGATCATCTCGTTCCGCGGCATCCCCGACGATGTGGAACGGGCCGTCGCGGCGAGAATGGCGCAGCAGCAAACGATCGGCGGAGTACGCCGGTTCGCGTTCCTGATCGGCGAGCAGGCGTTGAGGACGCCGATGGTCGACCCCAGCGACATGGCCGCCCAGCTCGACAAGCTGGCTGGTCTGACCAGCGGTAGCCCGCACGTGAGTGTCGGCATCCTGCCGGGCGGGGTGAAGCCTCCGGTGATGCCACCAGAGAACTTCTGGATCTACGACACGGCGGAGGTCCGGGTGGATGGCGTCGCAGCGCAGTTCCGGATCAAGAAGCCTGACGACGTCGCGGTGTACGAGAAGGCGTTCGCTGCGTTGGCGCAGGTTGCGGTGTACGGGCAGGCTGCTCGCGAGCTGATCGAAGCCGCCGCCGGAGATATTTAAGCAACTTCTCGAAACTTCGTTGGCCCCTCTCGCGCCTCCTATCTACCGTCAGGAACGAACCACTCGCCTGCATGTGAGGAGGTCCACGTGGATCTGTACAAGCATCCGCTCAACCAGCCGACGTTCCGCCGTCTGTGCGGAGGCAACCAGGACGAGGAAGAGATGGAGTCCTGCGTCGAGATCGCCCCGATTTCCGGCGCTCCGGACACGTTCGCCCTGCGTGACTCGAAGAACCCGAACGCCGGGACACTCCGGTTCACCGGCGACGAGCTGCGCGCGGCCGGCATGAACGTCTAGCACGACACCATGAGGGCGGCCCCTGCCTGATCCAAGCAAGCAGGGGCCGCCCTTTGCACTCTACGAGAGAGAGCCGATCATGCACTGGCACGCCTACCGGTGGACCGGCAACGGAGCCGACCGCGGCAACGAGGGCGAGCGCCGCCCTTCCTCGCCGGACTTCCCCGGTTCGCACCTGCCGCCGATGCGAACGGGCGACTGGCTGGCCAAGCCCGCCTCCCGTATCGCCGATACTTTCCACGGCGCGGAGGACGCGGTGGGGTGGCTGGCCGGCGAGTACGGCAAGGTAGGCGCGGCTCTGCTTTGCGGGGACCGCATCCCCTTGGAGGACCGTCTGGCGGACGCGCGGGACTTGCTGCCTCGCGGGGTGGACGTCCAGTGGGGCGAGTGGATGCAGGGCGGCCGGTTCGTGACCTTGGGCGTGATCTGCTGCCCGAACCGGCACGTGCCCCATCCCTGCCCACTGCGCTGAGCGGAGACGCGCGAGAGCCTCAGCCTGCTTCCCTGCGGGCTGGGGCTCTCTCATGTCAGGCTATGGGACACCTGCTCGACGACCCGAAGGGAGCATCCTCGTGAGCCGCGCACACTGGGAGGACATGCCGGAGCAGGCTCACGCCGAGGTGGAGGCTCGCCTCGGGCGGGTCGTCAAGGCGGAGACGGTCGAGGGCGGCATCATGCCCGGACTGGCCTGCCGCCTGCACATGGAGGACGGCCGGGACGTGTTCCTGAAGGCGATCCAATCCACGCATCCGGGCGCGACCCTGCACCGGCGGGAAGCGTGGGCCGGGCGAGCCCTGCCGGAGACGGTTCCCGCGCCGCGGCTACTGTGGCACGGCGATGTGGCTGGCTGGCTCCTGATGGCGTCCGAGTTCGTCGGCGACGCCCGGCACGCTGATCTGTCGCCCGGCTCGCCGGATCTGCCCGCCGTCCTGGAGACGATCGCGGGGCTCGGTGCGATGCTGACCCCTGCCCCTGGCGGTGCGCCGCCGGTCCTCGACAACATTGCTCCGCTGCAGGCGACGGGGCGTCACCTGCTGCACAGGCCCCCCGGAGTCCTGCCCGACCGGGACGTGTACGCGGCGGCGCTCGCCCGGTTCGACGCCGGCGCGGTCCGCGGGGACACGCTCCTGCACTACGACCTGTCCGCGAGCAACCTGCTCGTCGCCGACGGCAGGGTGCACGTCCTGGACTGGTCGTTCGCCGCCCGCGGTGCCGCCTGGATGGACGCGGCCATGTTCGCCCCCCGACTGGTCGAGGCGGGCCACGCCCCGGACGCGGTGGACGCCATGCTGTCGCGGGTCCCGTCGTGGCGCGAGGTGCCCCGAGACGCGCTCGTGGGCCTGGCTGCGCTGTGGACGATGTTCCGCGTCTACAAGTCGATGTACGGGCCGGAGGAAGTAAGGGAGGGTCGGGCTCGGGCAGCAGCCGCGGGCCGGGCCTGGCTGGAGCGTCTTGCCGCATAACGTCTCCCTGGCCGAAACAGACCCGCGCTCCCCGCGCTGGCGCGTAGCGTGAAACCCACTACGCATCGCCTACCGCCGGGGAGCACAGCCATGTCCGAGCCCTTCCGACCCCACGTCGGCGTGCACCTGATCCTCATCGAGGACGGCAAGATCCTGCTGCTGCTCCGCGCGAACACGAGCTTCGCTGACGGATCCTGGTCAGTGCCCGGCGGCTGCCTCGACGCCGGCGAAACCCTGCCCGAGGGCGCCGCGCGCGAGGCCCGCGAAGAGCTCGGCATCGTCATCGACCCTGCCGACCTCGCGTTCGCTGGCCTGTGCCACCACGCCGACCCTGATGGCCAGGCCCGCATCGGCGTGTTCTTCGCCGCCACCCGCTGGACTGGGGAGCCCATCAACGCCGAGCCCGGCAGATGCGACCAGATCGCCTGGTTCGCGCTCGACGACCTTCCCGACGACGTCGTCACCTACATCCGTACTGGCATCGACGCGTACCGCCACGAACAGGCATTCAGCCTCGACGGCTGGCAGGCAGCGGTCGCGGGCCGGACACGGCTCGACCGCCTGACCGCGTGACCTCGCGCGGACTGTGCGCCCTCGACTCGCCACGAGTCGGGGGCGTTCGCGTGTTACGCCTCCTGCGCCGCCCTGGCTGCCTTTCGGAGCGCCGCCTCCGCCTTGATGGGTCCGCCGTCCCCGTCCCAGCGTTTGTGGCCCAGGAGGGCAGCGAGGGCGTCGAGACGGGCGGTACGGGCCGCTTCCCACTCCTCCTGGAGCTCTCGCGGTACTGCCGCCTCTCCGGCCGCTACAGCCGTGCTCGACGGCATGAGCGCGGTGAGGCGCTGAACCTCGGCGTCGACGAGGTCGTAGGCGCGCTGCGCTTCGATCGCCTCAGACGGTATCTGCTGGTCAGACAATGCTTTCCCCCAGGATGCGGCACGGTCCGTTGATCCTACGACGCCCGCTCATGCCGATCGCCGCTGACGCCCCAGCGGAAGGTGGGACTCCGACTTGTCTACGGCCCGTGACAACCCGATCACGTCTGCCGCCGTCTCACTCGTGTCACGTTCCACCCCCTAGTCTCTGGAGTCTCGATGCTCAGACGTCTGCTCGTGTCCGCCGTCCTCGCCGGGTCGGCTCTGGCCGGCCCTGTGGCGGCTTCCGCGCCCGCCCTGGCCGCCGCTCAGGCACAGGCTTCGGCTGCGTGCACGTACAAGCGGGACGGGAACGTGTGGCGCTGCATCACGCCTGGCGCGTACTGCCCGAAGGCCGCCCACAGCCGGTACGGGTACGCCAAGACCACGGGCAAGCGGTACCGGTGTACTCAGTACACGCGGACGACCTGGCGGTGGAAGCGCGCCTGACCTCGGACAGCACGAAGGAGCCCCCGCCGGTCCGAAGACCAGCGGGGGCTCCCCTGTTTGATGAGTTCGTTTCGGTGGCGCACAACCTGATCAAACATTGCTGGTCAGGCTCTTTGACGGTCATTTGCCGGCAGTGGCTCCTCGGGCTCCACGTCGGGGTCGTCGAGCGGGATGTCCAGCAGTTCGGCGATGTTCCGAGGGATGGGCGGGCCGGTGTACTCGTCGTCGCTCATCGCACCTCCCAACGAGCTCCCAGCTTCTCCCAGTTCTGGGAGTTGAAAGGGGCCGGGCGGCCTTGCGGCGACCCGACCCCGTAAGCCTGCCCAGCCCCGACCTCCAAGCCGGGACGCGAAGCCGCACCGGGCAGGCATGTACCCGCTCTCCGTGTTTCCCGAGACAGGTCAGCAGGCCGCCCAGCGCACGTGGTAGGCGACCCGCCGAGCACGCCTCCTGGTCATCGGATGCGAGCACCGCGGCTACGTACCTGCACCACGACTTGAACGTGGGCCCTCCGCTGTATGAAGGCGGCGCTCTCACCAACTGAGCTATGCAGGCTTGGGCGGCTACCAGTCCCGGACTCGCACCGGCCCTGTCCCGCCGCCAGGGTGCCCCTTCGGGCCTGCGCCTCGACTATCCCACCGATATGAGGTGGTCCTCCACCTCTTATCGCCGAGAAGCACGAGAGCCCCGCACAAGGGCGGGGCTCAAGGCGGGCGCGGAACCGGGGCGGCTCACCGTCCGGAGAACTCCCCGGCCCACTTCCCTCCCCTACTGGAGAGGACAACGCCAGTCTAGCGCGGCAGGTCCTCCGACCGCTTCGCGTTCGGCACCACCCACACGCCCAGAGACGTGAGCACCGCGAGCACGATGTCGATCCACTCCTGAGGAGTGATCAGGCCGTCTGTGACCGCCGACTTCGCCACGACCACGGCAGCGAACAGCGCCGCGACCACGGTCTTCGCGTACTTGCCTACCTGCATGACGGCCTCCTATCGGGCCACGTAGCCGAAGCTGAAGTTGTACGCCCGCGACTTGCTCTCGGTGCCGAGCGTGACCCAGGCGATGTCCCAGGCGGCCCACTTGTTGGAGCCGGAAGGGCCGTTGTTGAAGATGTGGCCGTTGTAGCCGCAGGCCGTCCGCATGTTGGCGTACACGTGCCGGACTCCCGCCCGGTCCACGGAGGCAGCGCCCGCACCCATGTGGATGCGCAGGACAGCGCCGTTCGGCAGGACGTCAGCAGTCGCCTCCGGGGCGACCGGCAGGACACCGGCACGGAGGCGGTAGGTGTTGCAGCCGAACGTCTTGTCCCGGCCCTTCGCCCAGGCGTCCTGCACCAGCAGGTCCTTGACGTTGACGTCGGCCCGCGCGGTCACCTCAACGAACTCGTCGTTCCGGTTGGCCGCGGTGTCCGCGCCGTAGGCGTTGTAGCCGATCGCGGTGATGTCCAGCGAGGAGATGTCCGCCGAGGCCGGAACGGCACCAGCCACGCTGACAGCAGCGGCGAGGAAGACGGCGGACAGAAGGGTCGCGCTCTTGGAGATGCGCATTTGAGAGTGCTCCTACAGGGAGGTGAATACGAGAGAGCGCGCCGCATCGGGCAGCGCGCTCCAGGGGAACCTTTTCCTCGAAGGAAACTGTTCGTCAGTTGGCCTCATCCACGAGGCCGGGACTGTGCCCGTCTCCGGGCTGCTCCTCCAGCTCGGGACTCGGAGGAGAGATCAGGGTTGGCCACGGCCAGCGGCCCAGCCACAGGGCGTCGCTCACTTGCCGACGTCGAGACGGATGGAGACGTTCTCCAGCTCGGCGCGGATCCGGTCCAGCAGCGAGTCAGCGTCCAGGTTGCTGTCGCGGGCGGCGAGAGCGTCCGCCAGCGCCTTGATGGTGGCGTCCTGGGCGGCAAGGCGGGCCAGGATCTCCCGGTCCCTGGCGTAACCGTCCTTCGTGTACGCCCAGATCTGCCGCAGCGCCGTCTTGGGGTCGATCTTCTGGCCGACGTCCAGGATCTTCTCCCGTGCGGCCCACACGTCGCCGGTGACCGTGCCCGTGAACCGCTCGTAGACGGCGTCAGCGATGTCCTTCGCAGACGGCATGTCGTCCTCCTCGTAGTCGGGGTTCCAGAAGCCGGCGATGACGTCAGCGGACCTGACGCGCCTCTTCACGGCGTCGCCGCTGTTGCCCTCGATCGTCTGCACCCTGCCGTCCGGCAGAACCTGCTCCACGAGGCCGACGTGGTCGATCGCGGCGATCCGGTCGGTGTACTGCCAGTCGAAGTAGACGACCGCGCCAGGCTGGGCGTACTTCTTGATGTTGGCGACGGTGCCGGCGTGCCAGCGGCCCAGCGCTTCGCCGTCCTCGGCACTCCACACCGTGTACGCGCGGTCTCCTCGCGGCAGCACAGCGTCTTCGTTGCCGGACTGGCGGGCCCACCAGGTGATGCTCATCTGGCACCAGGCCACCGCGAGGAACTCGGCACCGTTCCGTTTCGCGTAGTCCTTCGTGATCCGGTTCGGCCGGCCGGTGAGGCCGAGGTCCTTGCGTGCGGCGGCGAGCATGGCTTTCGCGGTCACTTGCTCTCCCCTTCGCCCCGGTAGACGCCGTCCGCGCCAGGAGGCCCGTACAGGGACTTCAGGACGTCCTCCTCGTCGGCCTCGGTCGGGCCCCAGTCGTGCACGTCCACGTGCGTCCGGGCGAGGTCGGCCTCGGTCTGCTGCTCGCTCACTGCGCACCTCCATGCGGGTAGTGCTCCACGGGCTCCAAGCCGGCTGTGACGATCTGCTGTCTCAGGTTGCCGATCATGCGTTCCATGTAGGCGATCCGGGAGCTCATCTCGCCCATCTCTCGCTGCGCCCGATGTAGCTGGTCCCGCAGGTCCTGGGACGCGGTCCGCTCCGACAGCAGCTTCTCGCTGATCTTGTCGAGCTGTTCCTGAGTCCGTTCGTACTGGGCGCGGATCCGCGCCAGCTCCTCACGCAACTCGCCGATCGCGTGGTCATAGATCTCTTTCGCGCGGGCGAACGCCTCAGACTCCACCCGCGCCCGCTCGGCCGCGGCATGCTGCTCGGCGACCCGCTCGTTGGACTGGGCAGTGACCTTGTTGGCCTTCACGCTCGCCCGCCCAGCCAGAATGCCGGTCACCGCAGCGCTCACCAGCGCCAGCGCAGCCACACTGATGGCGACCGTATTGTCCGGCGCCCATCCTTGCGGCTCGACCAGCAAGGTGGTGATCAATGGGCGTCACCTTTCGTTGGGAAGGGATGGGGTCGTAGCCTCCGGGACCTTCGCGATCGTGTGAACCACCCTCGCGAACCCCAGCCAGATCACCACCGACCACCACGCCTGAGGCACCCCCCACAGCCAGGCGGCGGCGTGCAGCAACGCCCAACCCACCTTCAGCGCGGACGCAGCCGCGAACGCCCACCGGTCGTGCGCGGCGAATGCCTGCACCAGACACAGCCCGCCGACGGCCGCCCACACCGCCCCCCACACAGGAAGCGGCGCCAACGCGGCTAGGAACTGGCCTGTCGGAGTCATGGACGTCTCAGGCGAAGGCCAGGTAAGCCTGTAGGCGTTGACGAAGTCCAGCAAGGCCAGCGCCAGCAGGAACTCGCCACGGATCCCAATACGTCGTCGAACACAGCACAGCAGGGGCACCATCAAGCAGCTCCGGAGGCAGGCATAGCAGGAGGGCAGGGCGCCTGTGTTACGGGTCGAGCCGGAGGAAAGGGGGGTGCCGCCCGCCCCGCACCCTCAACAGGCGGACGGCACCGACAAGGGGTGGACCGCCCGCGGGTCCCTTCACCGACGCGACAGCGCCCCCGGTGGCGCAGGAGTCGATTACCGCGGGCGGCCACGTATCAGGGGGCAGGCCACAGGCCGATCGTCGCGCCCTTGTTGATCACGTCGCGGAGTGGGGTGAACAGTTGATTGACCACGTCAGCGCGTAGATCGTTGTAGTTCTGCGCGGTCGGGGTGCCGCCGATCGTCGCCGGGCTCGTGAAAGACGCCGGGTACGGCGGAGTCGCGACGGGCACGTTGAGCTGGTTGAGGCGCTGCGTACCCGACGACGTCGCCACGAAAAGCTCGCCACCGTTGCTGCCGATCTGGATCTCCCCCGGCCCCACGGAGGGGATCGCCATGTCAGCCATCCGCCAGCCCTGCGACGCCGTAGTGAGCGGTGCCCGCTGCCGGACCAGCGCCCGCAGTTCGTTGACCTCCGCCCGTAGCCGCGCTACTTCGTCGGCGAGGTCACCAGGGAACTTATCCACCCGACGGCACCTCGATTCCCTCGAAGATCAATTGCGCAGTCTCTTTGCCGTTGTCTGCCGAGGGCGGAGTGATGCCGATGCCGATGATCCGCCGCACCCTCGACTGGGCGGGGTGCCATTCGTTGTGCAGGTAGATCCGCGCCTTGTCGCCGAGGCTGTTCGGCGTGAATGTCGGCTGCTGGCCGAGAGCGACCGTAACCGAGTCCACCCGCAGAGCACCCGGCGCGTTCGCAGCCCAGTAGGCGGCGTAGTCGTCCAGCGTCCCCTCGACCGACTCGCGCGGGAACGTCACCGTACGGTCCAACCGCGGCCAGCCGGCTTCGAGATGCGCCTCGGCGAGGACCGGCTCCGACACGAGGGGCATGCCGGAGGTCGAGGCGTCCTCGCTGACAGAGTCGCCTCGGGCCCGCCAGTAGGTGCCGCCCCGCAGGGCGTCCATCTCCTCCGACCAGGACAGGATGTCGCCGCCGTGCGGGGCGTCGCTGAAAACGTGTTCGACGTCGGACGACCCGAGAGTTGGGCTTCCCCACACCCAGTGCCGTTCGATGCCGGACACGCCGGCGGCGATGTTGACCATCCACTCGAAGCCGTTGTCGGCCTGCCCGAGCTCCTGGAGGCGCTGCCCGTAGGAGCCTTCGTGGGCCGCATACGTGATGTCCCGGGTGACGCCGCTGCTGCCCGCCGCCGGGAGGAGCCGCAGATTGGCGTGATCGAGCCCCTGCATGGACTCGATCAAGCTACGTGCGATGTCGATCTGGTCCTCGCCGATGAAATCCAGCGGCTCGGGGATCATCACCTGCGTCATGTAGGCGTCCATCGTGGACCCGGTGAGGCTGATGCTGGGCGCTTCCCTGCCGGACCGGGACACGGTGGCCGACGTGATCCAGTACTCGCCCCAGGGGACGCCGTCGCGGAGGACGACGCAGGTGACGACGCCAGGCCCCACGCCGAGGTCGGCAGGGTTGGGCGAGATGACGCGCTTCACCCTGTCGCGGATCTTTGTCGAGGTGATGGGGATGGTCGCGCTGAAGCTTCCCGCCTGGCCGATCCGCTTGTCGAAGGTGACGCCGGACAGTTCCAGGTCGTCCAGGTAGGTACCGTCCCAGCGGGTGAAAACCCACCGGTACAGGGCGCTGCCCCGGCCCGGCGTGAAGGCGGGCGGCGGCGGGCCTGTGTCGGGCTCGGTGACCACCGACGCGATCGAAATGCTGACGCCGATCCCAAACCGGATGTCCGGCGGAGAGAACACGAAGTCCTTCTGGCCGGTCGGCGCCGACGAGTTGATCTGTCGTGACGCCGCCACCGACGACAAGGTGTCGCTCTCCTGCACGACGCCGCGCAGGCTGTAGCCGGACGGCGGAGTCCAGGTGAGGGTCTGGCCCGCGTACGGGTAGACGCTCGCCAGCCGCAGCTCGATGCTGGAAGCGGCGGCGGGCGGCACCTCGGGCGTGGGTGCCGTCTCGGCAACGATGTCCTCGATCGCGACCTGCGGCGACGTGGACGTGTCCGCTCCGGTGATGCACAGGATGTGGACGGTGCCGGACGCCTCGATGTCCTGCTCGAACTCGTAGGAGGTGGGCTCGCTGGCGGTGGCGGTTTTGCGGTAGATGCGGACGGCGAGGATGTTCGGGTAGTTCTGCGACGCCAGCCCTGACCACCCGGAGGGGCCGCGCGTCCCGGACAGGCCGTACGTGTTGAAATGGACCGCGATCAGGATGTCACCGGCAGCGACGCCGGAAGGCCGGTTGACTTCAATGAAGTCGCCGAACGCGGCACCCGTGGCATGAGAGCGGACCTTGGCGGGCACGATCACCCCCGCCAACGTCGGTCGTGGCCTAGAGCCAGGCGTCCCGGTACAGCACGGTCAGGCCGGTCGTGCCGCCCGAGTCGGCGGCGAACGTCAGCACGTTGGTGTCGCGTTCGAGGACGAAGTCCGCGACCGGGGCGGACGCGCCGGTCAGAGTGGACAGGACGCTCTCCCCGTTGACGGTGGCATTGCCTGCATCAGTGTCGATGGTGAGGCGTTGCCCGCTCGGGACGGTGAGGAGGAAGCTCAGCGTCCGCTCCAGGGTCGGGTTGGTGATGACCGGGTTGACCACCGGCCCATCCACCCTCAGCAATGGGTGCGAGGCGACGTTGCCCGCGTTCTCGACGTCGGCGGTAGACCCCGGCGGGATGGCGACACCGGACCTGACGACGTTGTAGCGGCGCGGGTCCGCGCAGATCCAGCGGACCGACACCTGCACCCAGCCGACGTGGTACGACGCCATCGGCATGGCGCGGGTGTCCACGACCGCCTCAGGCACCATCAGCACCTCGTCGCGGGTGGACACCACCAGCGGCTGACCGGCTTCACTCGCGGGAGGCGTCAGCAGGCGGCGCAACGTGGCGACCGCGCCGGCGAAGTCGTCGCCGTCGCCGACGTTGATGGCGAGCGTGGCGGTGACCTGCCGCTCCTGCGACCGGTACCGGCCCGGCCACGACCCGTGCCAGGTGGGCCGGGACACGTTGGAGGAGTCCATGCCGGGCAGGTCGTCCCAGCCCTCAACGCCGATGATCTGGTAAATGTTGCCGTGCCCGCCGAACAGCGTCCCGTTGTACTCGATCTGGTACGAGCCGGTGATCGAATCGCCGGGCTTGATCGGCACCGACACGCCAGGACTGGGCCACTCCGACGTCGTCTCGAAGACCGGCAGGACGGGGTGGTAGTCGTAGGCGAACTCCAGCCCAGGCCACTCCGACGTCGTCTCGAACGGCCCGAGGAACAGGTTGGCGTTCGGGGTCTCAACGCTGACCGGCGGCCACTCCGAGACGGTCTCGAAGATGCCGAGCGTCCGCGACTGATCCCAGTTTCGAGGGTGCCGGGACAGGCTCGGCCGGTTCGGATAGGAGCGTCCAGCGCGGGCCACCGGTCACCCCCTCACCAGGAAGCGGCGCGGTGAACCGCCCCGGTAGGACGGAAAACAGCAGCACGAGGAAGGTCGGGCGCGGCGAGGACCTCAATCGCGGCCCAGTTCCACAACCTGCTACCGCTGCCGTTGAAATTCAGCGTGACCGTGCTGCCGGGCGTCGGGGTAGTCGCCGCCTTATGGACCGCAATGCCGGAGGTCTCGCCGCTGACGTTCCAGGCATACCCGACGTCGCTGCTGGTGACCGCACCAGCCTGGTTCTCGTCCGCCGCGATGCCCACCGCAAGCGAGTTCTTGCCCGTCGAGGTATAGACGTTCGGCGTCAGGCTCGCGGTGCTGCTGCTGCCCTCACCTGTCGCGCCGACCGGCACGGACAACTCCACCCCAGTGATGACAAGAACCTTGAGCGTCACGAAAGTGCCGAAAACGGAGGTGGCCGTCACCGTACGCGCGGCCGAGGAGGCCGCAGGCGCAGTAAAGATCTCCACCGCAGGGACGTTGCCGCCGCTGTCGAGGATGTCCCTTTTGACCCGGCTGGTCCAGGTCAGCGTGCCGCCGGTGCTGCTCATCGTGTGAGTGGTTGTGCCAGCGTTCGACGAGACCAGCGCCACCAGCAGCGAATCCGCCGGGGCGGTGAAAGACGCCGTGGTGCGCGGCTTGTCGCCCGTAACAAGCGCCGGAGAAGAGGAATGGACGACGAGCGCCACCTAGCAGCGCTCCCAGATCATGGTGGCCCGTACGCTGACGCTGGCACCGGCGGTGAACCTCAGCACGAACCCCTCGGACACGGCCGAGTCGAAGGTGTCGCCCAACGGCAGGTCATACAGGAGCGTGCCACCGTTCGGGGTGAGCGGAATCTCGCCGATCACGCTCAGCACCGTCGGCTCCGAGGTCCAGTTCTTCGCCGCTGTCACCCCGTGGGCGATGGTCCGCCCGTACACCTGCGCCGGCGTCACCGAAGACGAGCTGGTGCCCGGCCCATTGGTTGCGAAAGTGGCGTAGCAAAGCTCGCAGGTGACCGGCGCTTCCGAGGCGGTCACGCCGGTGAAGCCCCACCACACCTTCTTCAGGTCGATACCGAAGTCTGCGGCGGACTTCACGCCGAGCACCGACTTGGTGGTAGACGACGCCAGGGACACGGCCCCGCCCGTCACGATCGAGTAGCCGCACTTGGCCACGATCGGCCTCCTTACATGCGAAAAGCCCGGCCATCAGGCACGGGCGAGAGTCGAAAAGGCCGGGTCAGGCGGTATTGCGGAGCACCTGCCGCCACACCCCGTCGGAGTGCCACGAAAGGGTGTAGCTGCCGTCGGCCGTGCTGTACGTCTGGCCGAAGAACCGCATCAGAACGGCCCGGCTGGACAAGGACGGGACATAGATGAGAATCCCGGCGGCGTCGATCGTGGACTCGGTCCAGGTGACCGAGCCGAGCTTCCAGCCGATCTTGTTCGCGGCGCTCCCGAGCTCGGCGAAGCTGACCACTGTCAGGTCCGCGCCGCCCGCCGTATAGCCGGGGCCCGAGGACTCGCCGGAGTTCAGCGGCGACGTGCCATAGGCCGGGTTTGCCTGCGAGAAGTTCGGCGACGCCGACTCCTCGTAAAGGGCGCCCTTGAAGGCTCCCGGAGTGGTGTCGGCCAAGTTCAGCGCGATGGTGTTGGACAAGGCCGCGACCATCGTCGAGTTGAACCAGCCATCCTGGGTGAGCGCCAACGCGGACGCCTCCTTAACTCAGGTTGATGTGGACGTCCCTGCGCTGCCTGCCGTGGCCGTCTGTTCGCTCGGTCACCCGGTTGCCGAGTTGGTCGATGACCCGCTTGAACCGACCGCCGTCGGCGGTTCGGCCCTCCCTCACCTGGTCACGGGTGACCCAGGTCCGATCGCCGACGACCACGTCAGCGGTGCGCCCCTCACCGAGAGGCGCACCACCGCGCATGTGCTCGCCGAACGTCTCGCCGCTCTCGGGATCCCAGGGCATGCCGAAGACGCCTCCTGTAGATATAGATGGATCAGCGAGGCCGCGCCTTGGACAGCCAGTAGAGCTCCCGCGCGATGGCGCCTGGCGACTGCTCCGGGGTGGCGTTGAACTGGTCGATGTTGAACAGCGGGCCATCGCCGCCGCGCGTCGCCCCCTGCATGGACTGCCACTGCTGATCCGTCAGCACCGGCTCAGGCGAGCCCGTCCCGTTGTAGACCAGGCTGTGACCGGTCGGCAGGTAGCCGCCCGAGTCGTACTCCGTGGGCGGGACGCCGATCACCTGAGCAGCGCGGGCGGCCACCTCGCGCACCTTCAGCCCGGTCTGCGGCGCCTCGACGATCGTGTTGGGACCCGAATACATCCACACATGGCCCGGATGCGGGAAACCAAGCGCACCTGGCACAGGCGCACTGATGGGCTTGACCCATCCCATCTGCTGCTGGCTGGTCCGGGGGATGTCGGACCGGCCGGCGGCCTGCCATGCGCGCATGGTCAGGCCCGAGCAGTCGAAGGTGTTCGGACCGGTCGCGCCGAACTCGTAGTCCTTGCCAATCTGTGCCCGCGCGAACGCGAGCGCCTTGGCCGCGCCTGGCCCGCCCTGCTTCGCCTCCTCGGCGGTCAGGAAGTCGATCACGCCCTTCACGAGCACCTTGGGCACGTTGACGAGCATCTGCGCGAACGGGTTGTCGCCCATCGCCGCTGATGCCCGATCCAGGATCGGGTTCAGGATCTTCTCCGCGCCGAGCTTCACGCCCTGCGCGAGGATGTCGCCGACGATGCCGCCGCCGGCGAACGCGCCCATAAACCGCTGCACCCCGGACACGCCGCCGCGGCGAGCAGCCGCATTGGCCTGGTGCACGTAGTCGGATCCGACCGCCCGCGTCCACTCCGGACGCATGATGGCCTCGCCACCGCTGACGGCTGCCACTCCGACGTCACGGCCAGGCGTGTAGCCGGGGTAGATGCCGCCCTTGGCGAACCCGGAGAACTTGAGCTCCGGCAGTTCGGACAGCTTCAACGCCTTCGCCACCGCGTTCCACACGGCACGGATGCCGTTGTTGTAGACGGTGTTGACCATGAACTCGACCGGCTTGGCCGCGATCGACTTCAGGCTGTCCCAGAACTTTCCGATCAGCTCGACCCCGGACTTGAAACCCTTCGGCAGGGTGTCGGTCACAAAAGTCCACAGCGCCTTCACCGCGGGCTGGATGACGTTCTCCCAGGCAACCTTGATGCCCTTGCCGATCGCATCCCAGGCAGGCTTAATGACCTTTTCCCACAGCCACGTGATTGCAGGTCCGAGGATGGTCTGCCAGTACAGGACCAACGCGGCGACGGCAGGCTTGATGATGTTGTTCCAGGCGAACTTGACAGCCGCCGAGATGCCATCCCATGCGGGCTTGACGATGTTGTTCCACAGCCACGTGATCACCGGGCCGAGGACCTTCTGCCAGTACAGCACCAGCGCCGCCACGGCAGGCTTGACGATGTTCTGCCACGCCCACTGAATCGCGGTGCTGATCGCGTCCCACGCGGGCTTGACGACGTTCTCGTACAACCAGGTGATGACCGGCCCCAGAATCGTCTGCCAGTACAGCACCAGCGCGGCGATTGCGGGCTGGATGATGTTCGTCCATGCCCACTCGATCGCTGCGGCGATGCCGTCCCACGCGGGCTTGAGCACGTTCTGCCAGAGCCATGTCGCCGCCGGAGCGATGACGTTCTGCCACAGCCAGACCAGCCCGTTGAAGACCGGCTGCAGCACGTTCGTCCACAGCCACTGGGCCGCTACGCCGATCGCCTTAAACGCGGCATCCACGATCGACCGGAACGTCTCGCTGTTCTGGTAGGCGTAGGTGAGTCCGGCGACGAGCAGCCCGATCGCAGTGATGATCAGCCCGATGGGGTTCTTCGACAGAACCACGTTCAGCACTCGCTGAGCGATCGCCCACGCCTTGACGCCGAGCACGATCCCGCCGATTGCTAGGGCAATGGCCTGGATGGCGGACGGGCTGAGCTTGCCGATCCACCCGACCAGGGCCGACAGCCCGGACAAGGCGGCGGAGCCGAACGGGGCCAGAGCAGAGATGATGTTGCCGATCGCCGAGCCGATGTTCTTGAACAGCTCGACGACCTTCGGGATGTTCGCCTGCGCGAAGCTGATGAACTTCTGGAAGCCGGGGTTGGACTGCAGGTTCTTGCCCCAGGTGGCGAACGCGGAGGTGGCCTTCTCGATGCCGCCCACCACCGTGCCGGAGAACGGCAGGAACGCCCGGATAATCCCTGCGATGCCCTCGATGACGTTGCCGAATGACTTCCCGAGCCCCTCAACCACGCCGGGCGCCTGCTTGCTGAGCTGGTCGAAGAAGTCCTTCCAGAACGGGCCGCCGAGCGCCTTGCGGGCGGAGTCCTCCAGCCCGACCAGCGAGTCGGCGGTCCCCTTGATCAGCGGAGTGAGCGGCTTGAACAGCGACTCGATGACCTTCAGACCGCCCGTGATGACCGGCAGCACCGACGTGCCGAGGTCCTTCTGGAACCGCTCGTATGACTCCTTGAACGCCTTGATCGACTGAGCTGCAGCCTGCTCCGCCGGCGACAGGTCGGCCGTCTTCTGTGCGGCGGTAGCTTGGGTGGCGGAAGCGCGAGCCGCCTGCTTGGCGGCCTGCTTTGCCTGCTCTGCACGGATTTTCTCCTGCAGCTTGGCGATCTTCTGGTCGCGCTTGACCCGCTCCAGAGCCGCCTTCGCGTCGTCGACCCGGTCCTCGGCGTCTCGGACGGCCTTGCGGGCGTCGGCGACCCGCTTGGCCGCCTCCTCGCCCGCCTTGCCCGCCTCCTCGTAAGCCTTGGCCAGGTCCCGCTCGGCGTCGATCACGCGGCGGTTCGCCGCCTCGACCTGCTCCTTCGCCGAGACCACGCGGTCGTTGCCTTCGACGCCCTTGGCTTGCTCTTCGTTGAGCCGCTCCTGCTCGGCCTTCAGCTCCTCGACCCGGAGCTGGGTGCGCTCGTAGGCGATCGACGCGCGTTCGATCTCGTCCGCGTTGCCGCTCCTGCGGGCCTTCGCCAGATCGGCTTCGGCCTCCTTCAGGTCGAGCGCCGCCTGCCGCTGATCCAGCGCGTTACCCCGCAGCGTGCGGGCCACATCCTGCAGGTGCTTGATCGCCTCGGCACGGGCCCGATTCAGGTCCTCCTGCGCTCGCAGCGCCTGCCGTTGAGCATCGGCCAGCGACCGTTCCGCAGACGTCGCGCGCTGAGCCGCGGAAACCTGCGCCTGCGCCGCAGCCTGGACCGCCGACTTCAGCCGATCCTTGGCTTGCGAGACGCCGGCCACGGCGTCCTTGACCCGGTCCTGAGCCTGCCGGAGCTGGTCGGCGGCGTTCGCCGCCTGTAGCTGGGCGATCTGAGCCTGAGCCTGCTCGATCACCAGGTTCCGGGTCGCCCCGGCAGCGTTCGACAGGCCGCGTGCGGCGCTGTTCGCCGCCGTTTCCTGCGCCTTCAACGCCTCGTTAATCCGTGACAGCGACGGGATCGCGACAGCCGACAGCGCCGCTATGCCCACGCCAGCAGTCACCGCTGCCCCGGCCAGCCCGGCGGCGCCCAGCCCGACCGCCGCAGCCGCAGGTAGTGCCGCCAGAGCCGCAGACACTGCGGCGATCCCGGCCAGCGCCCCCGCCACATCGGCGTCAACTTGGACGTGGGCAGTGCGGCCATCCACCCGCGAGACAGAAGCGTCGGTCGCCGCCATTCCCGCCTGGGCGCCGGCAGTGTCCACATCGACCCGCACATCGGCGCGGCGGCCATCCAGCCGCGACACTGTGCCGTCCAGTGCGGCCATCGCAGCCTGAGCCGCCCCTGTGTCCGCTTGCGCGCCGATCCGCACCTGCTGGCCGGAAGTCCGCTGGGCCTCTCGGGACAGCTCTTGGACGGCGGCTCGGGCGCGCGTTGTGTCCGCCGAGACCGGGATGTCGATCCGCTGCATCTGTGCAGCAATGGACTGCTGCATCTCCCGCCCGACCTTGGCCGCGGCGGGAACGAGTTGCCTGCGTAGCGAATTGATGATCCCGGATGCATCCGGCACAACTGGGACGACAACCTCGCCAGCCTGGAACTCGGCCACGACTCACCCCCGGAAGGTTGCGGATGGGGCCGCGGCCGGCCGTTAGGAGTTGCGCGGCAGGTGAGTGACCTGGCCGGGTTTCGTTTGCTGCCAAGAGCCGGTGAGGGGTGCGCCGCGGATGCGAGCCAGTACCGCTTCCTGCTGTTGCAGCGTGAGTGGCTTGCGGCTCTTGCCGCCCTTCGGTTTGACGCCTGGCCTCGGGACCGGGTCAGGGGGCTTGGATCTGCCCTTGCCCCCGTTGGCGATCACAGTGACGTGGACCAGCCAGCGCACCGAGTCGATCAGTGACGCGAGAAGCATCTCCGCCTGTGACCACTGCCCCTGCGAGGGGTCCGCCGACTTGCTGGCCTGCGACAGTTCGGAATCGCCCATCTGGTTACGCAAAGCCGTCTTGGTGGCGGACTCGGGCGGCAGCCCGCGGATCAGCACGCCGAGCAGCCGCCATGTCAGCCGCGATCGCCCACCGCCCGGCCTTTTCAGGTCCCGAAGGTCAACCTGGTAGCGGAGCCACAGGTCGCCCTCTACCGCCTCCGAGTGCTCTTTGAGGAGCGCGCGGAGGCTTTGGACCCCCCCGGGGTGACTCCGTAATGCTCCTGGCAGGCTTCGAGCAGCTTGTTCAGTTTGCGGGTCGGCACCTCATGTGCAGCGAACCGCTCGAAATCGTCGCCGAGCAGCGCCGCCACGTACGTGAGCAGCCAGTCCGGGGCGCTGGTGTCCGCCAGCGCCTGCCAGTCGATGTCCTCGGGCGCGAGCATCGTGAACACTTCGCCGCCGAGGGTGAATGTGAACGGCTCCTGCGTGGCCTCGTTCTCGACAGCGTCAAGGTCGAAGTGCGACACGGGCTCTCCGGACTGGGTGATCAGCTTGGGGGTTGCCATCATCAGGAGCTGACCTCGTCCACCTCGGGTGCCAGGTAGGCGTGGTAGACCAGGTTGCCCGAGGCGTCCGGGTAGGTGGAGATGGTCCACTCGTAGCCGGCCATCTCGCCCTGGGCGTAGGTAACCTCGGACCGCTCCGTGATCTCGCCTTCGGGGATGAAGAACCGCTCCCAGACGTCGCCGTCGTACACGTCGAAAATCCACGCGCGTCGGTCCGGCATGGAGACGCCGCTCTCGGCGAAGGTCACCACGCCGTCGACGTCCGGCACCAGCTCCGCCACGGCGATCTTGTACTGGAGGCTCTTGACGATCGGCCTGTTCGTCTCCCACGCCGTGAAGCTGAAGGTCCTCACCGAGGAGGTGGTGACGGTACGGAACGGCGAGTTCAGGCCCCACGGCGTGAAGCTTTCGCTGTCCTCGTCCACACCATTGGTGAGACCGTCATCGCTGATGGCGCCGATCGGGAGCCACAGGCCGCTCGGCGTCTCCGCCGGGTCGGTCGGCTGCGCGGTGCCGAGCGGAGCCACCCAGGCCCCGCCGTTGGAGCCGACGAGCGCGAGGTCGTCGGCGCGAACAATGGTTGCCATTGGTGATCTCCTGATCTCCCAGGTAGGGCATGCGAAAGCCCTCGGACAGGCAGGTCCGAGGGCTGAAGTGGATGCGGTTAGGCGGGGTGGATCACGAATGCGTAAGTGGCCTCGTAGCGGCGCAGCGCGGGGTTGTCGTACGGCACCTTGTGCGGGCCAGTCCGGGTCTCCACCCGCGAGAAGACGGCGCCGCCTGTCGTGGCCCCCCACAACTGCGTGTGGAGCGCCTCCTGTACCTGCAGCGCCAGGTCGCTGGCAGCCGGGCCCGTAGCGGCGAAGGCGGAGATGTCCACGGTGGGCTGGTCGCGGCGGAATCCGTCGTAGGGGCCGCCGAGCCGAACCACCTGCAGCCAAGGCAGCCGATCATCCAAGTCAGACGGAGTTTCGGTGGAAGCGTGCACGCCGGCGACGTTGTTCTCCAGCCAGGCGACCAACGCCGCCTCTACGTCGATCATTCGGCGCCTGCCGCTCTGCCCATCACCCGGTAGCGGGGCGTGCGGGAGGAACCCCACTCGACGTAGGGAGCTGCTTCATCATCGTTGATGACCTTGGACACAGCGCGGGGCTTCGGGCCCGGCCGAATGCCCGTCTCGATCCGGAAGCTCGACTTGTATGAGCCAGTGTCCTCGGGCGCGTTAGCGATGCAGCGGTCCTGTACCGCCCTGGCCCGCCGCTCCATCTCGGCCTGCATCTGCCTGGAGGTAAGGATCTTGCCGATGCCCTTGCGGTTGGCCTTGAATCGGGCCCGCTGAGCCATTCGCGCCCCCTCACGCGTCAAGGTGCGGTACGAAAGCGTTCTCGGGGCCAAGGAGAGGAGAGGCGTGTGCGCGTACAGGGGCACTTAGGCGGCTGGGTGGAGTTCGATGGCCAGTTCGTCACCATCGGTCATGGAGGGCTGGCGCGTTTCGCCGTCGGCAACGCCGACAAGCGGATCCACATCAGCCAGGTAGCGTCCGTGCAGATCAAACCGGCAGGGCTGATCAACAACGGGTTCATCCAGTTCGGCATCCCCGGCGGAGTGGAGCGGCGTGGCCAGTTCGGCCGGCAGACCGTCGACGCCGTCAACGACGAGAACAGCGTCGTGTTCCGCCGCGGCCAGCAACCCCAATTCGAGGCGCTGGCCCGCGCCATCGAGCACGAGATCGCCCGACTCCACATGCCTCGACCGGCGCAGCAGTCGAGCGTGGCCGACCAGATCGTACAGTTGTGGCAACTCGTGCAGGCTGGGGCGATAACCCGGGAGGAGTTCGAGCAGCAGAAAGCACAGATCCTCGGACACGCTCCCCCGCCGAGCCCGCAAGGACCGCCCAGGCAGCACCGACACATCAACCCCGGACACGCTCAAGGCGGACTTCCACCCCAGCACGGGTACCGGTGAGCGGGCTCCGCCACGACGACGGCAACCCCTGCACCTCGTAGACCAGGCCGCGGGCCCGGACCTGGTCTGTGGAGCGAACCTCGGTGCCGTACGGGGCCAGCACGGTGAGGCGCTCGCTCGTCTGGTCCTGTCCATGGGTCTCCTCGGTGGAGCCGGTCGGCCACACCGCGCACCCCTCGACGGGGAGTTCGGCCACAGTCCAGACGGGGTTGCCGTGGCTATCCCGGCCCGACTGTGTGCGGCGCAGCAGCACGACGGTCTCCCCTGCGGGCAAAGGCGGCGGCATCCCGTCACCACATCTCGTGCCACTGCCGGGCGTCCGCCCAGCCGTCGCCGTCCATGTCCCATGGCCACGTCGGCGCGGGCGTCGCCTCCGCCGGCGTGGGGTCGATGGTGAACGCGCCGCCCCGCCCGCCGAGCCGCTTCAGCGCGGCGGTCTCGGCCTTGGTCATGTACAGGCCCGCCTGTGGGCGGGAGACCGTGTAGGGGCCGACCGTCTCGGAGGAGACGGCCTGCGGGTTGGCGTACGCCCGACCCGCCATCGCGAGCACTACCGCGGACGCGCCATCCGGCAGAGGCTTGACGACGGACTCGGCGAGGATGGTCGCCTGCTCGATCAGCAGGTTCGCCCGGCACTCGTTGATCTCGGACACGTCCAGGTAGAGAGCCAGATCCACGGCGTTGACCACGACCGACCTCCCCTACAGGTTCTCGATGGCCTCGACCCAGGCGGCGAGATCGCCGGACGGGTCGAGTTCCTTCGACCGCTGCAGGGCCCGCCCGGACGCGGCCGACCACTCCGCAGGGTCGTCGAGCGCCCGCAGGGACGCCTCCCATGCCTCGACGTCGCCCGCCTCGCAGAAGATCCCCGCGTCTGCGAGGCTTTCCGACAGGCCCGGCGTAGGCGTCGCCATGACAGGGATCCCGGACGCGAGCGCCTCGACGCCGACCCGGCCCCACGACTCGACGTGGGACGGCACCAGCAGGACTCGGGTACGGGCGTACACCTGATCCCGCATCTGGTCGCCAGGAACTTGCCGGATCACCTCGACATTCGGCAGGTCACGCACGATCTGATGACCGTAGGCGCCCTCGACGGCGAGGAACCGATGCTCGGGCAGGCGCGCGGCGAGCTTCCAGAACAGGTCGCCGCCCTTCTCCCGGTTCAGATTGATCATCGTGATCAGATCGCCGGGAGTGGTCGCGTAGTCGGCGGCGAACACCGGCGGCCTCACCACCAGCGTCTTCGACGGCTTGAGCCACTTCGGCCGCTCCGCAAACAGCGCCTCGGCCTCCGCCTGCAAGTGCATCGAGTTGTAGACCACCAGCGCCGTCGACCCAGCCGCGATGTTCTTGAAGATCACCGGAGCCGGATTGTGCGCCAACACCACGAACGGGATCCCGTAGCCGCGCGCCAGCGCGCCAGCGGCAGGCACGTTCTCATACTGGCTGACCACGACGTCCGCATGCCGCACCGCCGAACCGAAGTCGAGGCGGGCCGCCAGCGGAATAACCATGATCCCGTCCACGTGGTACGGGTCGCGTGCCTTCCCGTAGCGGGACAGCCACACCTGCACGTCGTGGCCGCGCTCGGCGAGCGGGCGCAGCATGGAGAACAGCGCCCACTCGCCGCCAGCGTTGTGATGCGGTGGCGCCGAGTGGATGCGGACGACGATCCGCTTCGGCCTGTCGGCCTTCCCCTGAAGGGCAGGCATCTCGGCCGGGCCGGCAGGTGCCGCGGCCGACGTCTGGACAGGCTCGGCAGCCGGCTTCGGCGGCCTAGCCTGCCGTGGCCGCTTCGGCGGAGGATCGCCCTCCGCCGCCCTGCGACGCGGCGGCATCAGGAGATGTAGCCGTTCGTCGTGTACTTCACGAACGCCTCGACGTCGCCCACCACGAAGCCGTAGTACGCCTCCGCGAGCAGCAGCACCAGGTTCTCCTGGAACGCCGAGTGGACGCCGCCCTCCTCGTCCACGTACGTCGCCTCGGACGAGATGCGGACGGTGATGTCCATGCCGACGCCATAGGCGGCCTGCGACCAGTCGCCGCCGATCGCCCGCAGACCCGAGTCGGTCGAGGTGGACTGACGGCGGTGCTTACCCGACACGGCCCGCGAGTAGGCGAGCGGCTCACCGATGAGCGTGCCCGCGGACGCGGCGTTCGTGCCCGGCGTGGTCGTGTCCACGAAGATGGGTCGGCCGTTGGTGTCGGTGGCCAGCATGAGCTGCGGCTTCAGACGCGGGTCGGCGGCGGTGCCGGTGAAGTCCCAGTCGTCGTCCACCACCTCAGCCATACCGTTGACCAGGTCGGCGTAGATGCCGCCGTTGGCCTGGGAGGTGGTGCCGAGCTCCTGCCACTTCGTCGTCTCGATCAGGTAGTCCGAGAACGGGCCGGCGGCGCCCTTCATCGTCTTGCCGTGGATGGCGGCGTAGTCGAACGCGCGGGCGAACGCGGTCGGCAGGTCGGCCTGAAGCTGCGTCCACAGACCGGCCGCGTTGGTGTTGACGACCTCCTCCGCGACCGGGATCAGGACGGCGAGCTTCTTCGCGGTCATCTGCTTGACGTCAATGCCGCCCGAAGACAGCGGCTTACGGGCGCCCTGGCCGACCCAGTCCGCGGTCGGGACGTCGAGCGGCACGGGGATGCTGGTGGTGGCGTCGATCGCCAGCGGCGCACGACGCGCCAGCGACATGATCGCCGACTGCTCGACGCTCTTCTCGAAGATCGGCCCCGTCAGGGTGCGGGGCAGAAGAGCGTCGTTGAGGTCAGAGAGCTTGATCGGCTCGGTGACGGGCATGGAGGCTCCTTATTTGCGGCCACGAAGCCGCGAATGAAGAAACCCCGCGAACTCATCCGCGGGGCTTGACGAACGTTGCTTGTTGGCGCTGGACGCCTGTGTCATGTCAGGCGCTGGCCTGCGCTTTTCCGGCTCGGCGGCGGCCTTTGCCAGATGCGGCTTGCGGTCGAGCAGATCGGCCAGGTCGGCCTTGATCTGGTCGGCGTCGATCTCTCCGTCGTCGGAGTAGGCGCCGAACTTCTCCCGCAGGTAGGTGATCGCGTCGTCGGGGTCCTTGAATCCGTCGGCGGCCAGCGCCCGCACCTCGGCGCGCACGGCCCGCTCCAGAAGCGCCTCGGCGCGCTTCTCCGCGTTCTCGGCCCTGGCGAGAGCCTTCTCGGTCTCGCTCTTGTCCTTGTCGCGATACTCCTGGAGCTGATTCTCCAGGTCGCGCCGCGCCCTGTCCGCTTCACGCTTGGCGCGCTCGGCGTCGTTGCGGAGCTTGCGCTCCTTGGCCAGGGCAGCCTTACCGGGGGTTCCGAGCTTGTCGTCGTCGCCCGCTTCGTCGGCGCCCGTCGCGGGCTCCCGTACGGCGGTGTCGACCGTCTCCTCCTCGGACGTGGTGTCGTCGGTGGTGGTCTGCTCGGTGGTGGTGTCGTCAGCCATCGCGGCCTCTCGTTGCTGGCCGAGCCGTCGCGGCTCCGGGCCTTGGGGTGATCACCCCGCAGAGGCGGGGTCGGAACGCCGGAAGGCCGCGCGATGGCGGCCTTCCGGAAGCTTGAACGGGCCTATTCGAGCTCTTCGCCGCCGCCCTCGAACGCTTTGCGCCAGGCGCGGAGCTTGCCCTTCGTGCCGTAGACGCCTGCGGTGGATTCGGCGTACAGCCGCTCCCACTCCTGCACGTGCTCGGGCGGCTCCCAGCGCTGCCCTCTCATAATCGGAATCACATTGCACGAGCAGTGATCGTGGAATTTGTAGTTGCCTCCGCCCTTGAACGCGCGATTGACGCGCCCACCTGCGGTTTCTTCCGAGTGGTAGACGGCGCCGCGTACGGCCATTAGCCCGCAGAAGGCGCACGGGTCGGCATCGGTGACCCTCGCCCAGCCGATCGCCTCGGGATCCTCATCCAGCGCCTCGATGATGGTGTCCCGTCCAACGTCCGCCACGAGCTTCTGGGCTGCACCTTGCGCCTTCTTCTCGGCGGCGCCCAGCCGCTGCTCGATCGGTGGCGGGTTCTCGTCCTCGGGGATCCACAGGTCCTTCGTGGCCCACCGCAGCGATACTTCCGCCTTCCCGCCTGGGATCCCGGCCGGCGCGGGCACGAACACCCCGCGGGAGCGGGCAATGTCCCGCTCCTCGGAGTAGTAGTCGGCGGCGAGCGTCCCCGACATGCGGGCAAACGCCTCCAGCAGTTCCTTCACCGCCTCGATCCACAGTGGGATCGTGGTCGCGAACGCGCCGAGACGGATCAGATCCCACAGCGGGCCGAGTTGCTCGGCCAGACGGGCAGACAGGGCGCGCTGGGCGGCCTGATGCTCAGCGGCCCTCGACTGCTGCGTCATCCGCGGCCTCCGGCTCAGCCTCGCGTCCATGTGCCGCACGGCGGGCGGCGAGCTCGTTGCCGAGGTCAGTCAGCGCCTGCCGGCCCTGTGCGCGCCGTCGGTCTGCGTGGACCCGGCGCCGCTGCCCCTCGGTCAGGCCGACCATCTCCAGCGTGACGTCCGAGTCCGCGGGAAGGATGCCCGCCGCGACCAGCTTTGTCGCAGCGTCGGTCTGGCTGGCCATCGTCGGCGTGGCCGGGTTGCGCCACACCGTTTCGATGCGGCGGGACCGGTCAGGGAGGTCCCCTGTCTGGATCAGGATCGCGAGGCGGAACACCTGGCTCCATGGCGTGTTGAACAGCGTCTGCTTGCGCTCGGCGCGCTTCACCAGTTGAGCTTCGGTCGAGCGGATCGCGTCCGCCGACGCCGGATTGTCCGTGGTGTAGCCCAGGTAGTGCGGCGGCAGGCCAAGCTGGGTGGCCATGATCCGCGCGTACATGTCGATCATCCGCGTGTACACGGACGGGTCGTAGGCGGCGAACTGGCCCACGGTCGGGACCTCGCCGTCCTCGTCCCGCTCCAGCGCCAGCACGCGGCCCAAATAAGCTTCCCAGGCGCTCTTGGCGTTGCCTTCGGCGTCCTGGAACGCCGACTCGGACGCGCCGAGGATGTACCGCTGGGGGGCGCCGTAGAACTCGCGGGCGACCTCCATCCCCATCAGGGTTCGGCAGGCAGCGTCCGTGATGGACATGACCGCGTTCGTGATCTCGGATCGTCCGATCCGGTCCGCCGTCCGCTGACGGTTCGAGATCCGCACCACCGGCGGCAGCCCGAGTCCGTGGTCGTCGCGGTCGATGACCTCCCAGCCGGAGTTCGTCGCCACCACGTGGATGGACGAGTTCGGCAGGTACAGCACCGCCGCATCCTGGTCTTCGATCTTGTACAGGCGCAGCCCGCTCGTGACGGCGCGGGCTCGGGCGTCGTAGAAGACCGTCATGTCCAGCGGCGACTCGATCGAGATCAGCGGCGGCATGTCGGCGTCCTCACTCGACCCGACCGCCGCATACGACCGGCCGTAGATCAGCGAATCGAGGTGCGCGAGCTGCGACTCGGCGACCAGCTCATTCGCCTCCGCGATCTCTTCCAGCTCGGTGGAATCGTCTGGCGCGTCCTTGTACCGCCACGCTTCGACGTCGAGCCGCTGCTCCAGCGCGTCCACACCGATCTGAGGCCACCCAATGACGGTGTGCAAGCCCTTGAGCTGCGGCGGGATCGAAATCCCCAGGTCGCGGATGAGCTGCTCGCCGTTGTAGTAGCAATCCCGCAGCTCCAGGTCGAAACGGCGCGATATCAGTTCGCTCCGCAGCACGCCGAGCAGCGCCGCCTCGTCGTCCGTCAAGGTCAGCAGCCCCAGCTCGGGAATCGTGACGGTCACCGCAGCACCACCGCCCGCCCTTGTCCTCTGCGACCCAGACCCTTGGAGATGGCGTCGAGACGTGCCTGCCACGCCAGCATGGCCGCGATGGCGGCGTCGATCTTCCGCCGTGATGTCGGATGCTCTTTTGCGATCGTCAGCCCCGACCTCGACGGCCGGCGGCGAGCGTTCAGCATGTGGCGGGTCAGCGCGAACGACCCGTCATGAGAGAGCTCGCCGTTCACGATCGCCGCGTGCAGCTGCTCCAACGCTCTGACGACCATGTTGGTGCGGTTCATCCACCACTCGATCGGGTGATTCTGCGACGACCGCACCCGCAGCCGCCGCCCGTACGTGTACTCCCAATCCGCGACGTACGACCGCCAGTCCGCGGCCGGGTCTGCGTAGAAGCCCACCACCCGGTAGCGCTGGAAAGCGGACCGGACTGCGGCCTCGACTTCCGGGATCGGCACCCACCAGTCGCGGCCTGCAGCGCCGTCCGGCTGCTCCCACACCGCGACCTCGAACAGGTGCCCGTCGCTGACGCGGCAGCCGATCAACGCCGTGGCGTCCGTCACCCCACGCTCGCGGTGCCGGGAACCGTCGAACCCGAGCGTGATCCGCTCCCCGTCCGCGACCACCTTGGAGGCGTCCACGCACGCTGCCCACTCCGGCTGAGACAGCCACGAGTCCGATGCGTGCGTGACCTGGTTGCCGTAGTACTGGCGCGACGATTCGGGCGTCGTGGCCGGGTCGTGAATCTCGGCGACGATCCGGTCCAGGTCCACCCAGCCGCGACGCTCGCACGGCGGCTCGTGGATGCGACACCCACCCGGCAGGTTCGCCGAGTCGCCGTAGGCGTAGGCCAGCCCGTTGTACAGCGACCCCGGATCCGACATGTCGGTCTCCGGCGGCCACTCCCGGTGGTCGTACAGCAGACCCTCATCCTTGGCTCTACCCTCCAGGATCTGCTGCAGGTACTGGGCGGACGCCTCGGCAACCGACTCCTCACCGGGCACGTAGGCGTTCGGAGCTTCGATCGATGAGCCGCCGGTCTTGCCCAGGTTCCGGCGCAGCGTCGCCGCGAGCCGCACCCCGCCGTTGACCGGCATCCACGACTCGGTCTGGTCGAGACACACATGCACGGGCCGGTTGCCCTCACGGCTAGTCGCCGCGGCGGTCACGAACTCGATCCGGCCCTTCGGCAAGGCGACGAACGTGTCCATCGGGTCGAGTCCCGGATAGGCGTCCATCACCGGGCCCTCGCGGAGCATCTCCAGCAGCGGCGCCCACGCGTTCTTCGTCTGGTCCTCGCTGGTGGCCGCGATCTGCACCCACGGGGTGCGGATGTCCGACCATGGCCGGCCCACGGGCTGCCCGTCGGCGTCCCAGCCGTCCGGGACGACGGGCCCCATCCCCTCGGCGGCGCAGATGGCGCTCAGCAGCGGAGACTTTCCCGCGCCCTTCGGCCGGCTGTAGACGGCACGCCGGTAGCGCCGCTTACCCGTAACCGGGTTGATCTCGTAGAAGGCCAGGACGAACGCCGCCTGCTCCTTCGTCAGGATCAGCGGCTCGTACTCGCTCCGGTCAGGTGCCGCGAGATGGTCCTCAATCCACGCCAGGACCTCCCAGCCCAGCGTTGGCCGCTCTCCGGGGTACGACGGACGCCACGGCAAGGGAGAACCTCCCTCACGCGTTCTCTGCGGCTCCATCGGGGCGGTTCACACCGGGCAGAACCCGCAGATCCCCGTAACGCTGGCGGGCCGTCTCCTGCACGGGTGGCCGCTTGGAGTCCTTCTCGTCGGCGTCGGCGAAGACGAGCCGGAGCCTTGCGCGATCTTCAGGGGTGGCGCCGAACTTGGCCACCCGTAGCCGAACCTCGGCCGCGAGCGTCCACTGCCCCTTGGACCACATGGCGTCGTGCATGAGCGCGGTGTCGAGCAGGAAGTACCAATCCGACTCGATCATCACTTCGGCTTGAGGCGACCGCTTCCACATCTCCCACCATGCGCGAGTGCGTGGATGCCAGTCGATCTCCTCAGGGAGATCAGGCGGCTCCGCCTTCTCGAAGCGCAGCACCGTCTGCGGAACAGGATCAGCATTCGTACGAGCCCGCCGATGCGCCGGCTTGGGTGCAGGGCCACGACCAGCCACGGAGGATCACCTCCTGAGCGAAAGGGGGTAACAGAAAGTCAAGATCGCGAGGCCCCAGACCTGTAGCCAACCACGGCGCGTACACCTGCCGATGCCGGGCGATCCCCCCATACCGGGCATCCCCCCACCTCAGGCGGAAACCGGACACTTGGTTGTCGCCCTGGGTGATGAGCGTGGCTGTGAGCGATGGGCATGCGCGTCACTACTCGCGCCCATCAAGAGCGTGATGCACGAGCACCCAGCCCATCGACCCGTCCTCGCGAGGCACAGGCACCACCCTTGGTCCGCACACGCACTCGGGCTCGGAGGTGGACGTGTCGTGCGCTACGAGATCACCCACAGGATGGACGTGCAGCACGTCAGCATGCTCGACGTCAGTCATCGTCATCCCCTACGACGAGGAACTGCTGCGCCTCGATGATGCGCTCTGCTGCCTTGATGAGCCCGTACTGGGTGATCCAGTCGAGTGCATCGCTGTCAGCTATGGCGAGCCCTGACTGTCCATCAGGGTTGACCACCTTGGCGATGAGGATGACATCGGAGACGAGAGAACCCTCATCGAGGTCGAGGGTGACGCCCAAGCCATCGACTATGGGGCCGGCAGGCTGTTCCATCGCGGCCCCTCTCTGTCAGCGGTTTCGTCGGTCTCCCGTGTAGTAGCCGACGTTACGCATGTGGAGACGCTGGCAGAAGCCTGCTGCCCTCGGGCCCAGGTACTTCTTGAGCATGCGGTTGCAGCGGGTCCAGTCGCCCTTGGTACCCCATTTGATCTTGGCCCCGCCTTGGCCACCCGTGCTCCAGTAGCGGCGGAGGGCTTCAGCGTTGCCGCTCTTGCGTGCCATGGTCGATCACCTCGGCGTTTCCTGTTCCCGCGATCGCTTGTGGTAGTCGCTAGTCTCGGTCTCCGAGGAGCCGGTCCAGCTTCGCTTCGATGCGCTCTAGGTCGCGCGCGTCTGCCTGGAACAGCAGGTGTTTCGCGCCGAGCAGCAGCGTGGCCTGGATGATGAGCTGCAGGTATTCCGACTGCCAGTTTTCGAACGTGGCCGCCCAGAACTCGGTCCAGCCCTTCTCTGCTATCTCGGGCTGCATCGCGACCGCCTGCCCGATCCATGAGCCGGCGAACAGGACGGCGAGGATGTAGACGGCGCCCCAGCGGCGGAAGTGCTTCATGGTGCGCCTCCTCTGAGGGTGTTTGTCAGTTGTCGATCCATGCCTCTTCGGCGCGGTCGATGGCGTCATAGAAGGCGCTCTGGTTCGGGCCGTCCACGACGACGCCCCAAGCGTCGCCGGTGGCCGGGGTGACGCGCAGGACGTTGCCGGATCCGGTGCCGCCCCATTCGCCATCGAGTTCGATGCGGACCTTGCCGGCGTTGGTGGAGACCTCCCGCCGGCGTACCCCCGTGTCCGGGCCGTCCGGGCTGTCTTCGTCGAAGCCTTCGATGACGACGTCGATGGCGCGGCGGATGCGGGCGATGGATGCGGCGTTGAACGCGGTCTCCACGGGGGTGCCGTCGTCGCCGAGGTGCCGAAAGGCGATCTTGCCGTCGTCGGTGGGGTAGACGTCGATGTCGCCGTAGTCGGTGGGGACGCGGCTGGAGGAGTCGAGCCGGAACAGCGCTTCGTCGAGTTTGTCGATGTCGTTGCGGCTGAGGTTGACGGCGGGGGTGTTCGTGAGCGCTTCGATGCTGTCGGCGTCGCCGGCGACCCGCAGCGAATAGGAGTCGTCTCCGTCCTTCTGGATGTGCGCGACGAGGTGTGAGACCGGCTGCTTGTCGGGGCCGGTCGTGTAGTAGCGGACGATCTGCGATGTGCCGACGTCCACGTCTTCGCCGGCCATGTCGCCGAGGCTGCGGTTCAGTTCCTCTGTGGCCCGCTTGTCGAGGGTGATGGAGGTGCCGTTCGCGGTGAGGGTGGTGGTGCCGTCGCTGTGGCGGTCGAGGGCGATCTCTTTGCCGTCGCGGGTGCGGATGTCTGCGCCGTTGATGATGCTGGGCATGCCTTGGCCGGTGGAGTGCCGGCTGGGTGAGTCTTTGACGGCGTCGGGGCGGGCGGTGTCGCGGAGGGCGGTGGAGATGGCGGACGGGTTGCCGCCGGAGGCTTTGCTGGCGAACTTGCCTTCGCGGTCGCGGGCGATGGCCGACTCTCGGAAGGTGTGGGATCGCATCGGGGCGTCCTCCTTCCGCACAGGCGGCGGTGACGCAGTGTCACATGCGCCGGTTCGTGGAGGCGTCTGGCGAGGTATCCGGCGGGTGGAGACCGGAGACTTTCCGCAGGATGTGCGGGGTGCACGCTGAGTGATGGGCCTACGGGCGGATGGTGGTCTTCACGGCTCCCGGTGGGTGGACTGCAAGTGCTTGGCCGCCTCTCCGATCAAGGCGGCGACGCTGGTCACGGTCACGACCTTCACATCCGCGTGCGCGGCCAGCGCGGACAGGTAGGCGAGTGGCCGGCCGTCGTCGAAGTGGTCGCGGCAGTGCAGGCCGACGCCTCCGTCTTCGTCTCCGCACAGGTAGAGGCGTGGATGGAGGAGCGCGGCGATGAGGTCGTCCTTGGCCACCTTCACGAGCCGGGTCCTCGGACGCTGGCGGAGAGGATCTGGCCGACCAGGTAGAGGGCCTGGTTCTCGTTGAAGCCCGCGCCGACGTAGGCCATGTACGCCTCGTGGAGTTGCACGGCGGCGGCAGCGAGCAGAGTGATCGGGTCCTCGGGATCAGGCATCGGCGTCCTCTCGGCGTGAGGGTTGGAAGCCTTCGCGGAATCGATCAAGGGGAATCTCTTCGCCGGAGGGCATCTCCACGAGGTCATCGCCAAAGAGAAGGCGGACTACCGGCACGCCGAACACTGTCGCGAGCAAGACGATCTCCATGAGTGACACAGGGCGTCGAAGGGTCTCCAGCTGTGTGACCCTGTTCGGTGTCCAGCGCGCACCTTGGGCGCACATCTGGCGCGCGAGGTCGGCCTGCGTCCACCCCTGCTGTTCCCTCAGCTCCGCCATATTGCGGGCAATGACGTGCTCCAATCGCACGGCCACGTTGCGTCTTCTCCTCGTGATGGGCGAGAGCCCGGCGCACGAGGACGCCGGGCTCTCTACCTCCAGGAGCTACCTGGAGGGTTCTAATGGGGGCAGTGCAGGCGTGCGTCTGCGGGATGATGAAGCCATGGGCATGCAGATCATCAAGCAGCCGTCCGGCCAGTTCGCCATCTTCGACTCCGTCACGGACACGGTCATCGTCTGGGACGCAACCGAAGAGGAGGTCGTCGAGTACTTCGCCGAACGGGCCGCTGACCGCGCTCGCGAAGATGCCCGCCGCCAGGTCAGCCACGTCGCCGCAGGGAACCCGCGCAAGGCGTACTTCCAGTTCGCCATGACGTGGGATGAGGCGCTCACCAAGGATCGGAAGCATGGCGGCACAGCGTGGAAGGAGTGCCAGCAGCGTGGATGATCTCGCGAAGCGCCCGGCTATCTGATCCCGGGGTGCCGTTCCGGCGGCCTCCGCATCCGTCCTTGCTTGTCCGCCTTTGCCTTGCCGCCCTCGGACGACGACTTGTAGACGTGGCACCGCTGGGCGGTCCGGAGCCCGTGGATGGGCCTCAGCACCTCTATGCGGTGGTCGGTGCGGTCGCCGAGGTGGTCCACGTCCGTCGCCCCCGGCTCCCCGCACACGTGGCAGGTGTCGCCGTACACGCGGAAGCACTCGGCGCGGATTTCTGGCCAGTCGGTCGGCAAGTCTGCCGAGCGGTCGTGGCCTGCCCACTGTGCGTTTGCCATCAGCCCACGCCCAAGCTTGCGGCGCGCTCCGAGATCAGTGCCCGGATCGCTGCCCCGTCCCCGGCTGCGTCCATGTACCGCTGGTAGAGGGCGACGGCCTGCTCGTACGCCGGTCCTGTCTTCGCCGCGGACTGGTGGTGCAGGGCGTACACGCGGCCTTCGTGGCGCACGGGCTCTGCGCCGAGGAGCGTGCGGTGGCTGATCAGCCACGCCACGTCCTCCGGAGCCCAGCCGAGGAAGCGCTCGTCCTGCCCGCCGCACGCCCACCACGTCTCCAGCGAGGTTACGTACACGCCCGAGGTGGCTGCGGGCACCACCAGATGGTTGCAGCGGTCAAGCGGCGCCCCGCGCCGGTATTGGGCTGTGCCGTCCGCTCTTAGCGACCGGTACTCGGTGTACGGCAGATGCACCCGCCCGCTGACGGCTGCGCCTTCGACCGCCGCCAGCAGCGGCTCCCTCTCGGGCAGCGTGTCCGCGTCGCCGAGCACCACCACGTCCGCGCCGGACTCCTCCGCCAGCCGGACGCCCCGGTTGCGGCAGGCGGCCAGACAGAACGGCTCATGCCCGGTGTCCACATCCACGATCTCGACGCCCGGCAGCAGCTCCCGGTAGCGGGCCACCGTCAACCGGTGGGCGAGCACACGGGACGGCTGAGGTCTCCACGGGATCACGACCAGCACCCGAAGGTCAGTAGTCATGCCCTGCCCTTTCGTGCCCGATGTGCGTCACCAACGGCGTATCGTCACGGCGGCCCCAGTACGCGCCGCGCGCCTTCGGGTCGGTGAACAGTTCCCGGCCGAACCTCGACTCCGACCAGTCGCCCTCAGGCCACGGCCGGCGCAGCGTCGAAGCGGGGATGAGGGACGGGTTGCCGGTGAAGCAGGCCCGGTGCTCAATCCACGAGTAGGTGTCCTCCGTGCGCTGCTGGAAGAGGTTGCCCTGCGCCTCCAGCGCCTCGATCAACCCGCCGCGCTCGCGCTCGTTGTGGAACCACGGCTGGCGCACCAGGGCAACCTGTGTCAGGTACGGGTGGCCATCCAGCACTGTGGCGAGGTCGGCGGCGTCAAGCGGCTGGTTGAGGACGAAGTCCTCCTCCCAGAAGAACACCCAGCGGCAGCCTGCGGCGGCCTGCCAGACACGGCGCATCGCCCGCCAGTACCCGGCCCGGTCTTCGGCGACGGGGACGACCTCGGCCGTGAACTCGGCTTGCAGCCAGTCCCGGTAAGCAGCGTCTCCGGAGTCGTCCACAATCAGCGGCGACCCCACACCGGACAGGTTGGCGCGGATAGACGCGAGCGCCTGCGTGATGCAGTCCTTACGCCCGTTGCCGAGGACGATCAGTGGAACCGACACAGGCGACCGCCTCTCTCGCCATGCGAGGCGGCCGTCGCTCTATTCGTGCTGGTAGAACTCGTAGATGTGAGCGCCGTCGTCAGTGACCGAGCCTGTAGGCCGATAGTCCGCGACGGGCATGTGTGAATCCCAAGGGTCCGCATACTCGAATGTCGTCAGCGGCCTAGCCTCGGGCTGTCTCCACATGGGCGGAAGCTCGTGCCAGCGAAACCTCGTCCCGTCGTCGCCATTCGGTCCACGCAACTCGATCAGGAATGGCTTGTCTGCCCAATCCTCGCGATTGAACTTCGACAGGGCATTCACATCGTCCATCGTCCCATTATGCCGTGAGGGTGCGCCTCACGCCCTCCTCGATCGACACCTGCGGCTCGTAGAAGCCGAGCATGCGGGACGGGTCGCACACCCGGTAGGCGACGCCTGCGGGGGCGTCGGGACGGTAGGTGAAGGAAGGGCTGTACCCGGCCTCCGCGGTGAACAGCTTCGCCAGGTCCGTCATCGACGTCGCCAGGCCAGTGCCGAGGTTGACCGGCCCGTCCACGCCGTACTCCCACGCGGCCAAGACGGCGCCCACGATGTCGGACACGTGGATCCAGTCGCGCGTCTGGGTGCCGTCGCCCCAGATCGTGAACGGGTCTTCCCGGCGGTTGGCGCGACCTTGGAAGGCTCCGAACGGGAACCGCTCGCCCTGGTCCTCGCCGTAGCCGGAGAACGGGCGTAGCACCGTCACCGTGCCGCCCTGCTGCCGGTAGCTGGCCGCCAGGTGCTCGCCCGTGAGTTTCAGCCAGCCGTAGATGGCGTCCGGCTGCTCCGGCGCGTCCAAGCTGATGTGGTCCTCGCGGAGGCGGACCGACAGGCCAGGCTGCTGCAGCGACATCGGATAGGCGGCCGACGACGAGAAGTACACCACCCTGCCGGGCTTGGCCCGCAGCGCCCATTGGAACATGGCGGCATCGAGCTCAAGACAGCCGGCGCCCACGGTCAGCGGTGAGGCGTCGATCGCGGAACGGTGAGGCTCGACCGCGGCGCAGTGCGCCACCAGGTCGAAGCGGGCGCCACCATGCCGGAACAGGTTGAGCGCGTCCCGCCCGTCCGTGATGTCGACGCCGGTCACGTCATGGCCGAGGTCTGACAGGGCGGCCGTGAGGTGGCGGCCGATGAATCCGGCCGAGCCGGTGACGAGCGCTCTCACGGATCACACCCTTAAAGCGTCTGCGGGGATACGGAGGGTGCCGTCGCCGTTGAAGCCCTGGCCGACGAACCGGCCTGGCGTGCGCGGTGTCGGGAAGTCGCGTTTGTCGTCGAACCCGTCCGGCTCGAACTGGGGGCTCTCGGCGCTGGTGTGGACCATCAGCGACTGTCTCGCCAGCGGGTACACCTGGTGGGCCAGCCAAAGCTGGTCGGCCTGCCACCGTTCCACGCCGGCGTGCTTCTCCGGCAGGAGCCGGGCCGCTGCCGCGGCGCCGTCCCGTCTGGCACCCCACATCCCAGCCAGGATCGGCATGCCGTGCTCCGGGTGGTCCCGCATGGCGTGGAACTGCCTGCCGGACGCCAGCCATTCCTTAACGGCGGCGCGCTCACGCTCGCACGGGCGGGAGTCCGCGTCGCGGAACAGCGTCACCTCGTTGCCGTCCCGCAAGGCGTGGAACCGCCAGAACGTCGACCACCAGTCCTCCGAGGCCCCAACCATGCGGACGATCCCGGCGCCCTGCTGGGCGAGCTCGCCGACGACGTGGGACGGGATGGAGTCACCGACATAGAAGCGGCACACGAAGTCGGGGTAGAGCTCGGCGCACAGGCGGACGTTCTCCACCGCGCCCACCCGGTACAGCTCGTCCGGGCCGAACAGGCTGAACGAGATGACCTTCACCCGAGCAGTGCTTTCAGCTTGTCGACGTCGCCGGGCATGCGGTGCTCCAGCCAGGCGGCGTAGGCGAGCCGGTCAGCCTCGGCGGCGTCCGCGTTGTTGACCTCGCGGTAGCGGTCGTCCTCGGCGGCCTTGCCGTTGAGGTAGTGCTGGTGCTCCACCACCACCCGCGGCAGGTACCGGATCCGGTCGATCGCCCGGCCGAGGTCGAGCCACACGTTGTCGGCCCACAGGTGCAGGATCCCGTCCGGCACCATCCAGCCGAGCGCCATCACGATGTCGGACGTGACCGCGACCTGAGTGGGCAGGCGTTCGCCGGCCAGCAGGTCGTTGCCGTAGACGAAGCCCGTCCCGAGGTCGCGCAGGGCCGCCAGGTAGTGCTCGTCCCAGCCGCGGGTGCGGGGCCGGTGGTCGTCGCCGAGGAACCCGATCGCGAAGTGGTGGGGGGCGTGCTCGACGGCGACCTTGTTCAAGGTCGGGCACATGCGCAGCCGCGGACCCACGGTCAGGGCGATGCCGCGGTCGGCGCACACCTGCCGGTAGTCATCGAGAGTGGGGTCGTCGTCGTCGACAGCAACAAGCAGACCGGTGGGGCCGGTGGTGGCCGCAGTCCAGGCGTCATGCAGGTCGGCGATGTTGTGCGGGCGCCCACGCGAGGGGACGATCACCAGCAGGTCAGGCACGGCACCCCTCTCACGTGATGTTGATAGGGCCGCTGCGGATCAACGGCTCTTCCTGGGCGGTGACCGGTTTGACCCAGATCACGTACTTGCCTTCGTTGAGGGTCCCGATCCCGGTGTCGCCGCCGTACATGGCGCGCACAGTGCCGGTGGCGGTGTGCCATTCGGCCTCATGCCATACGTCGCCGTCCCTCTCGGGCTCCACGTCATACGGCATGACCGCCATGTAGACCGGCGTCGTGGGCGTGTACGTGCCCGTCACCACGCCAGAGTGCATCCACTCCTTAGTGCCAGACGGGTAGCAGGGGATGCTCACGAGGACCACCCCCTGCTCAGCGTCGTATCGGCGCGGTCGCGGACCACCTGCGGGGGACTGGATCGCTCGTGCGCCAACCTCTGGCTGGCGCGGTAGCGGACCATTGCCGGTGCGTCGGCGGGCCGATCGTGATGTCGATCTCCTGCGGGAGGTCTCCCGTCGACACGGACGGCGTCGGAATCGACGCGACCGCGGCCACCGCGGGCGGTCTTGCTGTGGTGGACAGCAGCGCCGCGGGGATCGTGGCGTACGCCTGGACCGCTGCCGGAGTAGCAGCGACCAGGATCGTGGTGGTGGGTGTAGGTACCGCGGCAGTAGCCAGGACGATCGCGGGTTGAGCGGTGATGCTCGTCCCGGTGGACGGTCCCGGGATAGCCGCGGCGGCGTTGACCGTCTGAGGGGTGGCGGTGGCATTGCCGCCGGCCTCGACAGTCGGCGCCGGGATGTTCGCGTCCGCCTGGACGGTGTCCGGGGTGGCGGTCGCTCCGGTCGCTGCGGTCGGGCCGGGGATCGCCGTGGACGCCCCTACGACCTCCGGAGAGGCCGTAGAAGAGGCGGACACCTCAGGAACGCCTACGGACGCCTCAGAGGCGACTACAGGCGCGCTCGCGGTGGTCCCAGCCGAGACGTCCGGCTCCGGGATGGAGGCGGACGCCGCGACAGCGCCGGGTGTCGCGGTCGCCCCCGCCGAGGCGGTGGGTGCCGGGATCGTGGCGGTAGCGGGGACTGTCGTGGGCGAGGCTGTGGCGTCCGAGACCAGAAGGCCGCCGACGTTGTCCCAGACGACGGTGGTGTCCGCGCCGACCGCCTGCCAGGCCCCGGCCTGGAGGATCAGCCGCGTCGAGGTGACCGTGATCGGGGTCGCCTCGGAGTGCAGCTCCGCCCAGGAGGAGCCGTCCGGGGACGCCTCCCAGTAGGTGGTGCCCGCGTCCTCCCGGATGCGGAGCCAGCGGTGATCTGCCGGGCTGTAGGAGTGGAAGGCGAGGCTGGACTGGCTGCCGGAGACGACCTTGTAGATGCCGACGAATCCGCCCGCGATGACGAAGAACAGCCGGTTGATGGCGTCGGCCTCGACGATCGCGTAGACCTCAAGGCCGGTGGCCTGCGAACCGGCGTCGACCAGCTCGACCGCGAAGGCGCTGCCGGTCAGGTCGTAGGTGCCGGCGCTGGCGATCTGGCTGAACGCGACCGCCGAGCCGCTGATCTCGAACTGGTAGACGTCGTTCTGGCTGCCGGTGACGCCCGCGTTGTTGGTCGCTGTCCACAGGGCCGTGTCCAGCGTCGTCCCAGTGAAGGTGTCGCGGAGCTCGGATGCCGGAACGATACCGCCCGACACGTCAGGGGCCGGGACCGACGCGGACGCCTGGACGGTGTCCGGTGATGCCGTGGCGCCCGCCGATGTGGCAGGCTCCGGGATGTCGGCCGTCGATTCCACGGCCGCTGGGGCAGCCGACGAGCCGGCGCCTGCTTGCGGTGTCGGGATGGTGGTGGTCGCCGAGACCACGCCAGGGCTCGCAGTCGCCCCGGCGGTCGAAGTAGGCGCTGGAACGCTGGCAGTGGCCTCGACGACGTCTGTGGTGGCCGTGGAGCTCGCGGAGACGTCGGGCGTGTCCACGGAGCTGGTGGCCGTGACCGGTGCAGGAGTAGCCGCTGTGACGGCGCCGACCGCCGGGGCGGGCACCGACGACGTCGCCTGTACGACGGACGGGGCCGCGGTGGCGCCGGCACCCGCAGTCGGGGCCGGGACGGTCGTGGAGGCGGTGACGATGCTCGGGGAGGCGACGACCTCGGCCAGCACCGAAGCCTCAGGGACGGACGCGGTCGCCTGCACCACGGAGGGTGAGGCGGTGACGCCCGCCGTGACAGACGGGGCCGGCACCGACGACTGTGCCTGGACGACCGCGGGCGAGACGGTAGAGCTGGTGCTCGCGGACGGCGCCGGCACTGCGGCCGAGGCCGGAACGATCGCAGGTGAGGCGGTGGAGCCGGTCGTGACCGTGACCGACGGCACCGAGACCGACGCGGTGGCCACCGTCGGCGAGGCGGTGGAGCCCGCTGACGTGGTGGGTGCCGGGACGGTCGCTGTTGCGGGGGCGACGCCCGGCGTGAGAGTCGACCCGGTGGAGATCGTCGCCGACGGCACCGACGTGGTGGCTGCGACGACGCCAGGAGCAGCCGTAGCACCCGCCCCGGCCGTAGGAGCGGGGACGCTGGCTGATGCCGACACCACGCCCGGAGAGACGGTCGAGCCCGCGCCGGTACTGGGAGCGGGAACCGATGCCGTGCCCGCCACCACTGACGGGGTGGCGGTGGCGTCCTGGCTAGACGGGGTGGCACCCGCGATGCCGATCGTGTGACCGGCAGCGAAGACGAGCGACGCCGAGGGGGTGAAGTTCGCGGTGCTCGTCGGCGTCGAGCTGGACAGGGTGCGGGTGGCGAGCGTGGAGGTGACGTAGGTGGTGGACTGCAGGTCCGCCTGCTCGCTGAGCCCGCCGGGGGCGGTCCAGGAGACAGAACCGGGAGCAGTCGGGACACCCGTCGCGAACCGCAACTCCACGCTGTTGGCGGCGGGAGGGGTGATGCCGGGCGTACCGATCGACGTGCCCGAGCCGGACGTCTCCTGCACCGTCGGCGTGGAAGTGGACGCGCCCGAGTAGGCGGCGATGATCACCGTGCCGTCAGCCGAGGCGTCCTGGGAGAAGTCCCACGACGTGGGCTCGCTGCCTCCTGCGATCTTCCAGTAGATGACGACCTGTAGGGCGTTCTCGCCCGCCGTGTACGTACGCAAGACCTGCCAGGTGGCACCGCCTGTGGGGGTGCCCATGTCGTCGAGGGTGCCGACGTCAGCCGAGTGGTGGGCGACCAGCAGGTCGCCGGAGACGACACCCGTCGGCTTGGTGGCGGTGAGCGGCGTCGTCCTCCCCGCGACGGACGTCACAGTGCCGCGCAGGACAGGCGGTGAGGCCGGAGCGGAGCCGTCCGACACGCTCGGAGCCGGAATCGACGCCGACCCGGTGACGACGCTCGGGGTGGCCGTGGCCGACGCCGGAGCCGACACCGACGGGGCAGGAACCGACGACGTCGCGGCCACCACCGAAGGGGTGGCGGTCGCGTCCGTGCCGCCCCCGGACGGCAGGAAGACCGTGAACCCCAACCTGGACACGATCGCGCCGGACGCCAGATGGTTCTGGGCGCCCGTCGCTGCATTCGAACTAAGGATCTTGTACGCGGCCTCGGCATGCGTGAGCCACCCATGGTTCAGGTCCGCGCCAGCAGGCTCGGTGTACGTCGAAGGCGGGGCGAATGTCCGCGCGTTACCGTCGCCGTCCGCGCCAGCGAACCTGATCTCGATACCGCTGCTGCTGGATGGGGTGACGGTGGGCGTCTGGACGTTGTTGCCCGTCCCGGCGCTCACGCTCCCGTACACGCCGGGAAGGGCAGCCCCGGACACACAGATCAGGATCGCAACCGACGACGCCCCGGCATGCGCGACCGAGTACGTGGTCGGCTCCGACCCAGTCGCGGTTTTCACGAACGTCCGGCCACGCGTGTACGTCTGGCCGCTGTTCATGCTGGACGCGAGCGTCCACCCTGACGGGGTTGTGATGTCGGTGGCGTTGCCGCTGTCAGTGAAAACCGCCAGAACCAGCACATCGCCCGAGACCACGTCCGAGGGGCGGGCGATCGTGTAGCCGCCGTTCGCGTTGCTCGCCGTGCTGTGGGAGCGGTACGCAGCAACCACACCGACCCCCGGACATGCGAAAGCCGCCCGGAGGCGGCGACGTCAGGCGGCGTTTGCGCTGGTCAGGCGGCCAAGGTCAGGGCGAAGATCCCGCTCGCGGACCAGGAAATTACGAGGCTCCCGTTGGACGTGGAGTAGTCGCTTCCCAGGTTGACCAACACTATGGCGTTGTTGCCCGCCAGAGCGTCCGCGTAGATGAGCGCGCCCTTCGCCCCCGTGATGGTCGAAGACGACCAGGTCACATCGGAGGCGTCGAACGTCGCCACGCCACCCGACCCGGTGAACGTCGTACCCGTCAGCAGCGCGCCGCCGGACGTGTACCCGGTGCCGGACACCTCGTTGGCGTTGTACGGGGAGACGCCATAGGCGGTGTCCGTGGTGAAGTTCGGCGTGGTGAGACTGTTCGTGAAGAGGGCGACCTTGTGCGTTTCCAGGTCGAGGTCGAGGGCGAGTTGAGTGGTATCCAGCACGTCAACGAACGTGCTGACGTACAGGCCCGATGCGGAGATGGCCACGGTTACGCCCCCTCAACCTTCGAAGTGACGTCCGCCTTCACGGTGTCGGACGGGGACGGGTCGGGGCTGCCGGGCTCCACGTAGGCGTCGCCGCCCACCGACACGCCGTCGGAGCGGGTGTTCTGCCGGTGCTCGCGCAGCGCCTCAGCGGCGGCCTGCTTGCGGTCCTTCGCCTCGTCGGAGGAGTCGGCAGCGTAGGCGTCCTTCGCTGCCTGGAGTTCGTCGAGAAGCCGCTTCTCGACCTCGGTGGCTTCGATCTGGCTGCGGAGTGAGGCCAGCCGGTCGTCAACCGACATCGCCCACCTCCTTCTTCTGTGGTGAGCGTTGGATGACGGCGTGCACGGTTTCGGGGCTTTTGATGTGGACGGACTGCTGGTCGCGGCCGTGCTGGACGACCCGGTTGCCGAGTTGGTCGGTGACGTCCTTCACCCGGCGTCCGTCCTTGCCGACGTACTCGCGGGCCTGGTCGTGGGTGGCGTGCGTCCATCCGCCGGCGCGGACCTGGAGACCCTTGGAGCGCAGCCACGCCCCGTAGGAGCCGTGGCGGTCGGGGTCGTACTCCTCCCGCATCACCACCCCCTGACGTGCGAGAAGCCCGCACGATGGCGGGCTCAGGTGGTCGGACGGTCAGGTGATGCGGTGGTCGAGCTGGAACCCGTCAGCGGCGAGCAGAGCCTTGACGTCAGCCATCGGCAGCGCGTCGAGCCGCGTCCAGCACGGGCACAGGCTGGCGGCGGAGCACATCTCACCGCAGTCTCCGCAGCGCCAAGGCGGGCAGTCGCCGCAGCGCCCGGACGGGAACAGGTCTGTCGGGTCCCCGGTCGGTTCCGGCTTGGTCGCGCCACAGCCCTTACAGGCGAGGATCGGGGCCACGTCACCCCCCGCACGCGGGAAGCCCACACAAAGGCGGGCACAGGTCGGCGGGCGGGCGGGTCAGTGGCGGCGGAACGGGTCCAACACAGCCATCACGAGCAGGTAGGCGACGAGGACGACGGGCAGGAACGCCTTCCACCCGTACGCCGCACAGAAGGCGACCGCGAAGATGGGCGGGAACACGATCAACGCTGAGGTGATCCAGCTACGCATGCTCGTACCGCTGGTGGAGTCATCGGGCATCGGCTTCCTCCGGGGTGAGGAGCCGGGCGGGCTCGACCTTCTCCGCCTCGTCGGCCAGCTCGATCAATCGGGCGGCGATCCTGCGTGCTTTCGCCGGGGTGTAGTCCCACTCGTGGAGTCTGCCGCAGCAGCCGCACCTGCCCGGCATGAGGACCGCGCCCCGGTAGCGGTCGGGCCACTCCCCTTCGCGGAGGTGGGCGTCCCAGTCGTCGTCAAGGGTGAGCTCTTCGCCCTCGTCGCTTCGTGGCGTGACGGCTTGGTTCAGCAGCTTCTCCGCGTCGCCTGCCTGCGGCGGGCGGGAGACGAGCCTCGCGTAGGCGAACTCCGCGTCGCCGCCATAGGCAGAGCAGCGGTGGTGCCAGTCCACGACCTCGTAGACGACGTTGCCGAGCACCGTGATCCGGTCGCCCTCGACCTTCGCAACGTCCAGCCCGGCCGCGTTCAGCCAGTCGCGAGGGAAGGCCGTGTAGGGGGCGGCGTAGGTGACCGTGGGCAGCCCGTACTCAGGCCACTCGATCGTCACGCCGTCGTGGTTGCAGAACTCCACGCGATCTCCAGTGGGGTTGAGGGGTTGGTGCGCGCGAGGCCCCGCACTATGAAGGGCCTGCAAGGTTGAGCGGGCAGCTACGAGCCGGAACGGATGCGTGGCACGCGGCGGTAGTCCTCGCCCTCGACGGGCTCCACCTCGTGGGCCTGGAACCAGGACGTGTACGGCTTCTCTAGGTGGGCGCGGTAACCGCCAGGGACGTCCATGACGTACTGGACTTGCGCTTCCCAGGACCGGTCCGACTTCTGCCTCCACGCGATCAGATACCCCGCTTTCGCGGGATGACCTGGAAGTTTCACCACCGGAGGCTCGCCTTGCATGAGGCGACCCTACCCGGCAGGTCGAACTCCTATTCGAGCCAGATGATCCCGCCCGAGCAGGACACGACCACGTTGTCCGGGAGGTCCAGCCAGATCACGTTCGACGGCGAGACGACAGTCTCAGACAAGGCAACCTCCAAGGTCAGAAGTCATGGGCGCAGCACGGGCAGAACTCCACCTGCCGTACGTCCGTCACAGGCACGAGAGCAGGCGTCCCGTAGTCGGTACCGTCCGGCCCGTCCAATTCGGCTTCGGCCATTCGCCGGCGCTCGGAGTTGTAGGCGGCGAGGAGATCGGAGGGCGTCGCGAAAGCGTGGCCGCACTCCAGGCACACCTTGAACACGCCCTCGCGGGGCTCGTCAACGTCGTGCGCGCCGCAGTGCGTCTGCTCGCAGGAGGAGGACGGGGCGTGGACGGCGAGGTTCACGACCACCTCCGAGCGAGAGTTGATCCGGGCGGGCGGCGGCGTGCAGACAGACCACCCGCCCGGAGGTCTACAGATCAGCGACGAGAGCCAGCCGTGGCCGCTTCGGGATCATCGTCTTGCCGGGCGTCGGCCAGTGGTCGGCGTCCACCCCGCAGTACGGCTCTGTCCAGCGCCGGTACGCCTTCTCGCAGTGCAGGGCGTAAATCTTGGCCCAGTCGGCGGCGAAGTAGCGAGGCAGCAGCCCGCCCGTGTTCGGGATCGGCTCTGGCGGTTCGCCTCGCGCGGCCAACTGCTGTTTGACCTCGCGGGCGCGGGCGGCGTGGCGGCGGCAGAACCAGTGGTTGGTGTGCCAGCCGGTCACCATGTCGCGTTCCTTCACGCGGATGGTGGCGGTGGCTCCACAGATGGTGCCGCCCTCGGTGTGGTCGTGAGCATGCCCGCCAGCGCCGTACACCTCGGGGAAGCGGCACGGGCCGATGTGCGGGTGGTCCAGGTAGCAGCCGGACGGCGGGCGCTCGCGCGGCTTGTACGGGCGGACCCTTGGCCCCTCGCACGAGCCGTTGCCCAGCGACCAGTCGGAGCGGTTCTCGTATCGGGGAGCGTCAGCCGCGATCAGTTCCGAGAGGCGAGGGCGACCCATCCGGTCGCCGCCGAGTGAGCGGCGGACCAGCGTCCAGAACTTGACCTCGGGGTGGGCGACCGGGCCGCGTTCCAACGCCCACGCCATCGCCAGAGCGACTTCGCGGGTGCCGGGCGGCATCCGGTCGTCGGCGTAGACGCGGCAGACCAGGTCATCGAACTTCATGAGCCGGTCGAGTTCTTCGGCACTGCGCTCGTTCATGCCGCGCCGCCCATCGCCTTGCGCAGCGAGCCGAAGTCGTTGAGCCGCTTGACCGCCCGGTCCCACGCCCATCCTTCACCAGCAGGGGTGAGGCGGGAGGAGGTGGACACCTGCTCGCCTCGCGTCCTCGTGTCGTACCGGGTCGTCTTCGTCCGGACGTAGTCCCGTTCGGTGGCGAAAGAGGTCGGCTGGTTCTTGCGGATCGTGTTACCCCGGATGATCAGGCCGATGTCGCCGAGGAAGTCCCACACGTCCTCGTGCAGGATGCGGACGCCGCAGTTCTGGAGCGCCCACGCCTTCAGCTTGTTGGCGAAGTCGCCGATGGCCATGCAGCCGTCCGCTGCCCGGTGGTGGTCGGCTTCGGCGGCCTTCGGCTCAAGGACCGCGATCTCTTCCTCGGCTGCCTGCCTGCCCGCTGCCTCGATCGCGGCGCGCTGCTCGGCAGCCTCGCGGGCTTCGATCTCCGCCGCCCACTTGCGAAGCGTCTCGGGGTGGGAGGGGATCGCCGTGACCGGGGACGGCGCGGGGGCGTACCCGCCCGTACGGCGGATGGAAGGGATGACGTCGTGGAACACCCAGCGCTGGAAGCGGACGACCTGCTTCTGAACGTCCTCGTTCTTGATCCGCGCGGTCTGCCGTTGCCCCAGAACGCGGTAGAAGCCCGGCTCGGTGACGTGCCACATCTGCTGCTCGCCGCCAAGGGTGGGAGCTATCTCCCACCCCTTCTCGTCATCCGGAACGGTACGGAGCATGTCCCGTGCGGAGTGGAAGGACAGCGAGCGGGCCAGGCCCGGCGCTTGGACGCGGAAGCTATCTCCGACGCGAGTGATCTCCAGGTTGAACTCTCCGTTGTCGAAGATCTGGAGGTCGGAACCCGGCCCCTGATTCTCGTCGCGGGAGTCCGAGGAAGTACGGTTGTCCATGGTCGATCTCCTGGTGATGCAGGTGGATCGGCAAGCCTCGGACGGCCGTCGCAACACGACCGTTCGGGGCGCTCTCATTTCGAGATGAGAGCCCGAATTACTCTGAATTCTACTATTCGACCTGCACAAATGCCGGAATGAACGCATTTGCAGTGATCGAATTCGCAGGCGTTTTAGCAGGTCAGGCAGCGTGACGAACGCCACATCAATTGCGCCCGATTTAGGTTAGATATGTCCGTTTACTCGTCGCGCTTGTCGGCGCGGCGGCGGGCCATCTCCTGCACCACGAGAGGCGCGGCCTGGAACGCGATCTCGTACGTCTTGACCTCGGCTCGCGCCTCGTCCCTCTGTCGCACCACCCAAAGCAGCGCAGCCACAAGGACGACATCCCACAGCGTGGTCCAGGCGAGGCGCGGCCACTCCTCGGGAGCGGCCACCCGGTACAGCCACGAGACGATCTCGACCGGCAGGAGCGTCTTCAACCATGCCGCCGCTTCGCTCTTGGCAGGGTCGGCGTACACCCGCCAGACACGGGAGAGGACGGTCACTAACGCCTCTTCGGGATGAGCCGGCGAACCGCGTCAGCCTCGTACACCACCACCGCGCCGGCGACTTCGGCCACGATCCGGGACCGCCCGGTATCGGCCACTACCTGACGGTCGGGCTGCCAGCGCTGCATCCACGCCGCCACCTCGTGAAGGTGGGCGGCGGGCAGCGTGCTCACTCGCCAGCCCTCGGCTCGTGATCGACGCTCCCGTACACGGTGTCGCGAGCCTCGCAGAGTGCGCCGATGAGCCGGTCGATACCCTCCCGATCCAAGGTCACCCCGTGGCCGAGGAACCGGAGCCCGTCGCTGGAAGGAGCATCGCGGTCGATCGTCGCCAAGGTCACGCGCCTCGTCGGCGCGGGGAACCAGAACATCTCGACTTGCTTCTGTCGTCCGGACGCGCAGTCGATGCGCTCGCTGGGCATCAGCTCTGCTCCTCTTCCGGTAGGAGCGCCTTGTCCACGAGAGCACGGGCGTCCTGCCAGCCTCGCTTATAGGCCAGCCCTGCGTCGTCGTCGGGCAGATGCTCGGGCTCGCGAGGGATCTCGATCACGCGGGAGACGATCGCCCGGAGACGGGCGATCTCCAGGCGGTAGCGGTCGATCTCGACCCGCCACTCGTCCATCTGCCGGGCCTCGGACGGTGTGGCTGCTGCTTCGGTGGCGCACTTCTTGCACAGGCGGGGTCCGCCGCAGCGGGCGACGAGAGTCGGGCGCGGCTGGTCGGTGTCGATGACGCCGTAGGCGTGGCCGTGGCTCGTGTACGGCATCAGCGGCTCTCCGAAGACGCGAGATGATCCTGCGGGTCCCGGCACAGCGAGAAGCCGTCCGCCTCGGTGAACGACAGGCGCTCCACCGTCAACCAGCGTCCATGCAGCGACTGGGACGGGTCGATGCCCAACTGACTGCACACCAGGTCGTGCGGCACCGTGAAGTGGTCGGCGGTGCGATGGACGGGCGTCTCAAGGACGGTCTTGCCGTCCACCTCGTACCAGACCTTCACGTCGATCCGGTCGAGTTCGGCGACGACGGACGCCGCCCACTCGTTCCGCTCGGCGAGGAAGTTCGCGCACTGCGCCTCGGACGCCGCCTTCACCTTGTCCAGGTCCCAGCCCTCGACGACCACCTTGTAGGGGCGGTCGCGGTCCTTCGGGTTGCGGTCAACCTGTACCTCGATGCGGTCTGGGTCGCCGAGGAAGTCGAGCTGGTCCACGCGGTGAACGGGCTCGCCGCTCCCGGCGTCCTTGCCGAACGTGCGCGTGATCGTGTGCCAGTCGCGCACCTCGGGCGGCGCGTCGAGCAGTTCGAACTCTTCGATGTCATGAGCGCGCCCGTACGCTTCGGCCGCCTCGCGGGTCCTGAAGACCTGCTGGATGCTGTACCAGTAATCGCCGCGATATCCGCTGGTCGCTACGTACACCTTCATCAGTAGGTCCCCCACGTCACCGCAGGGACAGGCTCGTACGTCTCGGCGAACACGTCCGGCTTGCACGGGTAAAGCTCGCCCTTCACGCCCTTGATGATCCAGTCGCCCACGTTCGCGCGCATGTCGCCTTCGAGCGTGGTGATGATCAGCCAGTCCGGGTTCTTCTCGGTGGGGCCGTAGATGTTCTCGGCGCTGAACACGTCCCAGAGGTGGTTGATGTTGTCGCCTGTCCACTGGACGGCGGTGACCTCGACGGGCTTCTTCCTGTAGCGGCGCATCAGGCGTCCACCTCGCCGGGCGTCCACTCGCACTTCTGCGAGTCCCACACCATGCCGAGCGCCTTGTTGTTCAGCCACTCGGCGCGCAGCTCGCCGAACACCTTACGGACGTGCTCGATGTCCCACCCGCTGACCACGAGATCGCCATAGCATTCGCGGCCACGGTGACCGACCCACCGGTGTTCGACACGGTTGGGGTGGCCGTCGTAGTCGCGGCGCTCCGGCCGGTCATCCTCGGACGGGTTGGGGATCTTGTCGCCTTCGGGAGGACTCCACGAGAAGTGGACCACGTACTCAGGCTCCGGGCGGTCCGGCTGCCACCTCAGCGTGTGCCAGGACCGGACCTCCTGCGGCCCCTCCTTCAGCTCGAACTCTTCGACGTCGTCTGCGAGTTCGTACGCTTCAGCGTCTTCCTCGCGGGCGAACACGCCACGGACGCGGTAGTCGGAGTACGAGCCGGACGTTGCCAGGTACACCTTCATCGGGGTTCTCCAGGGGTTGGTAAGGGGTTTGTGGCGCGGCCCTGATCAACCCCTTGAAAACAGGGCCGCGCGTCTATGGGGGTCGCCCGGTCCCCGCTCCCTCGCATGTCACGGGAACCGGGCAACCAGCGGCTCTACACGGCGGGCATCCTGGGGGATAGACCGTGGAGCCGGGCGCGTCACCAGCACCGGGACGCGCGCTCTTGGGGTTTCTAACGGTGTCTAGGCCGCGGGCTTCAGTGCGGCGCGGAGCTCGTCCCGCTCCTCCGGAGACGGCGGGACCTTCTGCCCAATGTGGATCTGCCGGCCAATCGTGCAAAGGTCGAGCCAGTCGTAGTAGACGGTCTTGCCGACCTTCAGCAGCCGACGCCCCCGATATCGGGACGCCCAGCAGCGCACCAAGGGTTCCGGCTTGTCCAGTCGCTCCGCGGCCTCTGCGATGGTGATGGGCTCCCGCTGCATACCGCCCCCAGACATGCAGAAAGGCCCCCGGCGAAGTTGCCTGAGGGCCTATTTCTGGACGATCTCCTCGTTTATAGCAGGTCACCTATCGCCATGCCAAACGTGGCCGAATTATGGGGCTGGCGTGTCGGACGTAGCCTCTGCTACGGGATAGCGGTCGGCTGGCTCGCCGTAGTGCTCGCGGATCATTCGGATGTGATCCATGAGTTCCGGGTCGGGCCTGAAGCGCTCCCTGCCGAGCGGTATCCGGAGGTGGGCGAACTGCTTATGCCGCATCCGCTCAAGCTCCTCATGGCCGGGCTCGGTGGCGAGGATCTCGTCCGGCATGAGCGAGGTCATGCGGTATTTGAAGCTGGTCGTTGTACCGATCTTGATGTAGTTGCCGATTCGGACGTAGTACACGACCATCCGGCCCTCTTTGCGCGCCTCGTCGAGCCGTTGCTCGACGCGGGACCGCTGGTCCTCGTGGTGGCGCCGGGACAGGGCCAGGTCTTGCGCCTCCCAAGCATCAAGCTTCGCTTGGCGTTGGAGGTACTCTTCGTGCCGTTCCAGATGCTTGCCGCAGAGCGCAATGCCGTGCTCCCGCGATCCGGGGACCACCACGTAGCCGCACTGTTCGCCTGTCTCGGTAACCCCCACGCACAGAGGGCGCGATCTCGGCACATCTACGTGGACTCTCGCCCCGCACCCGCACCGATATGCGCCCTTGCCGCGTAATGTGTCGATGCCCATCTTGCGGCTACATCCGCACGTGACGGTAAGTTCTTGCATGTCAGCCTGCTCCTAACAGGTTGGCCGCGCCCCGGGACGGCTGGAACCGTCGCCGGGGTTCGAATACCTGTTCATTATCGCAGGCCCGGCCGACTTTTCGGCTGGGAATGAGGCATTTATACGCCCATCCCAGAGAGCAAGTTGCAGGTCAGGGCGTGCCGCTGCCCAATTCATCGGGAAGGCCGAAATACTCCTCGACGGTCATCGACCGCTGCTCATCGGCGACGAACAACGGCAGGTGGGACGGCACTACATCGACGCCGCCCTCGCGTCGGAAGCATTGGAAGACCGGGGCAGGAGGGGAAGTGGTGCACATCTCTTCTCCGACGTTCCCGGACATGGTTAAGCCTCGCTGACTGGGCTCGAACCAGCGTCCATCCGGTTAGCAGAGCCGGATGCTCTACCACTGAGCTACAGCGAGGCTGCCACCATCATCGCGCATCAGGGCGTGTGCCCGCCACCTGAAAGCGGACGAGACGGAAGATCCGAGACGACCACGCCCGCCGCGAGACCGTGTGCGGCATGCTCGACCAGGTCCGGCTTGACCTGCTTGCCGCTGAATACGCCCGCGCGGCGCAGCAGCGACGCCCACACCGGGTCGGCGACCGTCACCCCGTGCACGAGTTCCGGCGTCGGCTTGAACGCCGCCACACGGTGCTTGGCAGGGCTGGCGGTCCAGCCCGTCTCCGCCGGGTCAAGGCCCGCTTCCGCGCACGCCTGCTCGACGTCGGCGCGGGTGCACGTCACCAGCCCGGACAGCACCTCCCACGGCAGCGGCAGCGACGCCCACACCTTCGTGTTCGGATCGACGTCGCCGCCCGTGCTGCGATGCCACCACGCCAAGTCCGCTGCCATAAGCCGCATCACCTTGCCAGGACATGCTGCGTCCAGCAGCGGCAGGGCGCCCATCGACTGCAGGCAGGCCAGCCAGCCGGCGCGGGCCGCGTTGTACGCCTGGGCGACGGTGTTCCACGTGGACGAGTCGTCGCCGCGGCGCACCACCATCGACATGCGGTTGAGCGGGCGAGTCTGCCAGACCCGCTCCAGCCGGTCGGCGCATTGCCGCATCACCGCATACCAGGCGCCCAGCATCTCTCCACGCTCGGCGTCGGCGAGCCGGGCCAGAACGGACGGCTTGGCGTACACGACGGCGATCATCGCCCAGTCGGTGTCCGGGTTTGCCTCGCACCGGGCCAGCAGCATCTGCGCCACGTCGTCGAACGGGTTGCCCCTGCCGTTCAGGCTGAACTGCCGGCGCAGGTTCCGCCGCGCGGTGAAATAGGCGACGAAGCAGGCCGCGTCAGGGTCGGCGACGAACCTCTCCTCGGTGATGGTCGCCGCGAACCCGCTCCGGCCGACAAGCAGCAGCCGGCGCATCTCCTGGCCGTCGCCGAGCCTGCCCGCCTTGGCCGCGAGCCGCCCGAGCGCCCGGAATCGGCGGTTGTACTGCCGCTTGGGCACGTCGATGCCCGCTTCCCGGCGGGCGGCGCGGTCGAGCCGGTCGTGCTTGAAGTCCGCCCGGTCCGGGCTCCAGCCGATCTCCTGCCCGGCGAGCTGGGCGACCTCGGCCAGGGACACCGGGTCGCCAGGGTCGCGCTCGGCCCACTCCTGACGGTCGAACAGCCGCGCGACCGCAGCGAGCTGGTATGCGCCATCCTGCGGCTTGGCGAACTCCTCCGTCATGGACGACACCCAGCCGAGGCGCCGGTACGAGTGCGCCGCGGCCCGGTCCAGGGTCAACCGCTCCGGAGTCGAGAGCGAACCGTCCAGGGCGAGCGAGATCAGGTCTGCGACGTCCTCTGGGCGCAGGCGACGGTCGAGGGAGCGGTGCAGTTCGAGCAGCGGCTTGTTCGTCATCTGGGGGCTCCAGGGTTGGTGTGGCGAGGGTAGCCCGGCCGCGCAGCCGGGCGCGAAGGGGTTTCAGGCGCGCCGGCTGGTGTGGTCGTCCCGGCCTGCCGGTTGGAGAGGCCGCCGCCTGTAGGACTTGACCGGCTCTACGCGCGCCCTCGTCAGGTCGGTGTACTGCTCGGCGTCGTACTCGGCCCGGCACTGCCGGCACCGCGCCCCCGCGGGCTGCCCGTCGTCGTCCAGCAGCTCAAACAACTCCGGATAGCCGCAGTCGCAGTACACCCCGGACAGGTGCCTGCTCGGCTGCTTGGTGTCGGTGAGGAAGCGCCTGCACCGGTGGGCGAGGTCGAGCAGGTCGAGGCCGGCGTCGGCCCCGTCCAGGTCAACGAACTCGCCGTCGCGGAGCATCGGTTCGGCGCCGAGCGCGAGCAGCGCGTCCAGGTGGGCGGCGAGGATCGTCCACGACTGCGAGAACACGACGCCGTCGCGGCGCCGGCGGGACGTGGCGGTGTCGAGAGGCTTCAGCCGGGCGACGGTACGGACCCGCTCCTCCCAGGAGACGAGCGTGGCGAGGATCAGTCGCAGCAACTCGTCGGCGGCGAGGGACAGCGGCACCGGGGCGGTCTTGGAGACGGCGACGATGGGGCCGCCTGCGACGGCCTGGAAGGTCTTGTCGAGCCGCTGGTGGACGCGCACGAACAGCTCGGGCAGGTCGTTGAGCGCCTTGCTGATCGCGTTCCGGTCCTGGGGGCAGAACGCCTGGTAGGTGAGCGCCGGGAGGCGGACTGTACGGCCGCTCTCGTCGGAGAGGCGCGGTGCTGAGCAGCGGTCGCCGCGGGCGCACTCCCGCTGGCCATCCTCGGTGTAGTCGTCCGGAGCTGAGTGAATCCAGTATCGGCGTGACACGTGGGCCTCCCCCGAGGTCGGTACGCTAGCGGGAGGCTTCTGTGGCTGCAGGGGCGGGCGAGGTCGAGGCGGCTCTCCGGTGGTGCGGAGGGCCGCTTTCGCGTTCACGGAGAGTATCGCGCATGCAGGCGTTCGTGTTCTGTCCGCGATTGTCTCACTTCCGCACGATCAGCCAAAACCATCCGGCAAGGATCATCAGCCCCAGCACGGCCAGCACGGCGGCGAGGGCGGGCTGCCAGTCTTGCAGGAATAGTGGAAGGACGACGATGCTGACGAGGGCGACCGCGACGGCCACCCCGCCCTTGGGTAAGGGTCGTTCTGCCCATGGTGGGGAGTCCGGCTCCCACTGAGCAGGCGCCGGAGGCTCGGCGTGCTCGGCCGGTTGTTGCGGGAGTGCTTCCCACAGCATGCCGCAGTCGGGGCAGCGCCACGCTATGGGGGTGCCAGCGCCGAGCGGCGGCTTGCACTCGTGGTCCGTCACCATCTGGCGTCTGGGGTCTCGTAGGGCTCTCCGAAGTGCAGTATCACCACAGGCTCGTCGCTGGGCGCGGCGAGGAAGCACTGCCGTTCCTCGTCCCACACGCTTACGGCGGGGTCTTCGAGGACGAGCAGGCTGTCGGCCCAGCCGTGCGTGGTCGAGTAGGTGCGGATCGGCGCTACGAAGGGCATCGGTCGGTCCTCTCTGGAGCCCACTCGGGAAGGTATCCGGGACGGTGGCGGTAGCGGCTGGCGATACGGCGGACGGTAGGGCAGTCCCCGTCCAGGATCCACATGCAGTTGTCGTCCACGCCGGCGCATTCGTGGCTGCCCTCGTGGTCGTCGAGGATCGCCAGGTCCGCTTGGCAGTCGGTGATGATCTGCTGCGGGTCGTTGAACGCGATGTGCGCCAGGTCGTCCTCGTCCACTCCAGGGCTGGGCAGGGCGACGCCGAACAGCTCGGTCCCGTCCTCGGCGTCCACTACAGCTACGAGGTCATCAGCGCCGCCGTCTGGGCGTTCGGAGAGTCGTCCGCGGACCTCCCATGAGGCTCCGTGCGCCTCTTCAGCGAGCGACTTCCGGTGCTCGATCTGCTGGCGTGTCCAGGACAGCATGTCGGAGGTCACGAGGCCGCTCCCGTCTCTGCGGTCTGTTCTGTGTGCCGGTAGGTGCAGTGTCCGCAACGAGGGCAGTGGGGGTGATCGCCCTTGCCGCAGTCGGGGCCGGGGTTCCAGGTGCAGCGCTCGCACGAGTCGCAGGTGGCGTTGAGGGTCCGCAGGCGGGCGGGCACTAGGTCGTGCAGGTGGGCGCGCACGAACTCGCGCCACTCCGCCATGTCGACCCCTTCCGGGTCGGCAGGGCTGATCAGGTCGGCCAGCCACGCCTCGACATCCACCGGCGGGTTCACGATCTCGGCCATGTCGCACTCGTGGCCAGCCGCCCAGCATTCGTGGCAGTTCTGGTCCTGCTCGGCGTCGTGGCCGGCGCAGATGAGGAACAAGCCGAGGTGTTCGTGGACGCAGCCTGCGACGAGCAGCCGTTTCGCTGGCATCTGGCAGGGGCGGCGGGACTCGGTGTGGATGCCGCTACAGGGGAGGGGGATGTGTTTGCCCTCGGCGACGAGCTGGTAGAGGGCGTCCAGCGCGGTCATGGCGTCGCCTCGCCGTTGCTCTCAGGGCAGCAGTCACGGCAGTTGAGTTCATTGCAGGTGCGGCACAGGGTGAGGTGGTGTCCGTCCACCACGTCGCTGGCCAGTTCGTGGCCTTCGTGGGCTGCCATCCAGCGGTCGTGACGTGTGGTCGTCGTGGTCATGTCGCACCTTCCAGGAGGTCGGTCTGTCCGTCGCAGTCTCCCCCGTCGCGCTTCGAGAAGCGGGGCGACGAAGGGGTGGTGATCCCCAGCCGTTCGGCGCAGTCAGGCCCGTACCCGAGACGGCGGGATTCCGGGTCCCACAACTTCTTGCCGCACCCTGCCCGGCACTTCATGACCGGGAGGGGTGGGGCGTCGAGGTCAAGCAGGTCCACTACCGCTCCCGGTGCCTGTCCAGCGCAGCCTCGGTCTCCTTCAGGAGCCTGTCCACTCTGCGCAAGGCACGCCAGCACACCGCCGCGAGCGGGATGCCGACCAGCGCCCATAAGGCGATCACGAGCAGGTCGAGGGCGAGAGCGAGTTCATCCACGGCGGCGGCTCCTCGCCGTTTCGGCGATCTGCTTGTTGATCTGGGCGACCTTGACCCAGTCCCGTTCGGCTGCCTTCCATGACTCCTCGGCGCGTTTCCAGTTCGCGATCGTCTCCCGTGCGGAGCGTCGCACCTGGCAGAGAGTGTGGAAGGAGAACACCAGTGCAGCGAAAGAGAATGCGAGCACTCCGTAGACGAGCCAAGCGGGCATGGTCACGTCTCCTCCTCGGCGGCTTCCTGTCGCTCCATGAGCCGCTGCCCGAGTAGAGGCAGAGCGTACGCCCACGCTTTCGCGAGGAGCTGTTCCTCGGGAGACTCCGGCGGGCGGTAGTCGTCCTCAAGCACGTCGCCTCCTCCTTCGGGTGCGCCGCTGGTACTGGCTCCGTCAGGGTTGGTCATGCCGTCCAGTCTCCTCCTCGTCCAGCAGGTCCGGCGGCGGGTCGAGTGCGTCCCGGAGTTCTCCGGCGACCAAATCGAACCAGTTCCTCGCGCTCGCGCGAGTCGCGGTTTCGGCGTTCAACTCGTACACGTCGGCCAACTGCCGAACGCGGGCGATGGTCGCCTCAGCCTCGCGGAGCCGCTCCATCTCCTCGTCTCGTACGGCGGCGACCACCTCGGCCAGTTCCGCACATGACGGCGTCCAGAACGAGCGGCACCCATCCCCTGCGGTGACCATGACGTACGGCGTCTGCCCGATCCGGTCGGCGGGCTCGGGCTTCTCCACCCGCTCGTTCTCGCCGTCCCGGTCGCAGCGGTAGACCGGCTCGGTGAACTTCGCGGCGAGCGCTTCGGCGTAGCGCTGGCGGAGGTCGTCACTCATCGTCGTCAGGCTCCTCGGTCTCTTCGGGTCCGTACAGCATGTCCAGCCAGGCCGTGCGACGCTCGGCGACCACCAGGGCGAGGCGATCTCGCAGATCTGCGAGACGCCGGTTCTGCGCCTGCTGGCGGCGCCGATAGGAGCGCAGCGCCGCCAGGGTGCTGTCTGTTGGGTGGCGGAGGTCGTGACTCACAGGACCAGCTCCCGGACCGCCAGGGACAGAGCATCAACCTCGGGCAGTGGACGCACGTCCGTCAGGTAGGTTCGCCTGCCCTCGGTGACCCGCACCCGCCCTAACGGCTCCCTGCCGCGCTGCTCGGGGTGGGTGTGCCAGCCGACAGGTCCGGAACCGCAGGCGGACCCGTCGCACTCGACCTCGAAGTACGAGAGGGGGATCAGGCCAGGGTCGAAGGGGTTCAAAGGGTGATCCTCTCGTTGAGGGAGACGCACGCCCACCCGGTTGGGGGCAGAGCGCACGTCGGCATGGTCGGCTCCTAGACGGACACCCGACCGCAGCCAGGGCAGGAGCGCTGACGGTGGGTACGGGACATGGCTTCCGCCCACTCGTGCCACGCCAGGTAGCCGGAAGGGGCGGGAGTGTGAAGGGCGGCGCGAGGGCAGGGGCGGAGGTCGTCAACCATGCCGCACCTGCTCTTCGGTAATCCACAGTGCGCCCTCATCGCTGGGCTCTTCGTCGCGCTCGTGCACAGCCCACGTGCGTGCGCCGTTGGTGCCGAGTGCGCTCCCCTCCGTCATCTCCGTGGCCACAAGGTCGCCGCCGAAGATGTCGTGACTGCTGAGAGCGTTCAGGGCGGCGTCGAGACTGGCACCCACGGCGATGCGCTTGCGTCCGTCCACGGGATTCTCGCTGAACCAGATCACTTCGGCGATGTAGACGACGGCGGGGTCAGGCATGGTCGTTCCTCTCGGGTAGGGCGGCTTGGTAGGAGTCGGCGAGCTCGCGGAGCGCGTCGTCGGCCTGCTTCTGATGGATCTTGGCCAACCGTGACATCCCTTGATCCAGTGCCCAGGCGGCCTTGCCTTTGTGTCTGCGAGCCTCACTCTTCAGGATGCTCAAGTACAGATCGTTCCTGGCCATGTCAGCCCTCCTCGGGCAGAGCGGCGCGGAGACGGTTCATCGCCTCCACCTCTCGCTTCAGGTCGCTTCCTCGGTACAGGTAGGCGCGCAGATCTTCGGCGGAGACGACGACCAGCCCTGCGCCGGCCAATGCGTCGAGGGCGATTCTGGCCCCCTCTTCGGCCTCCCGGCCGGACAGCATGATCGGCTTGTCGAGCATGGCGTCGGTCAAGGCCCGCTTGCCGAGACGGAGTCTCAGGTGCTCCCGCAGCGCCTTCTCGATCAGCTCAGCGGGGGTCATGGGCCGCTCCCTCGATCTCGTCGGCGACCGCGAGCAGCACAGCCACGACGCTGTCCCCTGTGACCAGCCGCTTGTGGCGGGACTTGAACGCCCTCCAGGCGTCCATCGGGTACGGGCCGTCGTCGGCGACGATGGCGCGGATCTCCTCGGCTACCTTGCGGCGTGTGCGCGCTTCGATGTGCGACAGGGACTCGCCCACGTGCCAGCCCAGCGGTCCATCCCAGTACGGGCAGCATGCGCGCACATGCTCTACGCCCGGATGGTCGCCGTGGCAGACGCACGGGCAGGCTTGTACGGCCCCTTCGGGGATCTCAGGCATCGCTGCCTCCTTGTCGTTGAGGTCTCGGGGTTCGAGCGCCCTCTCTGCGCTCCGAACGCTGTCCCGGCCGGTACCGGGAGGGAGAGGGCTGGGGGTCAATCCTTCGCCGCGTAGTACTTCCTGACCTCCGCCTCGACGTCCACGACGCGCAGGCCGAGAAGCCGGTACCACCAGCGGAAGGCGCGGGCGGTCGGGATGCAGAAGTCCTGCACGATGTCGTCGTTGGCGTCGAGGATGTCGAGCACGGCGTAGCAGTCGCACGGGCCGTCCTCGTGGGTGGTGGGGCGGACGAAGCCGATCGCCCACGCCCTCCGCAGGGAGCGGCGGATGACCCGCTTGGGGTCGGAGGAGTCGACGGGCTCGCTGACGGTGTACTGGCGTCCGTCGCCGTCCGGCAGCGCTCGGAACGCGGACACGGCGACGGCGTTCTCGTGGAGTTCGGGCAGTTCCGGCTTGGTGGCAATGGTCGCGCTCATCGGGGACGCTCCGTTCAAGATCGGGTTGGGTGGCCCGGTGAGAACCGGGCCGGTATCGGCGGCGGTGCCGTCAAACAGTTCGGGCGCGGACCTCTTTCAGCCATGCCGCCACTACGGCCGGATCTTCGCCTGCGGACAGCCGGTCGCACGCCTGCCTGATCGCCGTGTCCAGAGTGGAGATGCGGGCCGCGTCCGCTCGGCGGGCTTCCGCAGTCAGGCGAGCATTGACGGCCAGGCTCCGCTCCTCGTGCTGCTCCTGGGCGGCGTCCCGCAGCAGGCCGGCGCGTGACAGGAGCAGGATCACGCCGAGGCTGTAGTCGTCGGCGTGCCACAGCACCCACCGGCGCTCGTTGAGGGCGTCGACAGCGGCCTGCTCGGCGGGGTTGAGCGGCTGGTCTTCGCGGAGGATCGCTCGGGCTTGGGCGGCGTCGGCGGTGGCGGCCATCGGGGTCTCCTCTGGGTCGGGCAGGAAGCAGATGCGGTCAGGCGGCCGGGAACAGCCCGGCCAGCGGGTTGCCGCAGTCCCGGCACCGCAGCGCGTCCGGGGCGGCAGGACGGCCCTGCGGAGGCTCCCCGCAAGAGCCGCAGCGAACGGACGGGCGGGGTCGGCGGAACAGAGACCGCAGACCCTCGACGAACAGGTCCACGAACTGGCGGGGCGAGCGGGGGACGTAGGCGAGCATCGGGGTTCCGTTCAGCATTGAGGGGGCAGCTCGTGGCAGGTGTAGCCGTGCTCGGCCAGCCACCTGCGGGTCTTCGCCAGCGACATCGGGCCGGTCTCAGGAGTGCCGGTCGCGCTCCACACGGCCTGAAGCTTGAAGTCGGCGTAGTGAAGTACCAGCCCGTAGTGGACGCCGTTCTCCAGCACGGGCATCGTTCGGGGAAGGCGAAGATCCTTCGGCATGTCGATCTCCAAGTCGGGACGGGAGGCTCCGGGCAGAGCCCGGAGCCCAGAAGACGGTCAGGCGTCGGCGGGCCAGAAGCGAGCAACCTGCCGCTCCGCCCAAGCGCGTTCACGGGGCGACTCTGAGACGTTGTAGTCGCGCACCAGGCCGGCGTCAGCGCTGAGGAGGCGTCTGACGATGGTCAGCGCCTCACGCGGCGGCAGGTCGTCCAGCTCGGCATCCCGCACCCCGACTGCGAAGCCAGCCAGCGCAGTCACCATGTCGTCGCGTGACATCCGGAACTCGACCCGGAGCGTGATCCGCTCGACGCCGTCGCGCGACATCGTGACGTTGACGTGCTCTGGGTTCGTCATCTCCGGCTCCTTGGTCGTCGGGGGGTTGGGGTCGGTGTCCGGTCCCGGTACGGGACACCGGGACCGGGAGGGGGCGGGTCAGGCGGCGATCGTGCGCTGGTACTCGTCGTCGCGCAGCGCCTCCGCCAGGTCGTCGAGGGCGCCGACGGCGGGCTGCAGCAGCGTGTCCATGACCTCGCGCGCCTGCTCGGCGGTGTCGCCGGCGTCTTCGGGCAGGGCCGCGCCGAGGGCGAGCAGGACACCGTGGACGATGCCCTTCAGCTTCTCGACCACCTCGGGGCTGTCGGAGGGCTGGTCGTTGAGGCGGGTGGTGAGGGCGTCCATGGCCTTCTCGGCGGCGGCGGCGAGCTCGATGGTGGTCATGTCGGTCTCCTTGATCGAAGGGGCGGGTCTTTGCGCCTGTCTCGGGAGTCGAACCCGAGCGGACCGGTACAGGCAGAGGGGCGGGCCCCCGGAGGGGCCCTGAGGCTGCTACCAGCCGGGGTAGAGGGTGGGGGCCTGCTCGCGGGCTCCGGCCCAGAACGCGTCCTCGGCCTTGGGGTCCAGCGCCAGGCTGTCGGCCGCGGCCTGCAGGTCCTGGAGGGTCATGGCGGGGTTGTCGATCAGGAGGATCTTGGCGGCGAGGCTGGCGTTCATCTCGGTCTCCCTGGTGTGGCGTCCCTTGCTGATGACTCGAAACTACCAGATCTGGCTTAGTCGTCAAGCCTTCTGTGGCCTACTCGCTTCACCGTCACCATGTTGTGACCGAGCCAAGAACGGCTTGACCGCCACGCCGCCGTCGGTACGCTGATCGCGTGAGCCACAACCATGACGTCGTTGGATACGCCGAGATCATCGACCGCGCGCGCGACGAGTTCGAGGCGGAGTTCCCCATGAGCACCGTCCGCAACTGGGAGAAGTACCGGCGCGCCTGGGTGGCCAAGGGCTCCCCCGCGCGCTCCGGCCTCCGCCCCCGCGAAACGCCCATGCCCGAACCGGTCGCCACCGTCAACGGCACCCCCGCCTGGTGCTGGCAGAAGGTCCGCGAGTGGCTGCTCCACAGCCAGCGGGTCGAACAGCCTTCCACTGACGGCTCCCCCGAGTAGGTCACCGGGACTCCCCTGTCCTGCTGGCGGGCCCGTCATGCCCCGTCACGAGCTGGACGGCGGCAACGTGGGGGCAGTCGGCCTCGCCCGTCTCGCACGAGCACAGCCATCGCCCGTCGTAGTTGCGTCGCACGAAGTAGCGGCCGGACTGTCCCTGCATATGCGCACGTACAGCCAGCGGGCGGTCGTTGTCGTCTCGGCCGGTGGCCGCGAACACTGTGACCTTGCCTGCTCGCAGGTATGAGCAGGCTTGGGAGCGGACATCGACGGCCATCAGGACGCCTCCCCTGCCCGGTCTGCGTTCTCGGCGGCATGCTCCCGCCCGTGCAGGTACCGGGCGTCCACCAGGAGCACGTCGTGGCGGCGCAGGTAGCTCTCGATCTCCGCCGCCACCTTCTGCCGGTCCGAGAGGGGCAGCCACGCTCCGACGGACCGGAGTGCGGGATGGACGGCGTTGAACAGGTGGTCGGAGACGGTCACGACGCCTCCCCGGACTGGTGGGAGGCGGGAGCGGTCAGGCAGTCACAGTCGCCGCCAGGGCTGCACGCGACACACCGGTAGGTTCCATCCGGGTGCTTGGTCCACTCCGCCTCGGTGACCGTGGACGCGTCAGCCGCGTTGTCGAAGTGGACGATGTAGCCCTCGCCGGACTCGTCGAACATCTCGGTGCAGTCCGGGCAGCCGCATTCCACGAACAGGCATGACTGCTCGCGCTGGCGCGGGACCCAGCCCGGCTCAGTTTCCTTGGCTGCGTCATCACTGGACCTGAAGTGCGGCTGAAGGTCCCCGTTGTCCCACAGGGCACCGGTCTCGGCGTTGACGAGAATCCAGCAGTTGTCTGCCATGTTGTTCGATTCCTCCATCGAATAGCGATCTTGAGAGTCAAGATCCGTGATCTTTCTCGGACTGGTGAGCGGACAGCGGAGCGCCAGAAGCCACGCTGAATCGCCTAGCGCTCCGCTGTCCGCTACCGGGAGACCGGAGCGGCCTCAAACTCGGCGAGAGACGGCCTCTGGGGCCCGCTACGGGCATCCCCGCCCGAGCCGTCCCCCGCCGTTCGCGCCGCGAGGGCGGTCAGGTCGAACTCTCCGGCGCGGACCCCCGCCAGGAACGCCGCCCACTCATCGCCGTCGAATCGCAGCGAGGGCCCGTCCGGATCCTTGCCGTCCCGCACCAACACGCCGCCCCCGTCCGCGAGCGGCGCCACCTCGACGCAGGACCCGGCGTTGCAGGCGCTCGCCGTACGCCAGGCGGTCACGACGCGGACCCGTTCAGGACACGAGCCACAGCCAGGGCCTCACGGAAGCAGTAGCAGTCCTCGCCGATCGCGCCGTCGCAGGTGTCGTGCAGACGTCCTCGAACCTCGTCGTCGAACTTCTTGGCCGTCTTCTCCAGCCAGGAGGCCAGAGGCTCAGCCAGGAGCGGGTTCACCAGAGCCATCCACTCTGCGGTCTCCTTCTCCAGCGGCTCGTCGAGGACGTACTCGAAGTCGTCGTCGAAGTCCGTACCGGGAACGTTCCGCCACGCCACGAGGCGGTCGCCGTTGTCGAGCGACTCCCACGGGCCTGCTAGCGCGTTGCCGCCGCTCTCGCGCAGCCGCGCTGCCGCCTCTCGGAGTTCGCCGGCGAGGGTCTTCTCAGTCGTGATCTCAGCCATGGTCGGGGGTCTCCTCTTCGGCGGCTTTGGACGGGATGAGGGCGGGGTAGGTGTGCTCGTGGCCGCTGGCAGCGCGACGGAGCTCGCCGATCGTGGCGTGCCAGTCCGTAGCCACGCGCTGCCGTGTCCTGCACGAAAGGTCAGGGCAGGCGACGATCAGCGAGTCGCCCTCGGCGACCACCTCAAAGCGGTCCACGTCGGCGACCGGGGCGAGAGTCTTCTCGGAGGTGTCAGCCACGGACAGCCACCTCCTGCGGCCTCGTGTCGGCGAACATCCGCGCGGGCCGCTCGAACTCGTCTCGGGGGAACAGCCCCTCCTGGCCGGGAGGGTCCGGGATCGGAGTCGGCTCGCCCGGCCCGCCGTCGTCCTCGTCGCGGAAGTACAGGCACGTGTACTGGTCGCCCAGCCGGAACTCGTCCTTGCGTAGCCACTCCGCCGGCGTCTTGCCCGTGTAGGCGACGAGGATGATCGGGCAGGCGTTCTCGTAGTCGTCGTTGCGGGCGGGCTTGTCGTGCACGCAGCGGTGGCAGTTGTTCGCCATCCAGGCGTAGCCCTCGGTGCCGTTCGAGAACGGCGACCCCTCGGCGGCCTTCGCGAACACCTCGTCGGCGGTTGGCAGGCTCATCGGGCGGACACCTCGCCCCCGTGCTCGGCGTCGGACAGTTCGCCGGACTCCAGCAGGCTCGCGGCCAAGCCCATCGCTGTGGCCTGGATAACCACGGCGATGCCGCCACTCTTGCCCGCCGAGACATCGGCGACGGCGTCATTCAGCCGAGGTTCGGCGTAGGCGCGCAGTTCGGCGACGCAGCGGGCGCGCTCGTCGGCGCGGATCTCCGCTTCCGTCGCGGTCTTGGTGTCGCTCATTGGTGGTCCTTCCTGGACTGTCGGGTAAGAGCGGGAGGGGTGTCGAGCACGGGGGCACTGATCAGGTGCAGGGGGGCGGGAACGGCGTCGTCCGCCTCTTCCAGGCTGGGTGTGGGCAGTTCCAGGCCGCCGAGCACAACGGACAGGACGGGCGGGACTGGGCGTGCGGCCTCCACGCGGGCCAGGACCGGCCAGTCGTCGGCGCGGATCCCGACCTTTGGCGGCGCCCACGACCCGTCCGCCTTGCGGTAGTTCTTCTCCCAGTCCCACGGCAGGTAGCACGGCAGCAGACCGCCCCGGTTCGGCAACGGCACCGGAAGGCCGGCGTCACGGCGCCGCTTCTCGGCCGCATTCGCGGCGTCCGCCTCCTGCCGGTGACGGGAGCAGAAGCGGGCCATCTGCCAGGTGCCATCCACAGGGTTCGTCACCTGGAAACCGACCATCGGGCTACGCCCGCACAGGCGCTTCGCCCGCGGCAGCTCGGCCACGCACCCGGCGTCGTACGGTTCCGGGTCCGGCTCGTACCGGGGCAAGTCAGAGCGGATCAACTCCCAAAACCGGAAGTTGTCCAGCCCCATCACCTCGCACGTCCGCTTGATCCGCGCGCCTCGGGGAGCACGCTCCACCCCGAGAACCCAGATCGCGGTCACGACGAACATGCGCAGGTCGCCGCCCCACCGGTTCGGGTTCGGGAACCGGGTGTCGTTCATCGCCCTGGAGATGTCCTCGCGGACTTTCAGCAGGTAGCGAAGATCTTCGCCGTTCACGGGACCTCCTTCGGGTCAGGAACAGGAAGCGCCGGCGAAGGCGCCGGGTCAGGAGGGGGCGGATCCGAGAGCACCTCGTCCAGGAGGCGGATCAGCTCCCGTAACGGCGGGCCCCAGTTCGAGCCGCAGCGGCACACCAGCGAGGCAGGACCTTCGCCCGGCAGGCAGCCGCCGCAGCTCGGGCACGGGTTAGAAGGGAGGCGCATCAGGCGCGCCGCCGTTCGCCCACGGGTCGTCACCGCCGCCGGTCGACCGCTCGGCAGCCTTCGCCGGCCAGCGCAGGTTCGGGCCGGCCGCCTCGACCCGCACCTCGATGCGGGACTGCTTGACACCGTCCTTCTCCCAGTTCGACTGGAACGCCTGCCCGGACACCACCACCGCGGCGCCCTTGCGAAGGTTCTCGGTGATGTGCTCGGCGAGCTGCTCCCACGCCGTGCACGTCCAGAACGTGGTGTCAGCGTCTTCCCACTGGTCGCCGTTCTTGCGGCGGCGGGACGTGACGACGGTGAAGCGGGCAATCGCCTTGCCCTGCTGGGTGAACTTCAGCTCGGGATCGCCGGCCATGCGGCCGGTGAGGGTGATGGGTGCGGACATGTCTAGGCGCTCCTTCGCGCGTTGGACTCCCAGCCAGGTGCCGGGATGAAGTCGGGGGCGATCTGCCAGGGCCAGCTACCTTCGCCGCCGTAGGTGAGGCGGGTGGGCCAGTCGCGGTCGTCTCGGGCGCCGCGCCATGCCTTCACGGCGACGGTGCGGCAGCGCTCGCCATCGCGCATGTCGGGATCGTCGGGTGCGATGCCGAACCCGAACTCCGGCCAGCGCAGCAGCAGGCTGGAGCCGACGGGGCGTACGGAGCGGTTCTTGCCTTGCTCGCCCTGCCCCCCGTGGCCGGCATGTGCCTCGATGACCATGGCGCAGTCGCCCAGGACTCGGGCCTGGTCGAGGACGGCCACGGTCTTGCGGGCGGCGTCTTCGTCGTTGATGTTGCCTGCGTGCAGACGGTAGAAGGGGCCGATGAACAGCAGGTCGGGCTTGTGGGCGGTAACCCGCTCAAGCAGCCAGGCGGCGTCGTCGGCTCGAAGAACGTCGATGCCTGCTGGCCGATGGATGAGCCGCAGGGCGCCATCCGGAACGCGGTGGCCGAATTTGATGGAGCAGGCGGCGAGTGGGCGAAACTTACGGCGGGACTGCTGCTCGGAGTTCTCGCAGTCGATCAGCAGAACCCGCATAGGCGGGATGTCGGTCCACTTGAACGGGTGCAGGCCCGCAGCGACCATGACCGCCATCTGGCGAATCGCCATGGACTTGCCCAGGCCCTCGAACCCGGTCCACACCAGCCGATCGCCACGCTCAAGCAGGTTGGGAACGACCCAGTCGTAGTCGGTGTCGTCGACTGAGATGAACTCCCACAGGTCCGGCGCAAGGTCGGGCTTGGACTCTTCCTCGCTCGTCCAGATCGGCACCAGATCTGGAAGCTTCTTGCCAGCAGCGAAGTGGTCAGTGGCGTCCTTGCCTACCGCGGGCTCCACGAGGCGGATTGACGAGGCGACACCAAGGAGCGCATCACGGACCTGACGGGCGTGCGCTTCGCCGGCATCGTCACGGTCGCAGATGATCGTGACATCAGCCTCGCGGAAGACCTCGGTGTACTCCGGTCGCCACTTGCCGGCGCCGCCGGGGTTGCAGGTGGCCACGAGACCCTGTTTCTCCAGCGTGTGGACATCTTTCTCGCCCTCGGTGATGAAGATGACGTGGCCATCGCGGATGCCCTCGATGACCTTCGGCAGCCGGTAGAGCGGGCGCCGGGTGTCGCCGAGTCTCCAACTCCATCCCTTGGGGCGTGACGGGTCCGGCACGCGGCACGGGAACTGCTTGTCGGCGGTGCGCATCACCTGGAACAGCAGCTTGCCGTCCTCGTCGACGTAGTCGTAGACGGCGACCGCCGGTCCGCGCGGAGTCCACTCGGCGTGCTGGTCGCGTTGCTCTCGCGGCTTGCACAGGTCGGGCCACGACAGGCCGAGCGCGGCGAGGATGTCCTCCGTCTCGCACATCGCGTGGCAGTGGAAGACCACAGGCTGCTCTTTGCCGCGGGTGACGGACAGGCTCTGCTTGTTGTCCGGGTGGGCGGGACACAGCGCCATGTAGCCCCCAGGCTGGGCGCGGACGCCTTCGAGCCGAGGGAGAACGAGGTCGTTGAGGATGTCCATTAGTTGTTCCAGAATTCGTTGGCGACGGGTCTGCGGGTGGGTCGTTGCTCCTTGTAGCGCCGGCCATTGAGCCAGCCCTGAGCCCATTTGGTGCGGTCTGGGTTGCGGCGGGGGTCGTCGCGGAACCATGCCGCGGCTTGGATGATCAGTTCGGGGTTGTCACCGCGGGCTACGGCTGCCTGCCATGCCTTGAAGGCGTCGAACTTGCCGCCTTTCTCGGGGTAGATTTCCCAGAAGCGGACGAAGTCAGGGTCGGATTCGTAGTCCTCGGCATTCGAGCGCCGCTTGCGGCGCTTTCCCCCTGGGGGGGTAGGGGGGGTCTTTTCTTTTGTCTCTGTCTCTGTCTCTGTCTCTGGCGATCGCTCCCGACTCGCTCCAGCGATCGGTGTGCGACGTGCATTGTGGTCGTGCAGGTCAGAGTCCATTCCGGGGATCGGCTCGAAGTGGGAGCCGTTGACTGATGGCGCGCCCTCTTCCGCCTCAACCGCCCCTTCCCCGGTCCTTCGGGCCCCGTTTGAGGAGGGAGACGATTCGGTGTGCGACTCGCCCACCCGATCGGTAACCGAGTCGGAGGTGCGATCGGTGGAGCGATCCATGCCGGACCGGCAGTGGATGCATGCCTCGTTGAACTGCCCCTTCTTCTGGTGCCACCGGATGTGGTTCCCCAAGGTCCCGCCAGCGGCCTTGTCCTCGGCAAGCCGAAGCACCTCAGCTCTCGTGCGGTTCCGCTTCCCGTAGGCGCACACCAGAAAGCCGCCTTCGACCCGTTCCAGCAGACGGGCCTGCACCAGCCGCTCAGCGTCGCGCAGCCCGTTGTCCCACGTGTCGGGGTAGACGAGGATGCCGACCTCTTCCTCCGGCACGAAACCGTCCGACAGGTTGCGCTTGCAGTACAGAGCCATCTGCACGTACAGATCCCGCAGGCCGCGTACGTCGGGGCCGTATCGAAGCAGGCTGCGCACCTTCGGGTCCTCGGCGAAGTTGACGACCAGTTCGATGTAAATCTCCGCCGCGGCAGCCATCAGGCAGACCTCCTACGGGCCGCAGGCCGCGGGGCTCTGGCGAACGACAGGCGGCCGAACTCGCCGAATTGCTCCTTGACGTAATCCCGGCCGGCGTTCCCCGTCTTGCGCGTCATGTTGCGCTGATGGGCGACAGCAGCAACCGCGGAGATGTACTGCCGATTGTGGATCAGACCGTCCTCGGTCCCGCAATGCCGACAGAACCGCCCGTCGAGGCGGGTCTGCGTGAAGCACCACTCTTCACAGACCTCGCACTGGCCGATCGCGATGCGATAGTCGCCGGCCACCGCATGCCAGTTGGCAGATCGACCCGGCTCGCCTGCGGCCCTGAGGATGACGACAAGCTCGCCGCCAGGCTCGTCGGGTGCCGCGACAGCCTTATGGAACTGGCGCGTCTTGTGCAGTCGCTGATTGTGGCCCCCCTTCACCTCGCACCAGACGTTCTGGCCGGGAAGCCGAAAGTCTGCGAGGTAGCGGACGCCACCGCCGAGGTCGACGGCCCATGGCTCGTACTCGTAGTACCAGCCGAGCGTGTCGAACGTGGCTGCCCAATCCGCTTCGAGTGTTGAGCGGTAGGTGGTCCCGTTGTAGGTCAACGGGACAGCGCGGATGTTCAAGGTGCGGGAGGACCTTCCGTGCTGGTGGTGCCAGTGGGACAGGTGGACCTATGTCTCATAATACGCACTCAGTACGTGTTAAGAGAGCCAGTTATGAGGACACGCAAAAGATGCGTGTTTTATCATCAGGTTGTGGTAACGCGCACATGAGACGCTGAAGGAGTGGAGCCCGAGATGACCGCTGAACTGGTAGAAGCCGCGACCGCCTACAACGAAGCGCCGAAGCGGCTGCGCGACGCGATCGTGAAGGCTGCCGAGACCAGCGACGCGACCGCCACGGAGATCGCCCAGGCGATCAACTTCACGTACTCCGTGGACTACGTGGCGAAGATCGTGCGCGAGGCCGGCGTTGCCCGCCCCCGCGGCCGGCGTCCTCGCGCGCCGCGCTCCGACTCCTGATCTGGTTTGGCGGGTACCGGAAGAGGTCATGACGCCTCCCCCGGCCTGCGTGGTCGCCATTCCTGGTGCCATCTGTGCCCGCCTCCTTTCGCGTGTTCCGAGGGCCGCCCGCCCTGTAGCGGGCGGCCCGTTTTCGTGTGGTGACCAGCTCAGGTGTCAGCTGAAGGCATGGTCATGAAGCTGGTCCGTCGCCAGTGGCGCGGAGAGCCCTGTGGCACGGCTCGGCATGTCGGCCGGTTCGGGTCGGGCCCGGATTGTCGGGTCGGCCTGGCGAGAACGTGTCGTGTCCGGGGCTGTCGGCCAGGAGCGGGTGGGCGTGGCATGTCGTCGAGGACTGTCGCCGGGTAGGCGAGGTGTGTCGGCGCGGAGCGGCTGGGCCGGCGTGGACAAGTCGGCCGGGGGTAGCGCATGGGCCGGCGTGGGTAGTCGCGTTGCCGTGGGAAGGCTCGGCTCGTCGGCGTGGCGAGGGATGGAAGGGTCTGGCATGTCGGTGTGATTTGGCGGGAACGAGACGGGGCTGGGCTTGTCGGCGCGGCGGGAGTGTGAGCAAGGCGTGGAGTGTCGGCCTGGACGGGGCGGTGCTGGTTTGTCGCGCAGGGGTGGCTAGCCGTATCGGTCACGGCGTCGCAGAAGAGGGCGTCCATCAGATCCGCTCCCAGGCCAGCAGCTCGAACTTGCCGTCCGACCGGCCGCGGTCGGCGCCGACGCCGATGTCCTCGCCGCGCTCCCAGATGCGCCCCCAGGCTTGCGGGGTGAGGAAGTCGTCGTGGACCTTCAGCTCGAACTCCAGGACCGGCGACTGGACGTACTCGACGCGGTTGATCGACGAGCGGGGCCCCTGCGGGGTCATGACGTGCTTGATGCGCTCCTCAACGCCGGTGGGCTCCTTCACACCGAGCCCGATGTACACGTCGGGGACGAACACCCGCTCCGACAGGGTCGCCATCAGCCCCTTCCGGAAGCCCTTCGGCAGCGGCCGGCCCACGTCGCTTCCGGTGGCGGTCTTGCCGTCCCAGTCGACGCCGGGGTAGGCCGAGTTCGCCCACTCCTTCAGCGCCGCCTTCATGCACCGGCCCTCGTAGGCGAGCTCGCCCGTGTCGGGGACGCGTTTGAACCCGTTGATCGACGGGGCGGCGTCGGACTCCATGAGCGCGTCGGCGAGCTCGTCCGCGGACGGCTGACGGTCCGGGAACCGCTCCGTGAGGGTCTTCTGCACGAGCTCTTGCAGGTGCCGGTCGCCGATGTCCATGCGGGTCTTCAGCCAGCCCTTGATGACGGACGGCGACGACGGAACCCCTCCCACGATCTTGTCGAGGATCTGCAGCCGGACCCGGTAGCAGGCCACGCTGGAGGAGGTGCCGAAGATGTCGACGGCGCCCATCAGCCGGCCGCCTTCCGGTCCGCGGGGACAGCGGTCAGGCTCGGGCGTGCGGTGGCCCGTTCCAGCGCCGCCTCGGCGTTCTTGCGCTTGTGCTTCTCCTCGTCGACCTTCGCTTGGAGGCTGGCCACGTAGTCGGCGACGGACGGCGGCAGCTCGATCGGCTCGGCCAGTTCGGCGCGGGTCTGCCGCAGCGCCCGCTTGGCCTGCCCGTAGCGGACCACGACCGACTGGACCTGCGTCGCCCCTTCGAGGGCGCGGAACAGGTCGAACAGCTCGCGCGGCGTCTTGCCGTCGAGGGTTTGCCCGGTGATCGCCTCGATGTCTGCGCGGACGCCGGGGTCGTGCTGGATCAGCGCCACGACGGCGTCGAACTCGTCCGGGCTGTAGTCCTGGGGGTTGCGTGCTCTCATCGTTGAAGTCCTCGGGGTGCGTGGTGGTCAGGTTGCGGAAGCAGCGGCGCGGCTTGCGGCACGCTGGCGGCGGCGTTTGATGGCGTCGCGCTCGGCGTCGGTGGTTCCGCCCCACACACCGACCACGCCATTCGCCAGCGCCCACTCCTTGCAAGAACTGATGACGCGGCAGCCGCCGCAGACCTTCTTGGCCTTCTCGATCTGCAGAAGGGCGGCACCGGTGTTGCCGATCGGGAAGAACATCTCGGGGTCGATGGAGCGGCAGGCGGCGCGGCGGCGCCAGCCCGATCCAGGGCTAGTCATGGGATGTCGTCTCCGTTTCGTCGTTTCGGGTGGGGTCTCCAAGGGAGAGCGCTGCCGCTACCGCCTTGTAGGCGACCGCGGCCACCAGGCTCGGGTGGTCGTGGACGACGCCGCCCCTCGTGTGGCAGCGCTGGGCGAGTGCGTACGCGAGCGGATCGGACAGCGTCGGGTTCGCGCGGAGTTCGCCGGCGCGAGCCTCGAAGTAGGCCGCGGCGTCCACGCAGGCGCGGTCACGGGCATGCTGCTCGTGGAGCTTGAACTCGCCGCGTACGATCGCCTCGATGTCCACCACAGGGACCGGCAGCGTGACCGACGTCGGTTCAGGACGCATCGGCCGCCTCCTCGTCGAACAGGGACGGGGTGACGTTCGGGAACGGGCGGTTCGACCACAGGACCTCGGTGCGGGCCGACCACTTCTGCGCCTGCCCGGTTGCCGTCGGGATCTCCACCCGGTGCCAGCTGCCATACAGGTCGTCGTACAGCGGTGAGTCGTAGCCAGACAGCACCACCGCGGCGTCGCAGTCGAGCAGCGCTTTGGCGAGTTCAACGTGCTGGTCCTCGCGCGGCATCTCGTGCAGGTAGTTGACGCTCGTCCTCGTCGATGCGAGGTAAGGCGGATCGACGTACAGGCAGACCTCGCGGTGCTTGCCGTAGGAGGCGATCACGTCCAGGGCGGGGCGGCACTCCAGCGAGACCGCGGCCAGCCGCTGAGCCGCGGCCGCGATCCGGGTCACGTACGCGGCGAGGTAGTCGGGCATCCCGGTGGAACCGACCGGTCGGACATAGTGCCGCCAGCCCGTGTTGCGCAGGGTGCCGCCGCGGCCCTGGGTGAGCCTCACCCACACGCGGCGGGCCTGCTCCAGCTCGTCGGCGGCGGGCTCGTACGCGGCCGTGTGCTCGGCGCGGGAGTGTGGCGTCAGCGCGCACACCCGCTCTAGGTCCGCGGGCCGGTCTCGGAGAATCCTCCAGAACGCCATCAAGTCCTGGTCCAGGTCATTGACCGTCTCCATCCGGGACGGCGTCTTGGCCAGCAGCACCGCGAGTGACCCGGCGAACGGCTCCACGTAGTGCTCGTGGGTGGGCAGCAGGCGCACGATCTTCTCGGCGAGAGTCGTCTTACCGCCGTAGTACGTGAGTGGGGGCTTAGGCATCGGCCGCCCCCTTAGGGGTGACCGGCGCGGCGGTCTTGGGGTCGGGCAGGTCGAACAGGACCTCGTCTTGCGGGTCCTCGGCTCGGGCGTCGCACACCCGGTAGTGGTCGGCAGGGGTGGAGCCGTCGAGGGCGGCCTGCTGGCAGCACGGGAGGAGGCTGGTCATGCCGTCACCCGCTCGCGCAGGACTCGCTCGTAGCGCCCCGCCGTCCGCCAGGTGACGCCGATCCGGGCGGCAGCCTGGTCGCGAGGCTCACCCCAGGACCGCAACTCCCTGTAGTCCTCGCGTCTGGCCGCAGCGTTGGCGCGGACAGACGCGATGGCGAGTTGCCGGGCGTCCTCGCGAGACATCGGCGGAGGAGGCCCCTCCGCGGGGCGCCCGGCCCGCTTCCACCGCTGGTAGCAGGCAGAGCACCAGCCACGCACCGCCTTGCCGTCATTGATCGCCTGCTGGCAGCAGGTCCGGAGGTCATTCACCGTCGCCCTCCTCGACGTCGTGAAGGTCCACGGGCAGCAGGGCGTCCACGCGGGCGCAGGCTCGGGCGGTCTTCTCGGCCACCCAGGCGAGCCCGTACACGTACAGGCGGGCAGCGAAGGAGATCACCGGTCACGCCCCCATTGCCGGTCCCATTCGGCGGTCAGCCGGTCGGCTTCGTCGCCGAGGGCGTCGCGGACGACGTGCTCCACCCGGAGCGGCGGGGCGAGTTCGCGGGTGTCGGCTGCCGGGTCGAGCACGTCGAGGCCGGCGTTCGGACGGCGGGCGGGCAGGCGGTTGAGGCGGTCCCTCAGCCACACCACTCCTACGGCGGCGAGGACCAGAGCCAGCAGCGCGATGACGAGCAGCAGGGTGCCGTTGGCGGCGTCGTTGAAGAACACCGCCAACGTCTCCAGCTTGTCGAGGGCGCCCATCACGCGCCCCCGCCCGGCTTCCACTCGATGCCGAGCAGGGAGCGGATCTCGGCGGCGGCGTAGTCCTGGCGTGCCGCCCCCGCCCGGTTGCCGATCTCGCGGTAGGCGTCCTCGGCGTTGGCGAGTTCGCGGAGCCGGGTCTCGGCCTTGGCGCGGAGTGCGGAATCGTGCCCCGCCTCCACCTGCGGGGCGTCTCCCGCGAGGGCCAGGAACGCCTCCAGCTCGTGGACGGGAGTGCCGACGGCCTGTGCTGCCGCTATCTCCGCCCGGCAGCCTTTGGACTGCTCCCAGCCGGGAAGGACCACGACCGCGTCAGCGGACTGCACGATCCATGACAGGACGTTGGCGAGAGCCGGGCGCAGGTCGTGCGGGTCGAAACCTGCGTCGGGGTTAGGCTCGGCCGGGCAGCGCACCTCGTAGCCGAGAGCACGCAGCCGTTCGGCAGCGGCAAGGAACGCCGGGAACCCCATGTCGAGGCGGCCTCGCATCGGGCCGGCGATGTAGACCGCACTGCCGGGGGTCATCGGCTCAGGCATCGTCGTCTCCGTCCTGCTCGTCGGCGAGTACCGCCATCTGGTCGGGCGAGAGCGCGAGCAGGGCTTCCTGAGCCTCGTGCGTGAGAGTGGCGGCCTGGTCGGCGGGAAGGCTCCCGCCGGCGACGTGGGAGCGGTACAGGGCCCGCATGGCGTCCAGCAGCGCCGGGGAGAGGGTCACGAACGGGTCGGCGTCAGCCGGGACCACGATCGCCCGGAAGTCGGGGTCGTCGTCGGTCGGGCTGACGCCGATCGAGACGACGTTGCCGTCCCGCGACACAGCCCAGCCGTAGATGCCGATGGCGTCGGCCACCATCTCGGCGATGAGGTCCGGGGTGGGAGTGGGGATGATCACTTGCCACCACCCCGTCCGACCAGCGCCAGCGTGATCGTCAGGAACGCCGAAGCCAGCAGCGCCGTGTCGTAGCCCATCGTCGGGATGACCGGCCACCACTCGTGGTGGAGGATGCCGACGAACATCATCAGCGCCCACGCGGAGGCCACCCAGCCGCCGACGACGATCGCGATGAAGAGAAGGACGGCACCCATCACGCACCCCCGCCCTGCTCCGCCTGAGCGGCCTCAGCCCGACGACGAGCGATCTCCTCGTCGGCGAGCTTCTGCGCCTCATCGGCCAGTGCGGCCAGACGAGCGGCCAAGCGCCGCGCCTCGACGGGAGTCAGGAAGCCCACGTTGGTGGCCTTCATCGTGTTGACGACCACGAACAGGTCTGGGCTCACCCACGAGCGGACCTCGTCGGCGGGTCCCCACTCCACCTCCAGCGTGGCGGGACGCTCCAGCACGATCGGGGTCTGCTCGCCCTCGACGACGACCGCCCGGAAGTGGACCTCGGGCAGCTTGGTTCCCTCGTCGTCGTCGGCGTAGGGCGTGATCCCGATGTGGACGACGTTTCCGGCAGCGCCGATCGACGGGTGCCAGTAGTTGCCGTCGTGGTAGTCGTTGTCGCCCATCGTCAGCATCTCGGCGACGTTCTCCGGAGTCGGAGGGGTAGCGGCGACCTTCTCGGGGGTGATGTCGCTCATGCGGCACCGTCCTGAGCGGTCAGCGAGTCAATGAGCGCCTGGGCGGCGGCGATCTCGGATCGCAGCTCAGCGGCCCGCTCGCGCCCGTACTCGTCGTCGCGGTCGTCGTACATGCCCAGGTACTTGGCGCACTGTGCGATCTGGCCTACAGCGGCTGCGTGGACGGCCTTACGGGTCGCCCACACCTCGTCGAGGACCGGCGTCCGCTTCTCGCTGATGCACTCGCCGATGTAGCCGTAGACGGTGTTGACGTTGAGGAACGCGTCCCGGTCGTAGAACGCCGCCTTGTAGAAGACGCTGACGCGCCGGCGTCCCAGCTCGTCAACCAGGTACGACCACATGGCGTGGTCGGAGCCCTCGCGCTTCCAGCCGGTCGGGAGTTCGGCGTGCCGGAACAGCGGATCGCCGGCGACCTTGTCGCCCAGCTTGAAGCCGAGCGCGGTCAGCTCGTCCTCGGTGCCGTAGTTGAGGCGGGACGGCAGGACGGTGGAGTTGACGATCTCGCGCTGGCCCTGCGCCTCCATCCGCTCGATAGAGGCGGACGGGCCGCCAGGACCCATCGCGTCGGCCAGGAGCAGGAGAGGGTCGGTCTTGCTGGTGTTGCGCGGGCTGCTCATGCTGCTGTGCCTTCCGGGGAGTCGTAGGGGTGCCGGTAGCCGGCGAACGGGGCCTCCATCGGGAAGATCCCGAGAGGCGTCGTGCGGGGCTGGGAGAAGTCGTCCACGGGGAAGAGCTGCGACAGGCTGGACCAGCCCGTCCACGAGCCGCGCGAGCGGGCCGGGCGGGGGCGGGGAGGGCGGTAGCCGCGACGACGGTGGCGGCCCTTACCGGACAGCAGGGCGGTCACGAGTGCCCCCCAGCGCGCTCCAGGTCGGCGTGGGCGGCGTCGAAACGCTCCAGGGCGCCGTCCGGGGCGTGCGACAACTCCCCGCCGAACGGAGGGATGTGGACACCGGCGGCGGCCAGCATGTCGGCGTAGCCTTTGGCGACATCCTGCGCGGCCCGAGCCTCGGCCTCGGCCTGCCGCTTCTCGCCGTCCTTCTGGATCACCCACGCCTGCTTCTCGGCGATCTCCTTCTCCAGTTGGGCGATCTCCTCGCCCTTCTGGATGGCCGTCCCGCCCATCGAGGTGGCGTGCCGGGCAGCCTCCTGGTACTTGGCGGTCAGCTCGGCCACGATCCGCTGAGCGGCGTGCTCGGTGACGAACACCACAGCCGGCGACGGGGCGGGGAACTGGTCGGTCTTGCGAGACATTCACGTTCTCCTGGTGCGAGATAGGTCGGTTTGGTGCTCGCCCCCTCTCTCGGAGGGGGCGGGGAAGAGAGCGGGCTACGGGGTGGGCGACGGCTTCTCAGCCCGGCGGGTCACCTCGGCGAGGTTGAAGATGTCGTCCTCGCTCGGCGGGGTGAACGAGCCACCGCACCAGCCGTCGAGGCAGGACTCGAACTCGGCGCGCACGTGGTCAGCGCGACCGTCCGCCACGTAGCCACTCAGGGCGTAGCTGAGGATGCGGGACAGCGCCTCACGCTGCTGGGTCGAGAGGACAGGCGGGAGGGCAGAGCCAGCCATCACGCACCCCCGGAGAGCGAGGTCTGACCGGGGTGAACCTCGGTCTCGGCGGGCTTGGCGTCCTGGATGGTCTGCTGAAGTTCCTGAGTAGCCGTAAGGGTCTGCCAGCGCTTGAGTGCCGCGTCCTGGACCGCCTTCGGGTCGATGCCGAACGACTCCAGCGCCGTCCACGTCAGAGCGACGAGAGGCGGGTCCTCCCAGTCGTCCCACATCTGGGCGGCGATCTCGTCCGCCTTCTCCGGCAGGTGCTCGATCAGGGCGCGCAGCAGGAACGACACCGAATGCTCGGCGGTCATAAGCGCCTGATTCTGGAGGTAGCGGGACGCGGCGTCGGCGAAGTTCTCGCCCGACTTCTCCGCCTCCATCTGCGCCTTGAAGAAGGTCTGGTTCAGTGACGCCGACCAGTGCGCCTCTACCGCCATGTACTCGGCGAGCCGGCGCGCGGTCGCCTCCTCGGGCGTGTTCGGGTAGGAGGCGAAGTCGTCCACCGTGGGCAGGTTGTCGGTCATCAGGCGTCGCTCCCTGCGAAGAGTTCGGCTTGCTCGTCGCGGGCGTACTCGCCGGCGTAGTACATGTCCCAGACCTCTTCGAAGAGAGGCAGGTCCCTGCGGGTCCAGGCGTAGGTTTCGCGAACCGCGCCGCTGACGGTGTCCTCGGCCCGCTTGGCAGGCATCGGACGCTGTTCGGCGAGCGCGACCTTGACCACGCGACGCCCGAACCAGGACTGCGCAGACCTGATCTGCGCCTGCGTGAGCCCCTTCGACTTCAGGAAGTCAGGAACGTACAGCGGCAGGTCCTCGTCGGGAATCTCCGGCTCCTCGCCGAGACCGATCGACGTGTGGATCTGGATCCTTAAGCGCTGCCACTTCGGGTCGAGATAGCCATCGCCCGCGATGAGCAGTTCGACCCTCGCCTTGGCGAGGTGGACGCGCTCGATCGCCTCTGAGCGCTGCTCGTGGGTGGCGACCTCTTCGACGTTCAGGAGGTAGGCGCGGACATCCTTGGCGACGGCCGACTCGGTGAGCATCTGGCCGACGTTGAGGATGGCGCGGCGGTTGAAGATGTTGAGCGACCGGCGGTTGGGCGAGGGGGTCAGGTTGACCCTCTCGAACTCGCGCAGGTCTTCGCCCTCAAGGCGCTTCAGGCCGTTGCGCTCAAGCTCCTGCCGGTTGCGCCGGACGACGCTCTTGATGGTCTCGACTTCCACCTCGTAGTAGTCGGCGACCAGTTCGGTGGTCATGTGTACGCCGTCAGACAGGAGGCTGAGCGCCTTCACCTTGTCGAGGACGTCCACCCGCTCCACGTACTGAGCGCGGAGGGTAGGGCTCTCGATCATCGCCAGCTCGTTCACGCCGCCGCTCCCGTGCGGCACATGCGCTGCCGCGCCTCGTACGCCTCGATGGAGGTGATGAGCACCTTGACGGGCGAGTTGCGGGCGTCGCCCAGCTTGATCGCCTCGATCTCGCCGGCGCGGATGTGCTTGAGCAGCGTCGGAGGGCTGATGTTGAGCCGACCGCAGGCTTGCGTTCTGGACAGGTACATGTGACTCACTCCTTCCCTTCGCTTTCCATCTCTTGCCAATCTTAGCCAACTCTAGCCGCTAAATGAATGCCCAAGCGACAGGGAATCTCTGGTCATCTCTGTACACATGGAAGGGTGAGCGACAACGCCCCCGCCAAGCCGTTCCTCGACCTGGTCGAAGCCACCCTCGCCGAGATGGGCCGCACCAAGACCTGGCTCTCCCAGCGCAGCAACGTCAGCCGCGCCACGATCAACAACTGGGCACACCAGCCACGGACACCGCAATCCGCGAGCGTCATCGCCGTCGCCGAAGCGCTCGGCATTGACCAGAGGAGAGCACTCCGTCTGGCCGGCCTCCCGTCCACCGGCAGCACCCCAGAGACCGTCCCGCCGGACCTGTCGTCGATGCCGCTGCCCGCCCTCGCCGAGCGGCTGCACCACCTGAGCGAAGAACTCGACCGCGTCGCCGCCGAACTCGCACGCCGCCCTTCGGCCTGACATCTGCTCTTCTCTCCTACGGTCGGTCTGCTGCTGTAAGGGGGTGTCCGCTACCGACCCCGACCCCCGATGGACGGGGTCGGCAGCGGGAGATCAGAAGTCGCCGTCAGCGACCTGGAGCACGGTCAGGCCCATCGCCCGCCACATCTCGACCACTTGCCGCCGGTCGTCCAGCACGCAGGACACGTCGTAGACGTCGCGAACATGGGCGTCGAACAGCTCGGCCTTGACGATGGAGTCCTTGCGGTGGTCGCCGGCCTCCCGCATGTGCAGGGCGTCGTAGGCGAGGCCGACATGCGCCGTCAGCCACTCCTCCGTCGCCGCCCGGCATGCGTCCGACCGGCCCGACATGAACACGACCCGGTTACCTGCCGCGTGAAGCGCGCGGATGACGGCGATGACCGGGAGGTTCGGCCGGTCATCGCCGACGCGCGTCTCATCGAACGGCGACCTGTCGCCCATCAGGGCGGCGGTCCCGTCGATGTCCACCAGCACGGCCTTCGGGGTGCCCGGCTTGGCCTTGTATGGCTTCACCGCGTTGTCGTCACCAGGCTCCTCCGGCAGCGGCAGGGGGTAGGGGCGGCCCTTCAGGTAGCGGGTGTGCATGCCACGGATGACGTCCCCGCCAACCGGTCGCTCGCGGGCAGCGTCGCGGGCGATGCACTCGTCCACGGAACGGTGGGTCAGATCCCACACCTCGAAGTCGGCGCCGGCGCGGCGAGCGACCCTGGCCAGGTCCCGGACCGTGCGGTTCGGCAGGTTGGTGTCGTCGCACACCACGTCCACGCCCTTGCGCAGCAGCGCCGAAATGGCGGCGTCCCGCGCGGTGAGGATGCGCGGCTCTGTGACGCCCGCGATGTACACGCTGTCGTGGACCATGGCGCGCAGGTCGTCACGGTTGATGCGGGCCCGCTTCTCCGGGTCCTCGGCCACCCACGCCGACGCCATGCACGTCTTGCCGCACCCTGGTAGGCCACGAGTGATGTAGAGGGTGCTCACGCGGCGTCCTCCGAGAACGTGACGGGCCGCATGTCGCCGGACGGGCGCAGCGTCCTCCAAATGGCCGGCCGCGGATCCTTGCCGTCGAGCAGGTTGAACAGCCATGGACGCAGCGTCGACTTGGCCGCTTCCAGGGCGTAGTCCTTGCGCGTCCACCCCTCCGGCAGTCGGCCGAGGATCTTGTCGTGGAACTGCTCGGTGTCGTACAGCAGGTCGTCGGCCTCCTGCGTCAGCCGTCCGGCGAGGTCCTTCACCCACTGGTGGAACTCGTCCGGAAGCGGCTCGCAGATGTCCGCGACGCTCTTGCCTGCGCCGAGCAGCTCCCACACGCCGCGCGCGTTCAGGCCGGTGATGACCTTGTGTAGTGCCACGTAGTCGGCCTGCTTCAGCTTCACCATGTGGCCCGAGTCGAGCATCCGGACCACCAGCCCTTCCGCTCCAGGCCGGGGCGGCATCGCTAACGCCTCGCCCAGCGTGCGGACGCTGAACACCGTTGCCTGCGGCCCGTCCCAGCCCGAAACCCAGTCAGGCCCGACCACTGCGCCGGTCGCGATGTCCACCGCGCCGAGGAGGAACAGGTCGTCCGCGCCGCCGTAGTCGCACACGATCCGGTTCTCCGGATACACGACCTCGAACAGCACCGTCATGCCGGGCGGCGGCTCGAAGTCGCCGTACCGGGCCCTGAAGACAGCCGTGGCGTGCGCCGCCTGCATCGAAGTGAACGAACCGCGCGTCGCCACCGCATACCCGGCAGACGTGGGGTGGAGGATCCCCAACGAGCCGTCCATCTTGTCGATGACCTCGGCCGGCGCCGACAGGTCGAGGTCGCCCGCGAGCGGGTCGCCGTAGTTGAAGAACTTCGCGAACGGCCTCGCCACAATGGCGCCCTGCTCGTCCACGATCAAGCCACGACACGTCCTGGTCACCACGTCCCAGACGCCCTCGTACTGCGTCTTCTCGGTGTAGTTATAGATCTCCAGAGGCTCGGTGGGGTGCTCCTGGACGCGGACGTAACCGGCCTCGATGCACTTCTCCAGATACTCCAGGTCGAACAGGTCCCAGATGTGCGTCACGGGTGGCTCCTAGATGCCGATGCGGACGTAGGCCATGAGGACGATCCCGACGAGGAGCGCGACCGCGCCGCCGGCGAGGACGGCTATGACGGCGGACAGGCAGCCGGAGCCCTCGTCTTCGGGGTCAGGGCGGGCGGGGGTAGGCAGGATCACGGGTCAGCCCACCTTCGCCACGAGCGAGACGGGCGTCCGCACGTCCTGCGGCCGGTCCGACTGGAGGTAGTCGCCCGTCCAGGTGATGAGCGTCCCGTCCGTCGTGAAGAAGAAGACGCCCTCCTCGTTGCCGCCGTACGTGCCGTCATCGCCAGCCGAATCGACGACGTACTTCTCGGTGCAGGACCCGCACGTGGAGTCGGCGAGGTCGTCCTGCGGCAGGAGCTGCGAAGAGACCGACGTCACCTTGCCCTTGATCGTGTAGTAGGCGATGACCTTCGCGTCCTTGCTGAGCAGGTACACGTAGGAGACCCGGTTCGGGTCGTTCGAGCGCTTCAGGTACTCGGCGACGTTCTTGCGGTCCAGCGGATACGACAGGTCCCCCGCGGGGAACGGGACGGCCTTCTCGTACTTCTTCTGCTGGTCGTTGCTCGCCTTCTGTGCGGCCTCCCGCTCGGGGTTGCCGGTGCAGGCGGTCAGCAGCAGCATCGCGGCGGCGGACGCGGCGACAAGCTTGCGGTTCATGACGTGTCTCCGGGGGTTAGTTGCAGTCGGGGGTGTCGTCGCCGATCTCGGCGGGCAGGTCGCGGTCCTTGAACAGCGACCGGTTGGCCTTGGCGGAGTCGGCGTTGTACTTCGCGGCCTGGTCGGCGCGGAACTGCTGCAGGCCGGTCAGCTCGGTGTCGAGCCGGTCCCGCTTCGGGGCGGCCTGGAACCGGTCGGAAGGGTCGCCGTCCGGGTGGCGCTTGTCGTACGCGGCGATCTCGCCCTGCTTCGCGGCGATCTTGACGTCGGTGGCGGCGACGGAAGCGCACAGGTCGTGGAAGTGCTCGTACTGGTAGAGCACGTTGTCCGGGTCTCCGACCCGCTCCCGCACACCGTTCGCGGTACGGACGGGCTGCGTCAGCCAGCCGATCAGGACGACGACCAGCCAGGTCGCCAGCGCGGCGCCGATGACGCCGAGGAACCACTTCATGGGAGCCCCTTTCAGGGGTTGTAGAGGTCGTTCGGGGTGCCGTGCTCGATCAGGTCGGCACGGCGGGCGAGGTCTGCGGTCATGGCCGCGATACAGGCGGGGCAGCCTCCGCACGGGGTGTCGTCCGGTGGGCGGTTGGTGCAGCCGACCGCGCCGGCAGGGCACACGTGATCGGCGGGCAGGGTGGATCGGCACCAGGGGCAGAACCGCATGTCGATGACGCTCACGACGCCACCACCTGTACGACGAACGGCGACGACCCGCACCCGCACGTGAACAGCCCCTCGACGGGGGCGGACCAGCCGGGGCACTGCAGGTGCCCGTACCGGTCCATCGCCTCCGCGAACGCGCCGTCCTGCTGGATCAGCTCCCGCTCCGTGCACGCCACGACAGGGGTCGGCCGGCGCCCTTCCGCGTACGAGCCCGCGGGGGCGGGACGGTGCCCGCCCTTGTCGTCGAGCAGCACCCAGCCGAAGCGGGCGTGCTTGACGGGGATCTCCCACGGGCGGGCCACACCGGAGCGGACCTTCAACCCCAGGCGTTCGGCGGCACTGACCTCCACCCCATCGATGAGGCGATGATCGCGGCGGCATGCTGCGAGCAGCGTGGCGGGCGAGTTCGACCACTCCGCCCTCGTACCGCCGGCCTTCTTCCCCTCACGGTGCGCCGGGTCGTGCGCCTCGCTGGCCCCCCCGCAGGAGAGACCGACCTCGCACACGCCGCCAGACCTACGCACGAGGATGCGCTTCACCGCAGCGGGCACACCCTTCGGCCGGGCCGTCTTCTTCGGCTTGGTCCGCTTCAACGGCTTGCGCGGCTTCTCCTCCTTCTCGGAGGGCGGGAACACCAGGTGCCAGCCGCGCATGCACTGCTCCACATCCGTGGGCAGCACCCGGGACACGCCCAGGTTCTTGATGCGCTCCCAGTAGCGGCGGGCTTCCTCCTCGCTGGCGAAGGTGGCCTTGTTGCAGCAGGTGGGCGTCTTCGTCTTCACCGGCCACCCCCGCGGTAGGAGTGGTATGCCGCCTGAGCGTTGTTGTTGAGCGACTGCGCGAGACTGTTCTGCTCCCGCAGCTTCCACATGTAGCCCGTGGCGTTGGCCAAGTGCAGCTCGGCGAAGTGCACCGCCTCCCACTCCTTGATGACCTTGGAGAACACCCATGCGTCGCGCTCGGCGGCGGTGACCATCCCGAGCCCGCGACCGACCTTCGGGCAGTCCGGAGACAGGAACATCTCGTTCTCGGCCTTCTTGTGAGCGGCCTGGCATTCAGCGAGGCGAGTCCGGGCCTCCTCTACCGCCGCACGGGATGTCTCCAGCTCGTTGCTGAGGTGCTGCAGCAGCGAGTCCGCCTGCGCGGGGTTGAGCGGTGTGCCAGGCCGGGCGAAGACGAAGCCGCCGCTGGCTGCCCGCCGGAATGCCTCAGTCACTGCTGCTCACCCGCCTCAAGGGCGGGCCGGATCAGGTCCGTGATCGACAGGGCGCCGGACTGCCAGGCGTTCGCGATCTGGTCGCGGCCGTTCGGCTTACCCTTCTTCGCGGTCTCGAAGGTGAGGGCGAACTCGCCGGTCGGCTTGCCCTTGACGACCTTGCGGATCTGCACGAGCTCGCCGGTCGTCTCGTTGGCCAACTGCCCGTCCTCGTCCAGCGAGGCGAGCAGCTTGGCCTTGTAGGCGGGGCGGATCTTCTTTCCGACCAGGTCAGGGTGCAGCTTGCGGATGTAGGCCACCACGTCCGGCAGGGTCAGCGCGGTCGGGGATACCGCATACTCGATCTCCTCCGGCTTGTTCGCCTCCACCCACGCGAGCAGCGCGTCCTCGTCGTCCCGGACGACGTCCTTGCCGGCCTTGATGGAGACGGTTCCGACCACGTCACCCGAGGGCAGCGCCACCTCCAGTTGCTTGACGCCCGAGGCCCGCAGGGCGGCGAAGCCGGGCTCGGCCTCCTTGCGCGCGTCGGCGAGCGCCTTATTGACGCGCTTCGACAGGGCGTCCAACGCGGCGATGCGCAGCGGCTCGCTAGGCGGCGTCATGCTGCTCACCCGCCATCGCCTGCTTCAGAGCGTCCGCGAGCGCCGCAGCCGGATCTTCCGACTTGGCCAGCGGGTCCAGCTTCTCGATGAGCTGCTGAGCCTGCGCGTTCGTCAGGTCCTTGGTGGCGGCGACGTGCAGCCCGGTCAGAGCGCCGATCGTCATCAGGATCTCGTCGCGGCCGGCCAGCCCCAACGTGGCGTACTGCGCGGACAGTCGGCGGAGCAGCGCCTTGGAGACGGGCTGCTCGCCAGGCTCCGGCTTGGTCGGCCAGCCTTGCTGGTCGTGAGGCCCAAACTCCCGTTCCGCCTCTCGGGTGCGAACGTCCAGTGAGGTCGCGATGCCCTTCTTCGTGTCCGCCGCGAAGGCCGCCACCAGGGCGCGGCCCCATGCGGACGTCTCGGCGTTCATCAGCTCCGAGTTGCGGGTGTAAGGCGTCGTGCCGGGGAACGGCTCCCACGCGACCCCGATGCCGGGCATCGGGTCATCGGGTGTCCGGTAGAAGGCGGCGCAGTAGACGATGAACGTCTTCTCGCCGATCGTCTCGATCGTGTACGGCTTGGACGGGTCGAGCGGGCGCAGGATGCCCTCGGGGTGCTTCTTGCGGGCCTCGACGATCCGTGTGGCGACCTCGTTGTAGCCGCTGTCCGCCGGGTTGAAGTCGCGTGCCATCAGGCGTTGTCTCCCTCGTCGCTGGGGGTGTCGTCGTCCGGTGCTGCGAGTTCGTCCCGCAGGCGCTCCTCCCAGCGCAGGTACCGGTAGAAGGTGGCGTCGTTGGTGAAGCCGAGCTGGCGCAGCGCGTCCCACCGGTCCACGCCGGCGGCGAGAGCGGCTGAGAACTCGGCGAGGCGGATGATGAACGGGACCTTGGACCGGTATTTGATGGCGAGCATCTTGGCCCGCTTCTCGCTGATCACTGCTGGTCCTTGGATCGCTGGTACTCGTCTTCGATGAAGGCGGGGAGGTGGGGTCCGCCGCCCACGGTCGGCCTCGCGACCTTGGGAGCGTTGAGCCACACGATGTGCGCGTCCACGGACTCCTCCGAGACGCGGGTGTGCTCGTGGGAGGTCTCGACCACCAGCCCCCACGCGCCCTTCCGCTTGCCGAGCCTGAGCACGTCGTCTCCGGTGAGCAGGTATCCGGTCTCGGTCCAGATGCGGGTGATGGTGGCGCTCACCGTCAGCCAGCGACCCTTCATGACGCGACCTGCTCGACCTGGCCGAGGTATCGGGCGTAGATCCGGCACTCACGCCCGACCGTGCGAGCGGTGGCCTCGAAAGACCCCCTGATCGCGAGCGTCTGCACCTGGCCGGCGGTGATGCGGTGCGCTATCGCCGCCGCCCGGTGCGAGGTGTCAGCCAAGCCCACCCGGTGCCACCGGCCAGGGTCGGCGCACAAGGCGGCGGCGATCTCCGGGTAGTTGAGCGGGTCCGCCCGAACGTAGGTGATCGACCTCGCCGGGGGATCCTCGCGGACGATCTCGAAGGCGGTGCTCATGCCTGCTCCTCCGTCCGGCCGTAGCCGGCGGCGAGGATGGCGCGAGCGTTGGCCTCGGCGGTCGACCACGGGTCGATCAGCTCGACGAGCTGCTTGAGCTGTTCTGGGTCCGGCTCGGCGTCCGCGAGGTCGGCAGCGGCGGCCAGGTGGGCGGCGTAGTCGCGCGCCTGCATGGTGGGCACGGACCCGACGACGCGGAGCCCTGCCGAGGCGTTGACGTTCCTACCGTCGACCCAGCCCTCGGTGCGCAGCTCATGGGTGTCCGGGCGGGGCAGGATGATCGGCGGCTCCTGGCCGGCGGCCCGGTACAGGGCGGCGACTATCTCCGGAAGGTCGGCGGCGGGGACATCGACCACCCGTCCGCCTACCCCGACCTCGGCAGCCTCCCCGTATATGTCGGACTTGTCGATCGTGAGGTTGTAGTTGTGGGGGCCCATGAAGGTGTAGCTCATGCGCTCGCCTCCGCCTTCTCGGCGGACTTCACGGCGTCGTACCGCTGGACGCCCCACACGATCGCGTGACAGGCCCATAGGAACGACCAGTCCCAGTCGCGGAGATCCCACTCCTGCCAGCCCTCGAACTGGAACTTGTGGCCGTCGTCGGAGGTGAACGAGAACTCGTCGAGGCCGCGCAGCACGGTCTCCTCGTACTCGGTGCCGCAGCCCCACCAGGGGTCGAAGAAGTGCTCGTGGACCGCCTTCCGCAGCCTCCGCATGTGGTCGCGGGTCTGCTCGTGGCACGGCTTGGCAAGCTCGGGACCCAGCAGGTTGACGGTGTCGAGGCCGAGCTGCGAGGCCCTCTCGGTGAGCCGCGCGTGCAGGAAGTCCTCGTACTCGTCCCTCAGCGCCTGCCGGATGTGCTGGTGCAGCAGGTCCTGGGAGTACTTCTGGACGGAGTGGCGTCCCTCGGGCAGCTTCTCCGCCCAGTAGTCCGGGTTGATCTCTTTGGACCTGCGAGCGCGGAAGAACTGGAACATGTCGGGGGTGCGGGAGAACACGTACGCGTCGTTGAGGTCGCCGCGGATGGCGAGGCTGCCCGGCCAAGTGACGATGTCGAACCAGTAGAGGCCACGCCTGCCGCGGCAGCGCAGGTGCCGGTACAGCCCGTCGTTGTGCAGGACGGTCATCTTGTGCCAGCGGGTGTCCATCGCGAACCGCTTGGCGATCTCCGGGTAGTCGCTCATGCCCGCGCCTCCGCCTTCTCGGCGAGGCCCGCCTCGTGTGCGGCTTTGGCCAGCGCGTCCAGCACCTCATGCAGGGACATGGCGTCCAACCGGTCACCGACATCCGTGATCAGGTCGTCCAGCGGCATGCCCACCACGTCACGGCCGGGCAGGACCAGCTCGGCGAGGTAGAAGGCGGCGTCCACGAGTTGGCGGTCGGACGGCTCCCAGGGCGCGTTCCAGTCGCTGAGTCCCATCCACACGTCCGGCTCGGAGCCGGCGGCGACGGCGAGAGCGCCGAAGGCGTCCACCGCACCCGAGGCGATGACGAAGTTGCTGGAGCACATGCCGCGCTGCTCCAGGACGGTGATGGCGTCGGCGAGGATCGAGGCGGCGTTCACGCGACGCCCCCGTCCTGCTCGGCGGCCAGGTGCGCGGCCACGCGGCGGTCGCTCGGAGTGGCGTCCACCCGCTCGACAGCCAGCAGCGTCCACCACATGCCGCCCGACCACACCTCACGCTCCCCGTGAGCCATGGCAGCCTCCCGAGTGGGCGGGTTGAGCTCGGTGACGACCACGCTGTAGCCGGGCTCGCGGTGGTAGGTGTCGCCCACCTCAAGGTCGGCAGCGATCCGGATGGTCAGCTCGGCGGTACTCACGCGCCCACCTGCACAACCTGGTCGTAGGAGCGGCGCGCCCTGTGGGCCGCGTACGCCGCGTCGTGCACGTGGGAGACGCTGAAGCTGATGCCGCCGACCTCGATCCACAGCGTCCGGCCGTGCTCGTGGACGCTGTACTCGTGAGCGATGCCGGCCTGCTGCACGGCCTTGGCTGCGGCTTCCATGGTGGGCACCGCAGTCTTGTCCCGACCGCCCACGGCCCAGCCGAGGATCGACTGGACCGGGATCTCCGGCACCTGCTCGAACATGTCGATGAGGGCGCGCAGACCCGCGATGATCTCGGCTCGCTCGTTGGCGGTCTGGCTGGTGATCTCGGAAGGGGGTGAGATGATGCTCATCAGTCCTGCTCTCTAGGTCGTGGTCCGACTTGGGGTTGAGCGGGATCAGCGGGTCCGTCAGTGGCGTCTGGCGGGCCCGCAGCCCGTTAGGGCGTGCGGTGGCGGCCGACGTAGACGGCGACACCGGGGTCGGCGCGGTCCACGGCGGCGAGCTGCGAGACGCGCACCGAAAGGCCGAGCGTCATCAGGAAGGCACCCCAGCGCTGCTCGGGGGTCATGCCGCCTCCCCCGCCTGCGCGGGCAGAGAGGTACGGATGCCACCGAGGACTCGGGCGATGAGCGTGAGCTGGTCCGGCTCCAGCGGGCCCCATCCGGCGACGAGCCTCTGGATGTCGGGCTGCTGGGAGCGGTCCGCGAGGTAGGCGAGGTAGTCGGCCTCGTTCTGGGGGATCATCAGGCGCTCACCTGCTCGATCTCGAAGACGTCTTCGAAGCGCAGGTCAGGGAAGGCGTAGAGGACGCCGGCGATGAAGTTTTCGCCGGGCCGGATGCCGCCTGGCTCGGAGGGTCCTTGCTGGACTCGGCTGACGGTGGTGCGACTGACGCCGATCCGCTCGGCACGAGCGCTGTCGGTCGCCAGGTCTTTGGCGTTCATGCGGCGCTCCCACTCCTTCAGCCGGAGGCTGATGACGGGCCGCATCGTTCGTTCGTGCATGCACGCACTCTTGCATGTGGGAGTGCACGCACGCAACATCTTCTGGCTGGAATCTTGTTCTCTCAGGCCACGCTGTGCACTCACGCACCACTGGTCACAGCCATATCCCGAGCTGCAACAGCACTGACATGAGTCAGGTTGCGTGTTATGGTGCGTGCGTGCACACCAGTCAGTCGGAGTGGAACGCTGACCTACTCCGGACAACCCTCCAAGAGATCCGGGACCGCGCCGGACTCACCCATGCCGACATCGGCAAACTCGCCGGCCGTGACCGCACCACCGCCAGCAAATGGCTGCACGGCAAGCACCAGCCGGACGTCGAAGCAGTCACGCGCCTCACCACCGCACTGCGCGCCTCGCACCCCGAACTCGGCGACCTCATCGACCAGTTCATGCAGGCGGCGGGCTACCAGGTGCACGCCTCGACGGACGCCCTCATCCCCCCGCCTCACCGCATCGTCGAGGCACTCAGGGAGCAGGCTCGAAGCCGCAACCAGTCACTCGGCGAACTCCTAGTCGGAGAGGGGCTGGCTCACCCGGACGAACTGATCGTCCCGGACGCCCTTCCGCCAGACCCGACAATTGAGGAGATCAACGCCTCGGACATCTCGGACGAGACAAAGGCGACTCTTATTCGGCTTCACCTTGAGAATCGCGCCAGACGCTTCGAACAGGAGCGCCTTAAACGCGCAAAACCGGATGGCCGAAACTAGGCCATCCGGTTGGATCTTTTGCTTTCAACCGAGGCGGCGCAGTTGCCTCGGACTGATAGGCGATAGATCTTGTGCGTCGTATCGCGCCACCGCGTCGCTTCGGACACCCATCTCGAAGAACCGCTCAACGGCGAGAACATGCTTGGCGAGGATTTCGGCGTGGTCCGACGTCGCCTTCTCGTTCCGTTCGGCGTGGGTCGACGTCGCCTTCTCCATCCTCTCGGCATGCTCTGCGACCTTGCCGGATACCCGTGCGACCTGATCCACCAGCCGGGCCATGCCGGCCCGTACCGTTGCGCAGATCGCTGTAGTGGCCCCCACCCCTACCGTCACCAGCAGGATCGCCGTGTTGCGCAGCTCCGGCAGCGAGTGCACGACGGCGCCAGCCCAAGCCAGAACCGCCACGCCGACCAGAATGACATTCGTGCGATCTTTCAATTTGCGAGTCCTGCCCTCCGGGCCGCGCCCTTGCGGCCCACCGTTCACCGCGTTCTCCCCATGAGCAACAGTCCCGTTACTCTAAGCGTTCACGACAATGGGGACCAGTAGGGTCGAACTACTTTTCTGAGCCTTCCACATGTTTGTCCGGGGAACGCTCCAACGCCGCCGCGCCGACCACCACCCTTCAGTGGTGCGTTCCCGCACGTGACAGCGAAGTTTCCTGCGGGCGGTCTGCACTCCCAGTGGACAACAAGGGTAAGTAAAGCATTACCGGTCCGTCAGTTTCTCCATTACGGTCAGGCCCTCCTCGGTGTCACCCGCACCGACTCCTCATCAGCGAAACGCTTACGCCCGGAGCCGATAGGCAAGATCTCCACCGTGAACAGCGACGCGATCACCTCACGCTGCTGCGCCAGATCCAGCCCCCGCCACCGCGCCGGCACATGCTCCGGCCCGTCCTCGGTCAGATGTGGGACGTGCGGCATGAACTGAACAGACTGGATGTCCCGCACCTCGCCCTCAATCGCCCGGATCTTCGGCAGCCGGGCCGCCTCCACCCGCACCAGCCCCTCGGCGGACAACTCCCCCGCCTCCGCCTTCGCATAGAAGGCGTCCAACTCGGCGCGCTCCTTCTCCAGCCGGGCCAGCGCCTCGCTCAGCTTCGTGCTCTCCTGGCCGTCCAGCATGGCCGCCAGCGCGTCCGGCTGCTGCAGCACGGCGATCGTGACGCTCTCCACGTAGGCGTCCACCCGTGCTTTGCCGCGCGTGAGATGAGTGACGATACGCCCCTCACCGTCGAGAGATCGGCAGGTGTATCGCACCACGCCGGCGCGGGGCGCGGTCTTCAGCTTCGTGCCACAAATCCCGCACAGCGCGATCCCGGAAAGCAGGTGCTTGACAGCGGAAGGCCGGGGTCCGCCGCGTTCCGGGTTCGTGAGCCTGGCGACCAGCATGTAGTGGACGTGCTCGTCCAGGATGGGCGGGAACCACTCCTCGCTCTTGATCCGCTCACCGTTATGGACGCGGTAGCCCAGATACGACGGGTGCAGCAGCATCCGCTTGATGGGGCCCGCCTGCCAGTGCTCGGCCCGAGGCGCGGGGGTGCCGCGGCCGTTCAGGCGCCGGGCAATCCCTTCGAGGGTCACGCCGCTTTTCACCCAGTCGGCCATCTCTCGGACGACGGCGGCCTCGTCCGGTTCGATGACCTGACCGACGAGGGCGCCGGTGGCGGGGTCATAGACGCGGCGGTAGCCGTAGCGGGCGGGGCCGTGGGGGCGGCCTTCGGCGGCTCTGGCGCGGGTGCCGCGCCTGATCCGTTCGCTGATCTTGCCTGATTCGTATTCCGAGTCCACGCCGTCCTCCGCCAGCGACCGCCGATCGCGAGGCTTACGGACATCATAGGTGTGGTCATGGGACGTTATGTGGATGAGGACGCCCTGCTCCTGGCAGAGGTTGAGCAGCGTCGACCATCCCTGGAGCTCGCGCCCGCCGCGGCTGGGCTCCCACATGACAAGGACGTCGAACGCGCCGCCCGCGAGCGCTTCCAGGAGTCGCTCCCAGTCGGGCCGGCCTCCCCGCGCGTAGCGGGAGGCGGATTTGTCGTTGTCGGTGAAGATCTCAGCGACGGCCCACCCGTGCCTGTCACAGTGCGTGACGTTGGCGACCTTCTGTTCTTCGACGGATCGGGCGTCGCGCCGCTTGTCCTTGGAGACGCGATCATAGATAGCTGCTCTGAGCTGGGGTTTTTCGGGGGGCAT